ACTCGAACCCAGGACCGACCGGTTATGAGCCGGTTGCTCTAACCAACTGAGCTAAGTTTCCATGTAGTGGGCGTTATAATTACACCCACAATATAGAAATGTAACAATATCTGTAAAAAACTTGCTTATGCAATCGTGTCAGTTACACGAACGATCGTCATCACTCTCAAAAGCCCTCCCACATTATTTCTACCTCACTGACTCAATTACTTTTCGCTTCGTAACTAATTACACATCTGCTACCAGATCCTCCTCCAACGCCCACTCACAACCTCATTAGCACAAAGCACATCTATATAAATGTTTCCTTTCAATGCGTCCAAACCATACAACCAACACATTCGCAGCTTCCTCATCACTGGGTTCCAGTATTCCACCAACTTTTCAATCTTCTTTAATGTCCTATAGACGCTATATAATATAAAGGTTAACCTCTCGGACTTATTTCTCCTCATTACTATTTAGGCCATCAAGTAAATCCGTAAGAATAGTCCGAATACGGATAGTGGGATTCGAACCCACACGATTTCTCCGAAGGGTTTGAGCCTTCTACGTCTGCCAGTTCCGTCATATCCGCTTGTTGTATAAGGTTACTACTGGCTTACCCTTATACAGTTTATTTATACTCGTAAGACCTGCTTCAAACGAGTTATAAGAGGTAAAAAGTAAAATGAAAGCCACATGCTTATAACCGAACTTCCACATATCTAAAGTTTTTATTCGTCGGAATGTTTAATTAAATTTTTATACAGAAAGATTATAATGAAGTCCCTTTTCTTCTTTTCTTGCAAAAACGATACGATCAATTTTAATATTTTCGTATTTTTTCTTTTCTTCTTTTGTAAGATCCGCATAGTCTTCATCCGGAATAATTTCAACATCTTTTCCATCAACAAAATCAATGTGTCTGTCAAAATCATATCTTACATCAACACCAGAAAATTTTGTATAGAACCATTTTCCATCTATTGTAAAATATAAACTATGATTAGAAGTCTTATCAAATAAATCAAGGCTCTTTTCTTCTGTATCCTTTTTTCCATCTTTAGTATACAAAGTAGCTATATAAACGGTATTATTTATATGAAGGATATTCATATCTTTAATTGCCTCTTGAAATTGTAATCCTGTATTAAGCTCAAATGCGATAGCTCTTAAACAATCATAATTCAAGCTGACTCTTTTAGAAAATGCAATTACCTTACTAATTTCTCCATAATACTCTTTATGTAACTTATCTCTCATATATTCTGTAATCTCAGAATCTGTTGGATAATCAAATCTAAAATGATAATGAAATCTTCCAGGTCTATTTACCAAATAATCACTCAGAGTATTAAGATTATTACAAGTAATAACATATAACTTTTTCCCTTGAGCTAATCCATCAAATAATGTAAGCAGCTCTGTTTGCGGATTAGCCATACCATCAGCAGCTTTAATATTACCAAATGTTTTATCAAACTCATCAAACATTACTAATACTTCCTGTTCAATTTCTTCAATAAAATTAGCAATTCCAGGGATATATGTATCAACAATAATTACTGGCAATCCTTTTTTTACAGCTTCTACAGCAAGAATCTTAGAAAATAAAGATTTGCCAATTCCTTTGGCTCCAGATAAGATCACGCCAAGATTTTTATTGAAATTTGGAAAAGCATTTAATACTTTATTTACTTTTTCCATGTGCACACCGTATATTTTATCTTCATTGATCTCAATATCAGCATGTTTCTCTAAATAAAATCCTGTCATCTGTGAACATCTGATTGAATAAATTTGTGCTGGAAGCTGATTATGTGTTACAAGATCATCTCCATAGAGTCTAAAAGTGGAACCTGTACTAATAATTTTACTCATTTTTATCTCCTTTTTGTATAATTAAATTATATTTCTTCCCACTGCTGGTCAGTGTAAGAATTAATTACATACTTTTGACTTGGTAACAAATACTTTTTACACCATTTTCTTATGGTATTATCTGATACGCCATACTCTTTAGCTATACTTGTAAATGAATTATTTCTTATTTTACTCTTTAATTCTTCTCTTGAAATAGGAGGAAGCTTCAATAATTTCTCCTTTGTTCTTATATTATTGCTAGTACATACCTCACTATTCTTTTCTTTTCGATGAGCTTTTCCAGAGTAATTATCCGTTTGAGAATGACAATTTGGGCATAAAATTTGCAAATTTGATATATTATTGTCTGCATGCTTACCATTTATATGATGTAAAACTAGCGATATATGTTTGTTATTCCATTCTGTTATCCCGCAAATTTCACATTTATATTCTTTATACCCTTCATTAACTAATCTTTTTAATAACATTGATGATTGATAATTCGGATGTTTTCCATTAATAATATCTTCTAATTTATATGAATTTTTAGTATGTGCTTTTTTAGCACATGTTTTATATAAATTCGATCTATTAATAGAATTTTGTGTAATGTCCAAATTATATTCTTTAATAATCTTTTTTAATGTTTCAGGATTAGAACCATGTCCATTTAACCCAACTTTTCTCAATAAATCACAATAACCATTTGAAGTATCAAGTAATTTCTGCAATTCGGCTGGAGTATATTTGTATAAAATACTTGCCAAACGGCGGTAGTGGGATTCGAACCCACACGAGCTACTGCTCAATAGAGTCAAAGTCTATTATGTCTAGCCAATTTCATCATACCGCTACATTCATTGTTTGTATAATTAAATTTCTTTCTTCTTTTTATTTAGCACAGGGAGCTTTCACTCCTCTGTGCTGTTGTCATCCTTGACTATGTATTTAGTATAGCATATCAAGTTGTGTTTGTCAATACGCAAAGTTAATTTAATTTGTTTTTGTATTCTTCTTCACTGATAATAGGAATATTCAACTCAGAAGCTTTCTTATTTTTACTAGATCCACTGTTTTTATCATTGGTAATTAGATAATCAGTTGCCTTTGTAACTCCGGACACAACTTTCCCTCCTTTTGATTCTATATCCGCCACAAGTTCATCCCGGTTAGCAAAAATATGTAACTTCCCAGTGATACAGAATTTCTTTCCGGACAATGAATCGCTTTCAGAAGATATTTTATCATTATTAAGTTTCGAAAATATGAACTGTTCTGCCAAAGCAACAACGTAATCATAATTTTCCTTAAAATATCTATGGATAGAAATATTTCGCTCCGTCCCTAATCCTTCAATACAGGTAAAATTAAAATCAGAAGCAGCATCTTTAATAAAAGTTTCAAATGGATATAGCATTCCTAATTCCCTGGTTCTTATTTCTTCATATCTAGCAATATCCTTTGCAGCTCTACCACCAATTAACGGAATATTTAATCCTACAATAAATTTTTCTATGGTAGTATTCCTGCTAGACTCAATAGAATCTAAAATATTCGCAATTTTCTTTGCTCCCATTCTAGGTAATCTGGACAATTCTGTAGAATGATCCTTCAAATAATACAGATCAATTGGTGATGTCACAAGCCCAGTATCAATCAATAGCTGCAATGTGGCCTCAGATAATCCATTAATATCATGGGCCTTTTTCCCTACAAAAGCATTCATCTCACCCAAAAGTTTGCCTTTGCATCCAGCATTCATGCACATCAATACTTCAGAATCGTTCTCTTTTACGACAGACACTGGTTCTCCACAGATTGGACATATTTTAGGAATTATAAACTTTTCACCGGTATTATAACCTCTTGTTATGTTTTGAGAAATCTGCGGAATTATCTGGTTTGCCTTATACACAGATACGGTATCATATTTATGGAGATAAAATCCTTTGAATATACTCACATTGTGTAGACTCGCTCTGCTTACAGATGTTCCATCAATATCGACCGGTTCAAAAACTGCTGTAGGCGTTAATTGTCCAGATTTACCCATAGTCCATTCAATATCAGTCAAAACTGTCTCAAATTCATCATCATAGAACTTGTATGCCAGAGAATGACGTGGATACTTATCTGTGACTCCAAGTGATAATCCATAAGCGATATCATTATATGCAGCAACAAGCCCATCAATTGGATAAGATAAGTATGCTGCCTTTTCCTTTAACAGATTAATAAGCTCTTCAAGATTCTGATTTTCTTTATATACACGAATATAAGGTACAATATCAAATCCAAGTTCTCTTGCTTTTTCAAATCTTGCTGACATTAAAGGTAGTTCATCCATACCGGCAGGTACCTTCCATACTATAAAACGAACATGACGTTTGGCTGCTATCTTACTATCTAGCTGTCTGACTGATCCTGAAGCAAGATTTCGCGGGTTCTTATATCTATCTTCTTCGTGTTTAATTAAATTATTAATTTTCTCAAAATCTGTATATGTAATAATAGCTTCTCCTTCAATTTCAACGTGGCCTTTCTGATTAATATGCATAGGAATATTTTCGAACGCCTTTGCATTGTGAGTAATAATTTCTCCTGTGACGCCGTTTCCGCGAGTTTCAGCCTGGATCAGCTCTCCATCTTCATACGTCAAAAGAATTGTCAATCCATCCATCTTACACATTAGCAAAGAATCTTTATCACCAATAAATTTTCGAAGTATATTCACATCTTTAGTTTTATCAAGAGACATCATTAAATGTGAATGCTCAATTTTCTCTAATTTACTTTTTACTTCATATCCAACACTATGGACTGGAGAATTACTTAAAATAACTCCTGTTTCTTTTTCCATTTTTTCCAACTGATCACACAGATCATCATACTGATGATCCGTAACAATACTTTCTGCATTATTATAATAAGCATCTCGGTACTGATTAAGTTTTTCAACCAATGCTTTCATTTCTTCAATCTTGTTCATTTTTTCCTCCTGTATTATGTATAATTAAATCGTCAAAATATCAAAATGTACTGACCAATGATCACACATCATATCAATTGTTGCATCCGCGATATCGTTAACGCACTCGTCATCACATTTGACTGAATCAAACTGAGAAATATCAATATAATGCTCTGCTGTTCCCTCTTCAAAAGTAATAATATTATCATTTACTGTAATATTAACTGGATTCAACTGCATATGAGATATTATTGCAGATTCTTTTTCTCCTACAGAGAAATGTACCGCAACAGTTTTATTGTCATATGCTGCTTTTTCAAACATAATATCGATTTTCTGAGCTACTTTACTTGCATTCTTTACAAATTCTCTAACCATTTTTTTGTTCCTCGTAATAAATTTGATTTTAATGAAAGTTAATTTAACTTGTTACTTTATTTAAACATGGCGACTATATTAAATAGTCACCATATTTTTTAAGAAAATATGAAGGTCTATTAATCTTAATTCCATATTGGTGTTCAATCATAGACCGAGTTTCAACATCATATAAAATCTTGTTTTTATTTGAATTATACTTCCGGATTAATTCATTTGTCATATGAATTTGTCCGGAAATGTTAATTTTTTCAGCAGTCATATATGATACATCTATAGACTTCAATGCTGCTGCTAATGAATTATACATTTGCCTTCCAAGACAATGCGGATCATCTTTTACAATATGAGATCTTTTTATAATGGTTCCATCATCCATGAGTTTGGATTTAGTTCCATATGGATATGTTAATTCCATTGTCATATTACTCTTTTGTGCAGTTAAAATTAATGCTTCACTTACATTTACAACTCTTCCGGAATACAATTTCATTGTATGATTTTCTACGTCGATATCATCAAGTTTTGCTCTAATCGTGTCTTCAAAATCTTTAGACTTGCCATATTCAAAAATGCTCAGAATCATGAATCGATCTCTAGGATTCTTTAATGCTTCGATCCATGTTAAAATCGTGTCTCTTGATACAATCTGATGATTTAACAATGTCTTATTTAATAGTGCTGCCAGCATATCAGGTGTGATAGTTGCATAGATATTTTGTCCATTTAACACTAAATTCTCATTAACACACCAGTCCGTATATTGTGTAAGAGTATTATTTACTACAATAATGGACTCTAATGTTGTAAATTTGAACAACTTATACATTTCTGTAATCTCATTTAAATTAAAGTCACATAAATCCTTTTGATACATATGTTCAAACGGCGCAACTCTCTTAAATCTAGGCACAAGAGGAGTAACGCTTGCAACAGTTTTTAACTTAAATTCGTAAAACCTTTGTTTTCTATCTTCGTTATACATTTACATTCTCTCCTCTAAAAAAGGAATTAATCTTTTCCTTATCCTATTAAAGTTTCTCGAAAAATCATATATTATTTTTTCCTCACGTTCCGCATCATCAATAAGAAAACGCTTATAGTTCTCTATCATTGATATTTTATTTTTTCCATCATAATAATGAAACAAGATCGTAAGAATTATAATTTCTTTCTTTGAATATTCTTTTTCAAGATACTTGTCATCTTCTTCTGTAAGCATATTAAGATCTTCGATAAATTCCTTTGATACTCTAATGATTTCTTTTCGTTGCTCAGGAGAATCACTTTGCCTTTTACTGAAATATAATCTCTTAATACATTCTGCCAGGGTTGTTGAATCAATAAGTCCACCTATTTTTATTTTCCCTTGCAAATTACACATACTGCTTTCATTAATACGCTGGACCACTTTATTTTGAGCTGCATATGAGTTATATGTGTCGCTTAACTGTTTGCTCATTTTAGTTTTCTGGTCATACTGATATATCATACGGCGAGATTTATCAATGTCAAAGTTTGTAATTCTCAGCTCCATTGGATAGTTAAAATTTGGATTTTTACTTCTGGCCTGGAACATTGATACATATCTATGATATCCATCGTTTATATCAAATGCCTCTAAAGAATGAATAATAAGCTGACGTGATTGCTCATCATAATGAAAATCTGCGTATATATCATCTTTCGGGATATTCAAAGTGATTGTATCCGGAACATAAATATGTTCCAACATATCTGCCGTAATTTCTTTTACTGCACTCTTATTCAATGTAATACGATATAGCTCATTATTATCTCGTGTTACTTTAGTCATAGCACGTTGTGTGACAGGATTATAGTTAATTAATCCTGATTCTTGCAGAGCGCAAAATGCATCTACATTTAAAGATCCTATCCATTGATCATCGCTTACCTGAATCATATTGAATACTAACGGGAATTCAATTTTATTTGGTTCTTCGTATCGCATCCCACTATATTTACTTATTTCTCTGTCTGTAAAAAAGTCAGATAACTTTTTGCGATAATCTTTCTTAGTGGCATTTAAAATACTATCTGCAATTACAAAAAGTGTATAATCATTTGCTTCTTCAATACTCTTTCTACTAGATAGAAAATCTGAAAAAATGCCTTTTGGATAATTATATTTCTCATATGCATAATTGTAAATTTCTAGTTCTTCACTCTTATTAATTAAGATATTAAAAAACTTTTTGGATAAATAATCTTCTAAAATACTTCTATCGACATTCATTTTTCTCACCTCTTTCCTCAGATTATATCACGCAAAGTTAATTTTGTCTATATTTTTGATGATAAATTTTTCGACATGAACTCCGTTGCTTCCTTTCTTGAGTTATTTTCTTCAACTGTATAAATACTGGTTGTCTGTATATCCGCATGCCCTACAGCATTTTTCGTAGCAACGATATCTTTTGTCTCCTTATAATATAATGAAGCAAAAGCAGCTCTTAACTTATGCGGAGACACATGTTTACCAATTCCTTTCTCGGCATATTTGACTACCATACAATAGATCGTTTGTGGATCCATACGTTTTCCATTTTTTGATATAAAAAGAGCATCCTCTTTAATCCCCATATTATATAGTATTTTATCTCGATCAAGGATCCAATCTCTTAATACACGTATGGAATCATCATTTAATTGATATACCTGTTCTTTATCTCGCTTGTCGATAATAGTCAAATTGTGAGTCTCAAAATTTAAATCACTTAAGTTAATTTCGCTTAATGCAGTTTTTCTCATGCCGGTAACCATAAATAAATATAATATAGCATAATCTCTTGAATGCCATTCTTTTGGCATGTAAGAATATTTTACGGCACCCAATATTCCATTTAAATCATCCATTGATAAAAACACTCTTTTAATCGAGTCTTTTCTAATAGGCCGGTTTACATTGTCCATCGGATTCCTTTCAATATCTCCTCTCCGATACAAAAAATCAAAAAACCTATTTAATGTGCAACATACCAATTTAGTATATGCCACAGACGACTTTTTAATTTCACCATTACCATCTTTTACGTATTTAATATGCTCCAGATACCTTGCGATATCATCTGCGTCAATTTCGCTTATATCTTCTACATCTATATAATCTAAGAAATGATGAAGTTTTCTGACATAATTTAAACAAGTATTCGGGCTGCGAACAGCCTGAATACTCATATAAAAATCACTCACGCATTGTGGCATATCATTAAGAATTTTCTTAACATTCTTATTTAATTTTAATTCATGCTCCAACCTTCCATTCATAACTTCATTCTCCTCTCTAACATAATTCCAGCTTGTTGATACCATGGCAATATCACACTACAATATTCCTTGACTTTCCATGAATACCACTCTCCAATTCCCATAAACAAAAGTAATCCAATTGCTGAAATAAGTCCTTTGTTCACCACAATACATAATAATAAACATGGCGCTACCCATAACCAATTCGTAGAAAAGTTGCACCATCTTACTAGCCATTTTTCGCTCATACGATCAAAACTCGCAATTTCATCTGGAGTCAAAGAAGTCTGTGGTGGGTTTGCTTTCGCTCTCCTTTTAACAAGTTCTGCTCCTCCGACATTTTTTTCTCCTGGTTTTATATACTTAGTATATTCTTCTGTTATTTTTGATGCTGCTCTTTCTTGTGGTGTCTTTCTTACTTCCGGTATACTCCAAAAAATCATTTCTATTACTTCGATTGGATATTCAGGATATAATATTGCTAAAGAAAATCCATTGTCCATTAAATAATATAGAAAACTTACCATTTTTTCTGATTCTGTAAAATCATCCATTTTATATCTTGGATCATATGGTGCTACAGCTGAAGAATTGTAAATACGTTCCCTATTTTTAAATTCTTCATATCTTTTTTCAATGTCATTAACACAACGCATATAAAATTCTCCAGTAGTAAGCCTTTCTACCTCCACTTTTTCAAATTTTATATTATTTCCATAGACAATGTATTCCTCATCTCTTTCTTCGGGTGTTAAATCATCATAAAATTTCTTTGCTTTCTCAATGAGTTGCTTAGGAGTTAGAGCATATCCCTTATATGCTCTGGCTTCTTCTTTTGTTAACCTCATTTTAAAATCACCTTACCCCTTTCTAAACAAGTATATCTAATATAATAAGTTTTACCATTTTTAGTAACTATTCCCCAATTACGAATTGGAACCCCTGTATCTATCATCTTCTTCAATTTCTCAATTCGCCTTCTGTCAAAACACCATTCAATCATGTAAGAATTAAAGTTCTCAATAAATTCTTCTTTATCAAAAACAAGAACTCCATTTTTTAAATATGATATGGTCTCTTCTTTTGAGTGACCATCCTCCATAATTATTTTAAAGTCAGTTAATGGTTTTTCCTCTATTATTTCACCTTCTAATGTTTTATAAGACTGCTTATATGTATATTCTGTAAATTTTTGTATTTTATTACAAATCGGACAATACAAATCTTTAATATGCCCCTTTTCTCTCTGTTGTCCAATTTTTCTTGGGATAGGGAACTCAAGACCACATTCTGGGCATATAAAATTTGATATAGTGCTTCGTTTCTTTTTAGACATTTTAATACTTCCTCCTTATGCTGCAAATCCAAATTCTGATAAATTAATTGTTTCTTTTCGAGGTAAATAATCTGATCCACATGAATCACAAATTTCTTTGACTTCCTGATCGCTTAATATCTTGATTACTTTCATTTCTCCGGCAATGATCCATTCTCCAGTCATTACAGGAGACGTTTTATACCGGTAAAATCCATGTTTTGGAATATAATCTAAGTCAGCTTTTATATAATTAAATTTTCCAGATTCAGAAATCCCATTTGCTTCTGCTTCTTCACAGTAATCATGATCAATACAATATTCAACCATAGCCCATACAGTATCCGGCCGCATATAAGTAATCTTGCCATTTACCTTTTGCCCTATATGTGAGACATACGGAGCTACATCATTAATATGGAAGCCAGGACGATATCTCAATGGCCCAAGTTTACTTTTTACTTTTCCATTTTCTAATCTTTCTCCTGGTTCTGCACTAATCCATTCTCCAATTGGAATATTCGTATTTGCATTTACATACAGAGGAAATAATTTCCCCGGATATTTTTTAGACACCCTAAAAAGCTTATAACCAATTGCTGTTTTCATTATACCACTCCTCTTTTACGTTTTCAATATTTTATTAATCATGTATAATTAAATTTTATTTCAGTTTTTCATTGATATATTTTATTTTACTTTTTACATAACATTTATGGCATGTAAGGCAACTCTTTGCTCCACAATTAATATTTACATCGCGCGCGTTGATATAATCTTTATCATATACTGTAAAGATCTTATCAATAAAATCATATCCAGGATCTGCTTGATCATTAATACAAGGGCTACTATATATAATCTGTAAGTTACTTGGCTTTTTTTCGCTGGTCTCTAACGCTTCTTCGATAATCCAAGGATTTTTTGTCCATAAAGCAAAGTGTACATGCTTGTTTCTCTTACAAATATTAAAGTAATTAATAACTTGTGTAACATTAATTAAATCACCAAAACTCTCGAATCTAAAAAAGGAAGCATTGATCATTGGAATCTCTGCTTCCTTTAATATTCTGCTAGTTAAAATCTCTGTATTTCGCTCCAGGCATGCATTTAAATTTTTATACCTTTTCATTTGTCTTTGTGCATAACAATGTGAACACACCAGTTCAGAATTGCTTGATCGATTCTTGCAATATTCATTACACAAGCAGCTAGTTGATAAACTCTGCATTCCTTCCATTTTCCCTGAATGATTTACAGTATAATGAACTCCAGTTACCTTTTCAGCCTCTACTACTGTTAAAAATTTTTCTCTTACTGCTTTCATTTCATCAGCTCCTATGTTATTATATTGTTATCGTATTATATTTTTGCAATAAAAAGAGGCAGCTCTTAGCTACCTCTTTTTAGTCCCTCTATAAATCAAAAATCTTATTTCCGTGTAATTTCTCTGCTACATTTCATCAAATACTGATCAAATTCCATACCAGTAAATTCAAAGAACATTTCTTTTACCGCTTGTTTGTCACTACTTTTATGATAAATATTGAATATGTCTTGAGCCATACCAGATATTTCAAAATCCTGCTCGTCCATTATATCTTTTAAAATAGTGTCAGCATCAACAATTTGACCATCCGGAGTGTTTGTATTCAATTCTTCTACATATTTAAGCAATTGTTCCATAACATACACCTCATTCTTTCTTAATCCGAAACAATCTCGATATCATAATAAAAATCTTCCCACTGCCATCCGTATTCATCACAAATAGCATCCATAAGGTCTACTGGTGATTCAAACTCCACATTGTTTGTTTTCTGATAATTTTTAATTACTTCTGTAACATGTTCTTTACTATCGTCAGATATAATAATCATGTTCCATGATTCAAATTCCTCATTAAATTTCCATTTAATACTTAAAGAATACTTGTTCATACTTTTACCTCCTTAAAAGCAATTCAATCTCATAACACTACCCATAGATTTCTACCATAATATTCTTTTCTTATATGATGAATATCATTGTCAATTTTCGATAACTCAATCTTTTCAAAAGTTACATTTTTACAGCCATCCATAGTTCTGTTTCCAAATCTATTTTTAGTACATTCAATTCCATTTGATGATTCCTCAACCATAACAGAAGTCACTTTTCGTAAATGTTTGATTTTTTGTGTTTCTTCATACGTCATATTATTTACATCCTTTACAATGAAAGCAATTTTTTTATCGTGTCATAAATACTACATTTCCGACTAATTTTTCATTTTCCATTTCTTTTATATAATTTTCAATGACGGTAATCTTAACCAAATCATCTAAATTTGTATAAATCACAATCATTGGAATAGGTAATCCTTCGTTATCTCTTACTTTTTCTTCTAAATTTTCCATCACAAACTTACAGAAACTTATAGGATCGCACTCTGTATCATACGTCATATAAGTATCCAGATAACTTGGACAGAAGTCACCATAAGAATAAATAGTAGATTTGTTATATTTTTGAATTGCATAAGCAATTTCAGATTTCTGTTTTTCTCCTGTTACTCTAATCATCTTTTCACATCCAATCAAAAATTTATAATTTACCGTTCATAAAATTCATCATAATAAATGAAAAATTTTCTTCATATTTCTTTTTGCTCACAATACATAAAGTCATCTAATGAATCAATATGTTGTTTATTCATCTATTCCAAACGCATTGTATAAATCCGACTTTAATTCTTCTATAACTTTTGCTTTTTCATCATATTCCTGCTTGTCAAATAATGTATATTTTTTCAGAAACACAATTTCGTCAATTATTTCTTTGATTTCGTTACGATCATACATAAAATTTCTCCTCACAACAAATCATTGACAGTTATTCCAAATTCACACACCTTGCTTTAATTTTTCCATATTAATCTCCCACACCTTCTAATTTTGCTCCGCAATTAGGACAATACTTTTCAACATCTTTAATTAAAACCTGCTCTTTACAACCTGAACATTCCATAAAACTATAAATATCATCATTAACAAACATCCATCTTCCACCATGATTTTCTATAATCATTCTATACCCTGTGTCTTTTACTTTTGCCATTTGTAACACCATCTTTCTCACAAAATGAAAGTCGAAATTTATTTATTTTCTTCGTACCACAAATCAGAAATTGCATGAGTTAATTCTATTTGCAACATCCATGTCGTATTTGCTCCAAAATCACAGCTGTAAATTTCTCTGATTCCACCCAAATCTGTCTCAGGATCAAAAAATCCAGTTTCTTCTACTTTAAGAAATTCACCATACAATTTTACTAATTCTTCTTTTGATTTTGTTTTAAAAATATTAACGTGTCCCATATATCATACCTCCATTTTAATAAATTCAGTCTTTCAATTCCATTATATATACTCCAAAACATCCAGTTTTCCACATCTAATCATCCTCCTCGTTATAATCCCATCCGAATATTTCCGCAACTTCTTCTCTTATATCTTCATCAGCCCTCATAGCACTGCAGCAATTACAAACTCGAATTGTTTTCTGTACTCTTTTCCCTAATATCTTGCCATAATAAGTATATTTTGAATTAGGTGACTTAATTTCACTTGCTCCGCATAACCAACAATGTGTCATATTATCACTCCATTTTTGATACTGAATTACAAATTTTCTGATTAAGTTTCTGATATATTTTCACTGATTCATCCAATGCTTTAATTATAGATGTTTCACATGTTAATTTTTCTGCTTTGTAAGCATTATCAATTAAGCAAATCAATCCATTTGATAAAATACTTATTTCTTCTTGTGTGAGTTCCAATTTAATTTTTTTCGCCTCTGTTCTTTTTACATAAAACTTATGATCAAATCCCCATTGTGAATATAATACTTTTAATGTCTGATCATAAGTTCCACCAATAACACATCCATCTTCGTAACAAAATCCTTTACTATCATCAAAATAAATATATTCATCTTCTTCTAATCCATCAGAAAATAATTTATCTGTATTTCCTAATTGGACAGAATTAAGACCTACTTGTAAAGTAACTTCTCTATATTCATTTGTTGGATAAAATTCCATATATTTCACCTTTCTCAATCTGAAATCATCATTTCATCAAAGTCCTAAAATCATCAATGTGAATGCTATTATCAGCATTATAAATGATAAGCAGAATAGACATCCTCTAGTCATACGCTGTTTTCTTTCATCTTTTGGTAAACAAAGCCCTATATAAAAAATTACAAAACTGATTATCGCACTTGAAATACTTCTCATAATTTCCTCCAATTCTTCTTTTATATTATAATTTGTTAATTTCTTCTGCAATTTTCTTCAATACATTACCGCCTTCTATTTTCTCAATGCTATCTCCATTTTCCCAGATTGTTAAAATTGGGTAATCATTATATTGTGGATCAAAATAAGTTTTGTCACACATTTTCTTTCTTATCATGTTAATATCTTCTGATATGCAAGCAACGCGCCCTGTGTTGTATTCTTCTAATACATATATTTTCATTTAATTTCCACCTCTCAATCACACAGATGATTAATTCTCTCGTTATAACATTCATCTTTGATATGTAATGCATAATATAAACAGGTCTGAATATTTCCTATTTCTTCCATTGTCAAATCATATTTTTTCGCATATTGTTTTTCTTTAGTAAAAATTCCACCACATAAAAATTCTTCATCATTTAATATTGCTTTAATAACAGGCATTAATGTATTCGTCTTCATAATATTTTTCCTCACTTTCTGTCAGTAAATCATCGTTTCATTTACTTTAATATAATTAACTCTGCTTCTTCGACATATTTCTTTGCAGCATTATATCCATTTCTATTAAGTTCACCTTCAATACTAAACCAAAGTGAATCTAAAAAATTTGGAATAGATGCAAAATCTTTGTTTGGATATTTTTCTCTATATCGTTTATACGCCGTTTTATATAATTCATCTACTAAATCACGCTTCATTATATTTCCTCCATTTTCAACCTGAAACTTTTGTTTCAAATACAATTCTTTAGCATTTCTATCGCTTCATTTAACGCTGCCTGTTTTTCATTCAATTCTTTTTGTAACCTCTTTATCGTCTCATCTCTGTCCTTCACCATAAGCTTTAACTGTTCTTTTGTAGCATTATGTATATTCAAATGCTCTCCATTTTCATACTGTTTATTTGTCATAATTTTCTACTCCCATATTCTCCGTCAATAAATCAACTTTGTTCCACATTCCGGACAATGTTTAGGCCGTAACTCTTCTTTCTCATCATTTCTAGCTAATGAATAACCACATTCCGGACATAAAATTTCATCATCAGCATCATCTCCCTGGCGTTTTACCTTAATTCCGTCTTTATATTGACACCGCATTTCTGCAAGAATAAGAGCCACTGTCTGAAATAAAATTGCCGACTCATGAATTTTCTTTTCTAATTTCAATAAATTTTTATATGATTCATAACAATCTTTGATTAAATTATTTTCGTTTCTTGCAAATCGTGGAACAAATGTTCCAAAATCATTTTTACTGGCAAAATGTTTTGAAGAAATTGCATCACGATCAATATTTTTATAGATTCCAACATAATCATGAATAAAATCATTATTAGTAGAATCTAACCAAGCCTTTAAATCAATATCAAATACCTGCACTGCATAATTAATATCCATAGAATGACTGAGCCGGGAACTATACATAATTCCCAGCTCCGCTGCTCTATCAATTATTTGATTAATCAAAACTACTCTTGTTTTTGCTTCTTTTGTATCTTTTACGTTTTCCATTCCACTTACCTGCCTTTCGCTTATAATATCTGCTATTACAGCAGATCCACATTTTTATTCCGAATACACCAGCAGATACTTGAGCATACTTAAAACTTCTGGATATAAATGAATGCTCATAATCATAAAACGGTGCTTTTCGAATTTCATCTACGTATCGCTGTTTCATATATTCTATTGCATCACTAATATTTAAACACTCAATCACCTCTGCCCTTTTATTGCTATGTATAATAATTACGCTTATCTTCTTCATGTTATCCTAGCCTCCCAGTATATGCGAACGTTCGTTCTGTTTTTTGATATTATTGTTATACCATACTGAGAGGCTGAGGTCAATATTTAATCGAACATATTTTCGATTTATACAGATTTTTTAGGATACAGCTCTTTCATCCTCTTATTGAAATCAAAATTATTTGCTTCAATAACGCGTTTCATATAAGCGAATAATTTATAGTACAAACCTCTATACTGCTCTACTGCACTTTCTACATCTGCAAGAGAATCATTCAAAGACATCATATTGCCTTTAACACCAGGAACTCTGCATCCATGAAACTTAATTAAATTCATAAGTGTATAATAAGAACCTTCTCCCTTGAATGCATCTTTCCATTCTCTACATTTAGGAGTTTCATTAGGCAGTCTATACATATTGGCACAGAACTTTCTTAATACTCTATATAAATCTTTATATGAAAATGTCATTGAGTGATTTCTGATGTTAATAACTACTCGTTTTACATCTGCAAAGTTGCTTTTCTGTGGATAATATACATATTTGTTAAGATCTTCAACAAATATATTTCTACCAAAAACCTTCTTATAAGGAACACCTTTACATTTATGCATCGGAAGTTTATTAACATAAATCTCAAGTTTATTTATATAATCATTACATGTAGCAGAAACAACATCCGGAATAAAGAATCTTGACCTTTCAGCAAAAGCTTCTGGATCCCTATCCTGTAGTTCAGCTAATACTCGAATTTCTTCTAACATCATTTCAAACTGATACTGATATCCATAGTGATCGTTTAAATATGCGTCATATCCAGATTTACCTGTATAATAACTCTTGTAATTCAGCATTCTAAACATTTGTGCCATAACCCATCTTCTATGAAGACGAGTATTTCTTACATATCCATCTTCATAAATCTGAGATAAGAAAGACTCCTCTTCTGAATTAATTCTTTTCTTCTCCGGATTTACAATGACAGGACTTCCATCTTCGCTGATTGTTACATTAATTGTACTGCCAGGTTTTAAACCTTCCGGTAATGTTACGCTGAAGTATTTTCCTGTTTCAATGTTTGCTGCCTTTAATGCTTCCATTCTGTTCTCTCTTGATTTTTTCATAGTTTTATTCTCCTTTGTATTTGTTTTATTTTCTGTAATTTCTCTCCAACCAAGTACAGCGCTATCTGTATAATTACGCCATTCATAATTGTCATATTTACCTTTGATCATCATGTCTTTTTTGGTAGTTCCATTTTTTAAAAGAATTTCTACTTCCTTATATAATTCTGGGGTATTACCATAATTCCAATTCATAATCTACATTCTCCTTTTAATTTAATTTCAAAATTCTATTTGCTGTAATTAATTACCTCATTATTCTAATTTCAACCCAAGCATCTCTTTCGCTATTTCCTTCACGGCTCTTCTCGCTGTCCAGTCAGTATACTCTTCCGCACAGGCCACGCAGTGGTCATACATAAACCTCACCAGGTCACCGGCATCTTTGATACTATCCTTGATTTCGGCAATCTTTTTTCTTTCTTCTTTTTTTAATTTGTTTTGAAGTTCTTCTCGCGAAGCATACAAATCTTTCAGCAGACAGCTGCTGTCTCCGCCGTCATCCCAATGTATATCTGCGTATGGATACTTCTCCGGGTTTCTGGCAGAAACCTCTGTTTCGCCAAGCGCCGTGATTTTTGCACTATGGATGTCCTCTGCCCACGGTTCGAAAAACCATACTTCCTGCCCAATTTTTGGATTTTTAATCATTTTTCGTTCCTCCTAACATTTGATCCACTTCTTCAGTATAATTAAATCTTTATCCTTTCCCTGATAGAACCAATGACTGCCCATCTGCTCTTCGTCCCAAGTCAAATATCCTGCCAAAGAGGCACAAAGAATGAATGCTTCAAGCGCAGCTCTTGCATAATTTCGGTCTTCACCAGTAACTAACTGTTCATCCGTCATTTCGTCTGGCTTTAATGCACGAAAATATTCTCTTTGTCTGTATTTTTCGCTTCTTTCACTTGGAATGGAATATTTGTATTTGTGATACAGATTTTCAATGATCTCAAAACATATTTCATTACATTTCTTTCTTGATGTATCAGAGTTAATTCCGTCAATCACGATTAAATCGTGACGAATATCATACATAGAAGATTCTATATATTTTTTATCTTCACAAATTAATGTTTTATTCTTTAAATCTGCTTTCCATCTTTTGTTTTCACTGCTAAAATTGGATAAGAAATCTCCATAAATACTCATTCTATCTACTTCCTTTCATTTTATTTTATATTAACTCTGTATTTCTGAGACATTCCTTTAATGGTTTCATATATGAAGGTTATCCGGAGGATATCCAGCTCCGTTAGGGGCTGGATTTCCTCCAGTTCATCACCTTCTTATTAAATATTAAATACCTTGTTAATATTCACTGCCTTGTGGTTTTATATCAATTCAACATTTCTGAGGTATCACTATAATCATTTCATATCTCCAGAGCAAGTCGTGAGGCAATTTATTGCCTCAGGTAGTTGTTTCTGAAATTAAATTAAATGTCTTATTGATACTCGTTACCTTACGATTTTTTTATATTAACTCAACATTTTTAAGACATTTCTATAATTGTTTCATATTATGGAAGCAAGGGAGGTAGCAGCCGGAATGATAAGTCCGGCAGCTTCCTCCAATATTTGCTTCCATGATTAAAATTAAAATGCTTTGTTAATATTTCACTGTCTTGTGATTTTTTTGTATAAGCTCTACATATGTGGCATATTTCTTTAATGGATCAATATTAGGCGGAATGCGATGACGCATTTCTTCAGAGATATCTGACAGAATTGGGTCATCGTCATGTACCGCTTCATTAAATAGAATATATCTTGCTTATACTTGGTATGCTCCTAAATTAATTTATTATGCAAACTCAATACTTACGGTATATTTCTATAATTGTTTCATATAATGCAGGTTACTGGAGATGTAATCTTCAGGAAGTGCTGGGGATACCCAGAGGTTCCTGAAGAAGACATCTATCTTAGCCTGCATAATTAAATCTTAAATATCTTATTTGCATTCCGTTATACTCCGGACTGAATATACTCAATTAATCTGGCACATTTCTTTAACAGAGTCATATTGAGCTGCGATTCTCCTGGTGGAGGATCTTAAAGCCGGTTCGGTAGACCGGATTTCAGATCCGTAACCAGGAATAATGGCAGCACCATTGAATTGAATTAATCTTGTATATTCCGAGTGTGTTCTCGTTTAATTAAATTACTTATTCAATTACTTTCCAACTTCGTAGAAGTGACTCTAATGAATCTGAAATAGAATCATAATCAGTGCCATAAATATTAGCATTCATGCTACCATCTAATTCCATTTCATAGCTTTTTTTAGGAGGCTCCAAAGTCACACCCTTTTTATCTAAAAAATCTTCAAAGATATCAATAATACCTCCAATAAGTTCTGTTTTGTCATTCTGGCCAGTCATGTTTTTTGTATCTCGTATTACGAGTTCTGTTTCAATTGGCATCACAGCATCGTCTGATAATGTTGCAAATTTGCATGTATTAAGATTGTATGCATTATTATCCTCACCAGAAGTATCTAACTTTAAATAAATATCTCCTGAATATTCGAACACATTTCCGCACACTAAATCTTTAAATGTATATTCTTTTTTCTCAGTTCTTTTATCTATAATTTTCATATTATTAATCCCTTTCCTAATAAACTATTTCCATTACATCAGGATAATCTTCTCTATAATCTTCATCATTTCTTGGTTGCCATACAACCAGATCATCCAGATCATATTCATCAGTACCGAAATCATTATACATTCGCCAAACCTTATGTTCGGCTTCTGTATCCGTATTAGCTATAACAAAACCAACTGTCTTCAGACCGTTGAATCCATCAAACCCATACAACCAAATATTATCCGGCATACCTTTATCCCTCCCTAATCATCGAAAATAATTGTATCATCTGTGTTTCCCCAATATGGTTCTTTTTGAAAAAGCTGAATTAATGTTGAGAAATCTGCAGGTTCAATTATGTATAATGATTTTAATGTTAAATCAACATCTTCTATTTCACCAACGGTTTCATTAGCCTTCACAGCAGATTTCAAAGCTTCTTCTTCTGATGATTGATTAACAAGAAATTTTGTTCCGCATGGCAAAAATGTTATTAAGTACATTCTTTATCCCTCCAATTCTTCAACCAAACTCCAATAACTTTCGTTTTCATCAAGCCCATCTTTTTTATTCTCTTCGACAATTTCATCGGCCTTCTGTTCTGTTGTACAAATAGCTATTGTTTCTGTTACATTAAATCTAAATTCATCGTCATATTCATGAACTACTCTGTAAACTTTTTCGCCTGCTAAAAATCCTGGAATCTTTGTTACAAATCCGGACCATTCATGCACATCATTCCCAGATTCATCTGCTGAAAATATATCAAGCTGTCCTTCAATACTTAAAACCACACACATTCCATTATATTTTTTCAAATAATCAATGCAGAATTCCACTCCGTAGAACTGTAATGTCCCGGCATCTAACTCATCCCAGCTTTCCCATTTAAAGAGATCTTTTCCGCAAAATGTTTGAATGTTATTTTCTTCCACCTTCATGTTTTTTATCCTCCTCCATTAATACAAGGTTAACTGCTTTTTCAAATTTCGCACGTAACTCTGGATTGCTATCAACGACCTTTTTTCTACTATACCCAGCACTTCCATGTTTAGAAACATATCTCTTTTTCAGATTTGCCCAATTAATATTAGGATCTGTTTTTCTAAGCATTGCGTATACTTTTCGATAACTTATAGTGTAATTTGCGCTTTCATCATTTATCTTTTTTATTAGAGGTTGCATAATTAAATCTATTTTGCATGTATTTTTATACTTTTCAGCCATATCTGCCAGAGTACAATCGAAAATTGAACGCAATTGTTCATCTTCATAAATAACATCAAATGTAGAAACTTTAGAAATATTGGAATGTCTTCTTCTGTACTCTCTCTTCTCCTGGTCCCATACAATTCCATATGTTTTATTTATATAATCATATAAATATTTTAAAACACTATTTCGATCAGTAAATTTAGAACTTTCTGAAAGCTTATCAACAAATTCATTCGTTCTTTTCTTCCAATCGTAATATTCCTGTTCTGTTGGTGATACAACTTTCTTTTTATCCTCTTTTTTAACAGGTATTGCATTGTTTAATTTAACCGGATCAGCATTCTTATTCATCATTGCTGTTGCAAACTTTCCAATTTCAGTATATAATTTATCGATCTTGTTATTAATTTCATCGAGTCGATTTGAATAATCCGGAATTGTAGGCATCTGAATATCCGGAAATTGCAGCTGAATCATATTCCCTTGTGGTTTATATACTGGAACAATTTCTTCTGTCGTTTTCTTGTCTCCTAAGAATGCAGCTGCAAGGACATCTTTTGCCTTTAACTGATAATCGATTAGTTTATTTACTAATACAGGATTTTCTCTCTGCATTGTTGGTGTAATAGCAATTTTTGCTAGCCATAAAGGGACATAGTCAAGATCAAGACAAAGAACCTTTGTATTTGAATTCCCAGATCCCAAGGAGTGAAATTTTACTCCTTGGGATATAACAACATCTTTTTGTATTTTCTTCCGTTCATTATCGATCTTATCTTCTCCAAAACCAATACCCTGACACATCCAACGAACACCAACCCAAACCTTTCCGTCCGGATCCTGTGCTGCTCTTAACATATCTCCATGAAATTCCACATCTTTTACTATTAATTCGCTATTCATATTCGCTTTCCTCGCTTTTATCTATTTGATTAATCCCAACCTATAATTGTTCTACCGTATTCATCAGCAGCTGCAAAATCCCATTCAATATCGCCATGCTCCATCTCCTCATCACTAAATTCACTTTCGAAAGGATTTTCTCCTCGTCTGAGGAATTCAATTTCTTCTTCTGTGGCCTCAATCTCTTTGCATACTCTAAGTCGTTTTTCTACTGTAACTTCAATTAATTTTTTCTCTGGCTCTGGCATAATCTCACATCCTCTCTTTTATATTCGACGATCTTTTACTTCGCTTACCGGAAACAAAAGTAATTCTGTAATTCCATTTACTAATTCCTCTAATGAGGTAGCCCATCTATTATGATAACCATGAGTATCTTTCATATCGTCAGCATACCTGTACATATATTGTCTAGGTCGACCGTTCCATTTAATTCCTTCTGTATCGACATATACTACTGAATTATTCTCTGGATTTCTAATCCATCCACTGGTGCCACGCTTATTCCCATTTACAGAAATTTGATGCAATGAAAACTCCATGCCAGGTTTCTTTTTATTAATTGCGTTTTTTAATTTTGTTGTCAAAATCAACATAAAACCACCTCCATTTTGTTTAATTAAATTTTAATAACTCAACCTTACAACTCTTCCATCACATAATTCCATGAAATATTCATCATATTCAATTAAGTCTTCTCCAAATTTCTTATAGTCAAAATATTTAGAAGAAATTGAGTCATCATCTTTGACATATCCTAACTGCCAAGCTTCTTCGCGTCCAGCTTCTTCACTATTATCGTATATATAGCTTACAATACTGCGATCTCTAAAATCTTCTGTATATTCATTAAGTATCTCTTCGATATTACGATCTGATAAATTGTACTCTTTTTTCAGATATTTCATTTCGCTTTTCTGAATTTTTTCAAAGAAGGCAAGCGCCTCATCAGAATTTAATTTGTCATAGATATGCTTGATAGAATCAATAAGTTTAATACCTGCTTTATATCGGTTATCACCCTTTGTAATGCCATAATCAAATGCTTTGATAAATATATTGAATGAAATAATTTCTTCATATTCATCTTTTGTGAGAATTGTTTCAATTTCTTCATACTCAGGGAACTCCCCACCAAAATAACAACTCCCGCATATATTAATTGAACTGAAATAGTGGTTACATTCAAATTTTGGACCAGCTGCATCGACATAAGCACAACAATCACGATCATCAGAATCTTTAATTCTATATAAAAATAAATGTTCGCTCATATGATCACCTCATTCAATACTTCCAGAAGAAAGAATCGTTGCAAGCCGTTCTTTCGCTTCTTCTTCTGTCCCTCTCATAGTTTCTAATGTTATATAACGAGTAATATCTTCTCTGCATGATAAACGCAAACACCATCGACATGTGCCATCTCGAAAGTAATGTGTTTTTAAAATATATGCATGAAACAAGTTAGGATTTATTACTGCCGGATAGAATACAGCACCATTATCATTCTTGTATTTCGGTATGTCTTCTAATAATTCATTTTTCTCTTCGAAATATAGATTCATGTCTGAATCCATTGTCGTAGCGAAATCTGCAATGTCTTCCGCTTCTCTTACTTCAATTTTCGGTACAATATACATACTCACATCTCCCTTACAATTGTATCGTATACCGGTCTGCAGATATTCAAAGCTTTCTGCATACACCGAATACTGTAATATCCTTCAATTTCTTTTTCTGTGCTCTTTCTATTGGCAGATACATTTTTTCCGGTTCCTCTAAGAATCGTGCAATCTTTTCGATTAGTTACAGTTCCTAATCCACCAATATTTCTTTTACCTGTCTGGCAGGCTCGGATACAATCCATAACAAATTCATTCAATGTATCAATATCTTTCTCCACATTGATAATCGGAAGTACCTGCGTTGCCCAAGAATAAGTTCCATCTCCTTTATATAAGTATCTGTTAATAGATTTCAAAGCAATTTTACCGCCGACATGATAATTTAAATTGCCAATGCTTCGTTTTGAAATTTCTTTCTGAAATTGTTTTACACGATTTGGTGATAATGTGATTTGACTTCCCTTTATCATAAATCCCAGGAACTTAAACCATTTATCATGTGTAAGATATTCTACTTTTTTCGGATTTAATTTCATTGACATTTTCTGAAGTTCTTTCTCAAGAAATCCCATAGCCTTCTCATACCCAGAACCAATATATAAAATATCATCTGAATATCTTGTATACATACTGGCCATGTTCATAAATGAATATTTATAAAGTTCAAAATCAATGTGAAATAACATTACATCTGCCAGAAATGAAGCTACTGCACATCCCTGTTTTAAACTCTGATAATGCTCAATCAGATTTCCGTCAGGATCAAAACAAAGGTCTGTGTGATAATACTTTCGCAATACTGTAATAACCTTTGATTTTCCAATTTTTCGTTCTACCTGGTCAAACGCATCGTCAATAAATTCAATCGGCACAGAATCAAAATATTTACTTAAATCTGCTTTGAAACCTAATATGCCGTTTGGATTCTGATATGGATTTGGCTTAAGTTTATGTGATATCTCCTGCACAACTTTACCGCAGCCAATTCCCTTCTGATAACTCTTACAAGATTGATGAATCATACCAGGACACAATTCAAATAACAGATCGTTCACAATAGATAAAAAGATTCGATCAATATTTTCATTCACATATACTGTTCGAAACTCTCCATTGTCCTTTGGAATTAATGCCTGATGTGGCGGAGCAATTTCATAATTATCTTCCAGAATTGCCATTGCCAATCTTACTCTTGTCTCTGAACCACAAAGTTGACGCAGCTCTCCTTTATCAATTCCCTTGAAAAACCCTTTATTAATTGCTGCTTCCCATCTTTCTGCTTCAAACACTTTCTCTAGCAAAATATCCTTCATCTCATCACCTCATTTCTCTTGAATACATTTTCCATCTTTAATAACCAACACATCGGCTCCATCATCACAATTAATGAAAAGGTCAGATCCGTCTTCTAACACTGGTGCAAGTTCTTCAAACATTTCCATCATGACAGATTCCCATCCATAAGTGGCGTCAAATCCATTAGAGTAAGTAGTCCAACCATTATCATCATTAGCAACATCGAACATTCTTCCTATACCAATAAACACAGCAATCAAATCATCAATATCGTTAATGTCTAAGTTCTCTGATTTTCTATATGTATCCAGTCCATAATCAGTATGCTCTTCTTTTCCTCTGCTGATTTTTGCTTGCAGTATTTTAATTGCTTTGTTCTTATCTTTGAATTTCATCTGTGAATATATAGAATATACTGATCCCATAATTTAACTCCTTTCAACAAAAGCTCCATTTAGCAACTTCAACAACATAATCTGAACCAGCATCATCCTCAAGTTCAAGTTCCAACGTCCCTTCATTAAGAATATCCTGAAATCCATCATCGCTTGAGAGATAAGCGGTATTATCAAATAATAAAATATCGTTAATCATATGTAGATAACACATATCCCAAGTCATTGATAAATACCCGGTTACTGTATCAATAGTGTATTCAGTACAATCCCTGTCAATCGTATACACATCTCCAGATGGTAATGTTACTTTCGCTGTATTTACCATTACGTCATCTCTATTTGTTTTACCTTCAATAATTAGTCTCATCTATGTCATCCGCCTTTCCCCAAACTACTATCGCAGTATTATAACTATCCATAAAACCTCCATACTTACTAGTATCAAAACACCAATCATAATCACATCCATTTTCAATGGCTCTTCTAATATCTCTAGCAATTTCATCTACAATGTCGTCATTATCCGCAGCCTTTTCATATTCAGGTTTGTCATTTTCCTTACTTAATTTCAACAATGTTCGTTTTACTTCTTCTTTGTAAATATCCAACTGCTCCTCTCTCAATTCTGCATCCCAGGCAGCCCAAGCTGCCTTAATTTCATCCACTGTGAGCTGAATCTGCTTTCCATTTCTGGTAATATACACGTTTTGCATAATTATTCATCCTCACTTTCTCTTTATTCTTCTACCTCTCCAAACAACGCTTCATATTCATCACATTCCAGATGTTCCATAGCCCATTCCTTTGCGCTTTCTTCAGTCATAGGAATAATTCGAGATCCACCAGTGCTTCCGCCACATACACTTCTTGCATATTCAGTTAAAGCACCACCTTCTCCGTACAGAAAATATTCTCCTGTTTTCTTAAGATATAAGGTTTCCTCGCAATGATTGAAGTCAGAACATGGATATCCATTGCTCCAATAACCAACTTCTTTCGCTGTTTCCGTATCATACTTTTTTCCGTTAATGATTTTTTTCATAATCTAAGCCTCCTTTTAATCAAAAACTTCTTGTATCGCAGTCCAATTTGAAATAGCATGATCAATATCCTCATACCATTGTTCATCATTTGAGTCACAAGTACTTTCATACTCATATACTGGAACGCCAATTGTATCATCACATGCATCTAAAACTTTACCTATTGGAATAGGTTTTCCATCTTTATGGAAATATACAATACCTGTAAGGAAGTCCATTACTTCATCTTTATAATGTGGATCACACCATACATACACTTTATTCTTCGCATCATTTTCAATCTTCCAAATAATACGTTTCAGTTCTCTTGCGTTATTACATAACTTCAGCCACGCCATAGCATATCCTTCGATCTCCGGCGCTGTAAAATCTACTGTGATCAATGTAGCTGCTTTTCTTTCAATAACTAATTTTTCTTTTAACATTCTTCAACCACCTCATATCCTTTCAATTCCAACAATCCTATCAATCCTTTCAATTTTACAAACGCCGGAGTGTATTCTTTTGTCCGATCACAATAACCAAACCATTTACCATTTGTATCTTGCTGAATACGGTAAATATTTCCATTAGTTTTATTTACTGCTTCCATTACCGCTCACCTCACCTCTTGTTCCATTTTCTTTAATATGTTTTGAAAATGATAATCGTTTAATTTTTGCTTTATATCAGAAAAAGAATTGATAATTTCATCATGTTTTTCTGAAGAAAGCCCCGTAAGTAAACCGAAATCAAAATCATATAATATATGTAACAAATCATTGAAATTATTTACAAATCCAGAATCCATGTTAATCATAAAATTAACTAATCTCTCTTGTTCAGTTGTAGTACTCAACGTACGATATTTTTCCATGATTATATATATGAAATGTTCCGATATTTGCTTAATTGCATAATATTTGTCAATAAGTTTCTTATAATCTTTTTTAAAACATTCTTTTGCATTTGTTTTATCAGTATTCATAAGATACATATAAATACTTATTATATCGTCCACCTTAATGTTTTTAATACGTCTGCTCTCGATCTGGGATATCCAAGTTTTGTTTCTATTAAGAGATAATGACAATTCTCCAGCGGTGATAATGTGTCCGTTGTGGGGATGATTCAGGCGGAGCTGTTTAATCATAGAAGCAAACTCAGAAGTATTTTCAATTTTGGGTGGTAAACTATTTGTCATGTTTTACTCCCTTCCGTGATACCGAGGTATTACACCTCAGCATCACAAATTGCATAAGCCTTATCGATAAGTTCATCTCCGTCTACTACTTTCATGAACATGTTTTCCTGATAATATTCACTTCCTCTGGAAGGTTTTCGATGCGTAGAAAAGTCAGAAACAGCATTCACAAATCTATAAGCAGATGGCTCAAGCACCTGCAGATCCGGAGCATTAAGATATCTCATCATAAGTTCGTTTCGCATTTCCTGAATGTTTGCTACCTTACGATCCCCATCTTTTTCGTTGATAGGAAGTAACATCTTAACAAACTTATGTACCTTATCAACATCAAGCTTTTTCATCTTCATCTTTCCGAATTCTGTTTCTAAAGCTTCAAGATAATGTTCGGTGTTCATGAGCGTGTATTTCGCCTCCACAAGCTTCTCATCAATGCGTCCGGTATGTTTGCATACCCACTGTCTTTCAGCTTCTTTAAGGGCCAGATTGAGTGTATTTTGGCACCATACACGTACCGGTGTAATAGCTACTCTGACTGATCCTTTTCCATCATGACTGTTCGTAAACACTAAGAACGGATCAATTTTTTCATCAGTAATCATTCTGCCTTCCAGTCTTGCAAGCATCCATACTTTCTTACCGCTCTGAAGAGCACCTGCAGTTTCATATCGTACACCTTCTCCAAGTAATCCATCTGTAAAAGCAAAGGCTTCATCATTCTGCACTACCTTATAACGATCTGTAACAACGCCAAGCACTTTATCATCCAAATCTCTTACGTTGGCTTTATAACCAGGAATCTTTAATCCTGTAGCTTCAGAAATAATATCTGTCGGAACTACATTCCAGTCCAGACCTGCTAATCTGATTGCATCTCTTGATGTAACTGCCCCGGCAATTCTCTTGCCAAGTCCATCCCATGGAGTTCTTCTTGCATCAAACATCGTTTCTACATGTGTAAGGTTATTTGTTCTTCTTTCAATTGTATTGTCCATCATAATATACATCTCCTTTGTTTAATTAAATTTTTATTCTGTTTTATTTATTTACTTTACTCACCGGCCACTCTTTTAGTAATATCAAAATCTCTTCCGTCCTTCTTACCAGCTTCATAATCTGATTTTGATACTTTTGCAGCTTGCTTAGATCGGAACGTAGTTGTCTTTAATCCAAGCTCAGACATTCTTTGCTTTACTTCTGGAGGAGTAGATAACACTAAGCCCCAATTTGCCTCTGACTGTGTAGCTGCTCTTTTTTGTTCTTCAAACGCTTCATCAAGTCCTTTAATGAAACCATAAGCATATCCATTACACATGGATGTAACCAGTTCGTTTGTATAATTAAATAGCTTACCTTTTTGTTTTCTCTTTTTAATTTCTGATTGAATACAATCAGTTGCATATTTGAATGCAATCATACAAATTTCAACGTCTTCATTTAACCCACAAAAATATAATTTATACGTTTGTTTACCTTTTTCTCTACGAGAAAAACTTTCACAGCAGTAATTCTTACTAATAACTTTAGACAATCTCAGTACCCAGGGATCTCTTCTAGTCGAATAAGTAATTCCAGCTGAATGTTCATTTGCCTTTCTTTTTTCTTTATCTTCGACTTCTGCCATAGAGATTTTATGTTCTGCCATAAGCTGCTGTGCCTTTGCAAGAGCTGACTGTGCTTCATGTTCATTCGGACTTTTACTTAATGATAAAAGTTTCTTGATTTTCTCTTTGTAATCTACCATTTTATATTTCTCCTCTCTCATTCAGATACAGGATCTGCTGTAACTCTTCATGCGTAATTCCATACTGTTGTTCCAGAAGCCCTTTCCAGTCTTCAAAAGTATCAACTCGTGGATCCTTGCAGTATTTATATCCGGCATTAATCACGTCTTCTGCGATTTTCTTAAGGCGCTTCGGTTCAATTCCCTCAGTCCAAAGTGGGCACTCAAGCTTTACATATGTAAGGATTTCAATTGGTTCTGCGATATTGCTAATCATTAAAGCTGCATTTGCAACCTTTTTATTTACATTCTCTTCCGGCTCGGTATTATATTTATTGCATAAGGAGATAACATCTCTCTTATTACTCCATCCGATCTGCATTAAGAATGTGACGGCAGTATTAAATTCTAAGTCTCCCGTAATTGTTCTTACCTCATCAAGTTTCTGTTTTACTTCCTTATAATTATTTAATGCTGACATTTTATTTCCTCACTCTCTTATTTTCTTCTTTCTTCACAGATTGACAAAGCGTCTTCATATGTTTTGATATCATAATGTCCACCATTCAGTGATTGTGTAGATTCATTCCAAGTAGTCCATACAACCCATGGTCCACCACCTATAGATGCCTTAATTGCTGAATAATTCTTATGTTTTGCAATTACCATATACAGGTATGAGTCCATTGGATCTTTATAACGGATCACATCCTGAAGATCATATCTGTCATCCAGATGTTCTTTGAAATATTCTTTTACATTGTTCCATACGGACATAGGTACTGTTGCACTCATATTATTCTCCTTTCTTATTTTATATAACATCCTTTCGTTTTCTCTTTTGGTCGTCCGTACACTGATTCATATAAATATTCTACCAGCCCAGGTGTTACTCCATGGTATTCACATAACTGTTTAAATATTTCATGTGATTCCATTTTATCGACTTCTTTGATGAAATCGTCTGTTATTTTTTCTGTTTTTGTATGAACAGGGTTGGGATATATAGGACTACATATTTCTTCCATGTCACGATATACGTTTTCATCATATTTCTGTTTATCTTGCTCGTCCTGAATATCATTTAAATTAAATTGAACAACATTACACATGTGCCATTCTTCACCGGTATCTACACATGAATCACCTTCATTTACTTCAAACACATCATCATTTGTTATATCTATATCAAAATCATTTGCCGTCTGAGCTGCTGAATCTAACATTTGGTTTCTACATTCTTCAAATGTTCCAATTTTCTCAATGCAAAAACCAACGCCATCATAAGCATGATGAAAAATGCATAGAAAATCTCCATCAGATACTTGAATTTCGAAGACTTCAAATACTAAGAAATGTTCATTTCCATAAGAATAATCTATACGCATTCTGCGATTTTTGGGAAAACTTATATCCATAACATATTTAATTTCTCTATCCGCACCATATTTATCATCTTTAATATCATTCGCAATATAATCTATGACAGATTGGTGAGCTTCAGAAAGACTCTTAAAGAATTCAAAGCATGGACGTCTGTAATCTTCATCATTAAGACTACATAATAAAAATACTTTCATATCTTCCTCCTGTTTGTTTAATTAAATTTTATAGTGTTCCATCAAGAACTCTGCATAAGCAGTTACTTTATCCTTATCACCACAATAGAATCCGGTAGTAAACTTCTCGATAAGCTTATCTCTAATATCCTCGTGAGTCTCCCAACCATCATCTAAATAATCACGATAATCACGATCCATAACCTCTAACATAGATTTGTCATCTATTCTCGCTTCGAATTTTATATTCTTAATATCTTCCGGCAGATCATCCGGCAAGCGTAAGCGCGCAGCGTCAGCGGAGTTAGGAGCGGAAGCGACGACATTTGGAGCGCCAGCGACTCTTCCGAGCGATCCGGCTACCAGACCATCCAAGCGGTCACGCTGGTGGTCACGGTACCGGTCGGTACTATTATTATTATTATTATAATTATTATTAGTATTATAATTAGTACCAGTACCGGAACCAGATGGCCATATTACCTGCCCCGTAGGATCATATTCAATTTCATTTATGAGCAAGTTAAAGTCAACAAAATCTGCATACCCGCCATCTCTGTATTTTGTAAGCACTTTATTGACTTTGCCTTTGCTCGTCTTCAGCTCTTGCGCAATCTGATTCTGAGAATATTCTGGATGATCACGCTTCAATTCCAAGATGGATAAAGTGACGGTCATGTTCTCACCAAATGCTCGTGACCGCTTCTCTTGGGATGAGTCGATCGTTTCAAGTAAGGTATCTCCTACATATAATAGGAGATTATTATCTATCGGTTTGGCATACAGTCCATAATCTATGACCGCCTCATAATATTCCAGAGCTTTCTCCGGCCCAAGAATTTCTTTTATTCTTTCGCCCTGTTTCCTATACGAAGCAAAGAAGGTAAAACATTTCCCTCGGTCAAATTCTTTTTCGCTCATGATTTTTCCTCCGATTTGCTTTCTTAGTTATCTCTTTTGTTGTCTTTATTCTGGATGTGTGTGTCTAGTGCAACACATAACTCTGGTGTTGCTTCGAATATATAGACATCCAGATTCGGGCGCCTTCTATTTGGTGTTACATCAATGATCTTAAATCCTTCTTTGCGTAGTAACCATGCGATTCTCTGGCTACGGACAGCTTTTGTTTTCATTATATTGTTTCTCCTTATGTGCAGTTAATTTAACTTGTTTTAAATATATCATACTTTTGTATTGATGTAAAGTTAATTATACTTGTTTCGATGCCTTGATAATGCTGCATTAACCCAATCTTTTCCATTCAGAATGTGTTCAAGTAAATCCCAACCAGTGTTTCCCAGTTGGTTCCATACATGGTCAAGACCGTGACCGCGTGTCCTGTCCATCGGATACAGAACTGTTGCAATAATGTTGAATAATTCATTTGCTTTGGCCCAATCAGTGATGTGATAAAAGTAATCGTACCGTTTATTACCATTTTTATCTGGTAGGATATCATTATCTGTATAATTCAAATACTCTTCTCCTATATATGGAAGGACATCTGAATTTACCGCGTCTTCGAAGAACCAATCTGCGCTGTTATCTTCCGAAAGATCCTTTAATACTTCTGGCTTCCAATACTGTGGTAATGGACACATATATAAGCGGAAACAAATTGTCTTCTGATCTGATCCAAACGCCTGCAGATCCATTGCTTTAATAATATAGCGATATTCGAAAGCCGGCATATCTTCATCTGCTTCTGCCTGATAGATTTCTTTTGACAGTAATGTTAACTGGCCTCCGTCGCTATATTCTTCATCGAATTTCTCTTTCCACGGGATGATTTGATCCGGATTGCCTGGTCTCCATCCTGCGAATGACAGTGTTTCATTCATCTTCACCCACCTCTTCCTCAATGACCGTGAACGGATGACCGATAATTTTTTCAATTTCTTTTACAGTCATTGTAGTTGGTTCTTCCCAATCAGGATCCATGTATGTTGGAGCATTGTTTTTTGTATAGAATTCATCAATTAAAGCACATTGCCTTTCAAAATTTGATTTCCATACTTTGATAATGTCAATGTTGCGATCATTATTATGTCTGTTTGACTCATAATTACTTAAATATTCTTCACAAGATACACATGTAGTATTGTTAGTATAAATGGCAAGATGGTTATTAGAATTCTTATTTCCTAACACAATCCCAATTTTTCCATTTCTTAACTTTACAATATCTGTAGCTGCCAGCTCCGGCATTTTATTACTTGTTATCATGCGATTTCCCTCTTTTCTCTTTTTCCTGTAAACAGATTGATTAATTTAATTTTTTCTCTACGCCGTTCACGCTTACGTTCTTCTTCCTGGCGCTTACAGTCTGCCATGATTTTATCGAATTTTGTTTCTTCGTATGAGGCAGAAATTACAATGTCAACCAGCACTCCATTGTGGGCAACGATTGTTTCCACATGGAATTTTTCGTAATTTTTATGATTATCTACTGCTTCTTTAATCTTTGTCATTACAGTTCACCTCTCTCTTTCATTTTTGTTTTCAACTGTTCCACATAATCTCTGGCTTCTACCAATGTACATTTCTGCGACTCTGTGTTGTGCATGTGATAATACAATCTGATTGCTTTCACTTTTTCGTGATGTTTCAAGAAATTCTGTACAGTAATTTCTGTAGGAGACATTTCCCTTACAATGTTTCCAAAGAATGTACGGATATAGAATTCAAGATCCGGATCCCATTCATTAATTTTCTCATCACCTGTCATGAGATAGATCGCATTGATCAGGTCTGTGACCGGAATAATACTTCCGTTTTTATGAAGAAAGTATCTTCCCTTCATTGGAATTGTTACTACTGCTTTTGCTTCTGCTTTATTCATTTGCTTTCTCTCCTATTCTTATGCTCAATAGCATAATTCAGCTACGATTTAGAAGGAGAGCGGCTCTAAATTTCACGCCGCATATGCCGAAGCTGAATTATGATATCGAACATTCGTTTGTCTTTGAGCAGAGTATAGCACTTACGGTACTAAAATGCAAGTGCTATACTCTGTATAATTTAATTTGTTTTTAATTTTCTGTTCCAGTTGCTCCATAGTATCTCTGACTATTGATTACAGAAGTAATCTTTCTTAAATCCCCGCCAGTATACATAGGTTGAATCCCTAATTTATTCGCAACTTCTTTTTCCAGATGCATCGTGAGATATTCTGCTGGTCTTCTTCCATGATATTTAGAAAGTGCATCAGCGAAAAATGTAGTTGGATTCAACGGCTCAAATATTTCTATAATTGCCTTAACAACCTGCGGATCATTATCATGCATGTTCAAAACGCTTTTTACTGGACGAATTACATTGGCGGCATATCCATTTGGTGCCGTATGCCATCCAGATTTTTCAATGATATCGAAGATATTGTTAAGAGTCTCTTCGCCATTAACAAGAGCTGCTGCGTCTCTTGCTGCTGCATATCCTGTGAGAACTTTGTAATCAGCTGCCTTTAACGCATCTCGTTTCTCTTTCGGAAGATTCTTCATTTCATGCACACTTAGAAGTAATTTTCTTCCTTTAAGACATTTGTCAAGAACGCAATATTTTTTGACGCCCATAGTAACATATGCTCTGTGCTTCTGAGCAAGCGATAATTTATCAACATCATCTCCCTGTTCGGAAAACAATGCGGCTTCTTTCATTTTTCGTTCCGTAGGGTCTACAGGTAATCCTTCTGTAAGTACCGCGATAACATATTTCTCTTTTCGAATACCTGCTGCCAGCATACGATGTGAACCATCAATTACTGCAAATGTTGCTGTTTCTGGATGTGGAGACACCAGAACCGGTTCACATTTATTGAAATCCCATTTGCGTACTAAAGAGTATACTTTTTCCATATTGATACAGTGTATTCTCTGGTAATCTTCGTCGATTTCGAGAAGTTCAAGCGGGATACAGCAAAATCTTTTTCCGCCAATTCGCTGACAGTTACTCATCACCGTGTTGTATGCTGTCTGGTCTTTGAAAAGTTTAGTAATTACTTTGCTTTCTGTTGCTCCGTTTGTAAGTGCTCTTTCGATTTCGTTATAGTTCATCATGATGATCGACCTCTTTCTTTTATATTTGTTTAATTTAATTTTTATTTAGTTTTATTTACATCGTTGACATAAACTTACGCCATGCTTTATTGTAAAGCATTAACGTACTATCGTTTGGGTTTTCTTTTTCCGTTTTGGAAATAATGTCATTTCTGACCTTTTTAGGAATACAGAAATCTATCATGATTTCATTTAATTCCTTTTTCCAGTCGGCAATTTCTTCTACTTTTGCAGGTTTACCGACCATGGCTGCCTTCATAAATTGTCCTGTTGTAATCTGTGTGCAATATTTAGAACTCATATTTTTCTCCCTTCTTATGCGGCCGATGTAATAAACATTCTCAGCCATTCTCCATTTATTCTTTCCCAGGCCGTGGGATTCAAAGCATATTCTTTTGGTTTGAAGAGTTCTCTGTATCTCTGCTGCATTGATTCTTTGGTTGAAAAGAACTCTTCTCTTTTTAAGTTTCCCTTCTGCGCACCGGATTTGTAATAGATCCGGAGTTTGTATCTGTGTTCCATGCAATCACCTCGTTTCTATTTGCTTACAACAGACAGGATATTTCCCTGTTTATCAAGTTTTACTGTTACTTCGGATCCGCTTTGGAACCCGGATACATCATATGCTTTTCCATTCTCATCAAGGATATAGTTTCCTGATGCGGAAACAGTTCCCTTGACAGAATGGATTCCGGCATATACGTCTTGATCTACTTTTCCAATAATTCCGGCAAATATGAAAAAAGCAGCTAAACCTAAGCTGCTTTTAATAATGATTGATTTCTTTTTTCTAGCTGCTGCCCTCTTGTTGTATTCTTCTCTTGTCATGATTTATTTCCCTTCTGTTTAATTTAATTTAATTTATTTTGCATACTGTTCGAGGTGTTTTAATCCACCGGCATAATGGGCCAGCAACACCTCGTCATCATCTACATATTTAGTTCCCTTGCTATCCATGATACAGGATGCAAGGTCATTGATTTCATAATTTCCAGTATCTGCGTACCATGAGAAAAGATTTCCGTTTGAACAGGTGATTGTTACAAGATCAACTTCCGGTTCTACATCGTATTCGATTTCTGTAACAATTCCGGTAAGAGGGTAAAGATTATCAAGGGTGCTGATTCCCTCAATATCCTCTGTATAATATCCGGTTCCGTCACTGAAACCATAAAGAGTTCCGGTTTCTGTACGATTAACGGAAGTGATTTCTCTTGCTGATACCGGAGTACAGCTTGAGAATAATGTTGTTGTTACTACGATTGCAGTAACGATAGTTTTTGTTGTTTTAGTCATGGCTATTTCCCTCCCTTACGCGAAAGTTGTGAACTTGTCACAACGCATTCTCTTGTCATCTGGTGCCACTCTTTCGTAACCTGGGACTGGAGTGAGTCCAAATACTTCTCCCGGATATGCCTGAGCAGCAATAATGCTACCAATGATTACTAAAGTCTCCCCGGCCACAGCGTTCTGGTTGAAAGACTCTTTGATGGAAGAAATGATTTCCCTTCCTTCATCAGTGCCTACAAACTCTGTTTTTACAAACAGAGGTGATACCTGTTTTTCAATTGCCTTAGCGTTAATCAACACGCTAGTCGGCACCGAAATAAGATTTCCGTTTACATCCTGTATTGTTACAGGATGTGGAGTGGTATTCACTACTGTTACGTTATTTGAGAATGTTACGAAGTTGAAATTATTAGTTGTTGTTGTCATGGCTATTCTCCATTCTCCCCGTATGCCGATAGGACAGCTGATTTATTTTTATTTCCCTGTACATGGGGGTATCCCGTCCAGAAAAATCGATTCTAAAAAGTTTTCCGTTTTTTAAATCCGCCAGTCAAGGAAAATTATATAGACCGGTAGATAATTTAATTAGTTTTTATTAGCTGCAATGATTAGCTTAAATTCATGCAGACTGATTACGCCCTTGAGATACAGGTCAAGTGCATCATTTGCAAGAACTGCAAGGCGCTCATATTCATGAGTAGCTATGCAATACTCGATATAATCACGAGTATCAAGAGCACGAATCTCGAAATTTGGATCACCAATGATAATGCAAGCTACATGACGAGCAATATCAATATCTTCAGGTGTATCATTATCAATGAATGTGTGCCATATATTGACATACACCCATTGGGATGCTACTTCTGCCGGATATGAATGGCAGAGTTCCTGATACAACGTGTGAGCACTGTATCCGAAAAAGTTATGAGATACGAATGTATCGAATTTTTTGATTGTATTTGATTTCATGTGATTTCCTCCGGTGCTTTTAAGGATAAAGCATAACCTTATTTTTTATTATTTGAACGCATCTACAAGGATTGGTACCACTACTATAAGCACTGGTCCCAGTCCCATGGCTAAATTGAACATTATGTCGAAAATTGCGTCGACTTTTTCTTCTGTAAAAAATTTCTTCATATCAATCTTCCTCCTCACATAAAGTAACTCCGCCTACCCAAATGTCTGTCCACTCTCCGGTTATGAAGTTAATCTCATGCCGAGGAGCTAAATCCTCGTAATTATCAATATCCTGTATAAAGGATATTTCAAAGTTGAACTTACCCCAGTTCTTCTCGAACTGTTTATAAACTGGGATAAGCTCTTTATTCCTGGTAAACAGCACCGGAATAAGTGCATTTTCGTGTGTGTCGAATTCACACTGAGATAATACTGCTGCCAATGCAATTCTGGTACGAATTGAAAGGGAACCATGTCTGTTAAGAACAAGGTTACGGAGCTTGCGCACTGTGTACTGTGGACGATAGCAGATTGCTTCTGCAAATGTCATCTGAACATTAAAGCGTCCGGATAACTCATTACCCTCTGTGCGGTCATAGAAGATCGCATCAGATTCCATTAATGTTACGATGATTGATTTTGCTGTGTTAAGGGATGCGTTAATTCTTGTCATGATAATTCTCCTTCTTGCCTTTTGGTTTAGGCATAACCTTATTTGTTTCCGTTGGTAAAATCTATACTCTTCATGGGCATTATAGAAGAGCATAGAAAAATCCCTTATCAAGGTTCGACCTTGCAATTTCCGTTGGGGAATAGCCTGTTCCTCACAGGAATAAGGGATAGCAAGTTTAAAATTGATAGTTACTTATTACTTATGTGCTGTTATGCACACATGTAATCTTTAATATTACCGTGTTCATCTGTCTCGCGGTAATGACAATCGTATTCAGACTGGATGAACGCGTCTGGATATGGCAGATTTTGTAATATTTTAGTCGCCTGTTCATGCGTGTAGTTATTCGCATGATTACGACTAAAATACGTCGCACCTGTACGTGGTGATGTGTACAAGTGACGTAATATTGTACCGGATCTGCCCGACTGTGTGATCAGGCAGATTTGGTACTTTGGGAATGTGTGATGTTTGATGATGTCTGATAACATGATGTTTATTCCTCCGAAATTTTTGCAATAAAAAAGAGAGTATATGGATACTCTCTTTGATGCAGTGTATTATTTTGTTGTAAGAGCGCACTATTACTAGAAACGCTCTTTTTTGATAGTGAATACATCACTATCTGAAGCGGTTGTTAAATAGAACGCAAACAACGCATTGATAAAAGCTGTATCGTCTGCCGCAATCTTTAACACCTCTTCATCAGACTTGTTGCCAATACCATGATTTTCCCAGAAAAAATAGTCTGGTCCATCAATATTGACAATCTTCCTAATGTACTGATCCATATGGTCTAACGCTCTTGCGCGCCTGTTTACAGACCAGTCTTTAAATTCAAAATTATTATTCATATTAATTCACCTCCAATGCATCACCTCCTTATCATATCACCGGATGAATTAACAATCAATGGTTATACCATTAATTTTAATCACAATTTTTTTGGTATTCTTTTCTTTCTCAGGACGGATTTTAGTCTGATTAACTTTCATACCGTCCCTACGTGTTGCTTGTTCGGTATCAGTAACACCCTCAAAAGATGTAAAACTAGCGGCTTTTTTGCCGTTCGGATACTGTACAGGCAAACCATTGTATCCCTCTTCTGGCATTGTCTGAATCTCAGCTTCCCAGTCAATAGAGTAACCTTTACCGTCAACCATTGACTGTTTATAGCATCGAGCCTGTGGCTCTTGTGCTTTACGTACTTTACACGCGGAATGTGCTACTTGGCTATACATTTCAGCCACTTTTACAGCCTCTTTACGCGGGTCTGTAAAAGTTGTTACTTTAGGGTAACCACCTATTTCAGCGCATTTTTCACATACTGCGATATAAATAGGATGATTAACGCCTACTTTTACGTCGTTCCATGTGATACGTTTTACGGCACATGTAGCGTTGTTATTCCATTCACGTTTCATAATATGAACATATAACATTCCTGTTTTCAATGTTTTAGGCGCGTCACAAACGAAAAATAAATAATCGTTTGTTACGCCGTCGATATCTGTATACGGAACTAAAATACGTCCATAAATCGCGCCTTTTGGAACTGCGAAACCTTCAAATAATGTATTATACTTTGTGCACACTTTTGTATACACTTTCAAACCTTTTTTACCCATAATATAAACCCTCTTTTCTAATTTTATTTTTGCGCAATAAAAAAGAGGGTTCACACCCTCTTTTTTATTACTTTGTTTCTTCTGGTTTGATTGTCTCACAATTTCCAGACTCAAAAATTACCGCAAATAAATCTGTTAGCGCGTTTAATACACGTTTTTCTGAATAGTCAGTTACCCATGTATAAACACCCTTTTTATCTTTTCCAGAACGTCCTGCATTACCCGTAAACGCCCCGAAAAACTGCCTGATATCGGTTTCTGGAATGTCGCCACCTTTAACCTTGACCGGATAGAATAAATCACCCTCTTCTCCCACAATATTAGAAAACACTTTTGAAAGTGATTTTTTGATATTTGACAGTCCCTGACCGCTTTTTACCCACTTTTCAATAAGTGGTGAGAAATCGTAGTTTGTACCGTCCTCTTTTGCAAGAATAGACTTGTCAAGCTTAATGGCTTTTACTGCTGTGTGTGCCTGAAGTGTCAGGAAGATTTTATCAGTATTGTTAAGGTCAGAAAAGGTTATTTTATTGCAACCCTTTTCGTTAAGGCTTGTAAGAATAGCTTTTATACTTACAAGCTCTTTACGGGTGTCAATAAATTTCTGAACATCCAGACCATCAACGAGAATCAATTTGGAAACATCTTCAATTGTGTTTACGTCTTCGGTTGGAAAGGTGGACTCAATCATAGCTCCCATTTTTGAGAATGCACCTGATAATTTCTCATGTTCACTTGACCAGCAAAGATAGTGGACGAAATTAGAAATTTTATCCATGGTTTCTGGTTTCTGGTTAGATACACGAATAACGATATTTTCTGATTTAAGCATAGTATTTACCTCTCATTTTTCATATTTTAGTGTGACTGTTTTCGCGCCCATGGCGTTACTAACACGCCTGCTGATATTCTTTTTACCCGTTTTATGATAGGGAATGCCGTACATAATACGATATTCAATATACCGAATAAAAATCCGATATACCACTTTTACGGGAGTCTGCGTCACGTTGGAATTGTCACGCTTTTCCCATGTGCCTACTTCGGTACTTTGAAACCGGTTCGTGCCTATTTAGCCGGCTACGTGCTGTCATCCTTTTGCATATGACCGAACTACTACTTTATTCATTCGTATATACCGCCCACCTACGGTACTCTGACGCTTTTCCGCGCCCCCTTGTTAGGGTTATTGCCTACCATGCTTTTCAGCGACTTTCAAAACTTTTTTCCTGCCTATATTAGCGCAAGCCGTCCGTTTGTCCACCACTTAGATTGAACATACCGCATTCACATAGAAACTATATAAATGCCTTTTCGACATATGGTAACATTGATATAGGGTTGTTATTCCCTGTCGCATTTTCATTTCTTGACAGCGACTGTCACGAACCACACTTTAGCCCTGTATGATAAAGGGGGATGGACTGCTGAAAAATCAGCGTTCTAATTGCGATACTACGGAATACTTTGAAAATGCTTTTACTTATGATATGCGCCCCACATGGGCATTGGACATATCACATGTATTTGCATGTTCGCGATATTCAATTGAACCGCTCAAGTGTTTACCGTCCCTTCGGACAACTATATAATACCAAAACTATTTGTCTAAAAATGAAAATGTATAAAAAAAGTTATAGAATATTTATTCATATAAATACATAATTCGTGCATAAAACATGTATATATGCATAAAATTAGCTATATTATGCATAAAATTAGCAGTAATTGGAATTACTCAAAAAGGGGGTACTTTTAACGCCAAAATGGGCTAAAATTACCCAGAAAGACCTAAGCCGGTTAACTTCCACACTGGCTTGAAAAATACGCCCTCTCTTCCTATTAAAATGTAACGCTCCCCACATCGCCAAACTCCTATAATCACCGCCCATATTGTTCCACACTCCTCAAATCTCACCTCACACTACACTCCAAACCACATCTACCGTCCATATTTCCAATCGCATAACCTCAAATATTCCAGTTAATTTAACTTCTTTTCTTGACAAATCCATCTTCCTATGCTATTATCTCATTATCAAAACAAGCTAAATTAACTCAGTATGCAAAGAAAATCTACAAAATCCAAATATCCACAACTTGTTTTGATAATTCAATAACATTAAATAACACATCAATAACTCGTAAACCTTAGTAATAACAGGAGGACAAACCAAAATGTCACATCAAACAGAATACGATCTCAGAATGAGATCCTACAAATCAATTACAGATGCTCATCTAATCCCTCGCACCCCAGTGATCATCCAAATCGATGGTCGTGCATTCCATACTTTTACCAGGGGGTTCAAAAAACCATTTGACCCGGTACTTATGGCTGCCATGCGCTATACTGCAGAATACCTCTGTAGAAATATCCAGGGCTGTGTCCTGGCTTATACTCAATCAGATGAAATTAATCTTCTTCTTATTGATTATGAGAAACTTGAAACTTCACCATGGTTTGATAACCGGGTCCAGAAACTTGCTTCTATAGCAGCATCTATGGCCACTAATTATTTCAATCAAAAATTTAAAGAATTAGTAAAAATTATCGGCAGAAGATATCATTCTCCAAACCATAGCTATATTCGTGCATCACTCAAAGGAGCAGAATTTGCTGCATGCGTATTCAATCTCCCACGAGAAGAAGTCACAAACTATTTTAACTGGAGGCAGCAGGACGCAATTCGTAATTCTATCCAAATGGTTGGTCAAGCACATTTCTCTCAGACTGAGCTAGATGGCAAATGCAATCAAGAGATCATAGAAATGCTTATCCAGCAGAAAGATATTGACTGGAATAAACTTGAAACCTATAAACAGCGCGGTACCTGTATCATCAGATCTGCTCATAGTTCTTTCTTATTAAATGGTAAACAAATTACAACAGATACATGGTCTTATGACCTCGATATTCCACGATTCATAGGTGAAGGTCGCGATTATATAGAAAGATATCTGTATCCGGATGATCCAAACAACACTACTTCTCGAAAGGACGGAAATAATTAAATTATGCAGAGCAAAGAACATAAAGATACAAAATATGCTTGGCAGCTAGAACACAACAGTGACTACACTTCTGCTACGGCATTTGACTCCATAGAAGAATGCATTGCAGATGTTCAAGACTATTTTGCAGAAGAAAATGTAAAGATCAAATCAATTACAATTCAGGAACTTAGACCATATGAAATCTCTGTTGATGCAGAAAGAGTTCTTGAGGTTGTCTGGGAGGAAGCAGAGGCAAACGTTGGTGATCTTGTAGATGACTGGTTAGATAGTAGAACAGCTTATACTACCGAACAACTGGCTGATCTTTCCGAACGTTTGACGGGGGTAATTAAAACTTGGCTGGAAGAAACTCATAATGAACCTGATTTCTTCAATATTATAGGAGAAAAAGAAATTTCAATATGTAATATACCACAATAGGGGGGATAAATCATGGTAATACTTATATTATGTATTCTTTTATTTGTATTAACCGGTATTGGATGTTGGGCTTTATGTGCTGCATCTGATACTGATGAATATGATCATGAAGAAATTAAATATGATCAAAATGACGATAACAAATTTAATTAAACAATAAAGGAGAAAAACAAAATGAGTACTTATACAACAAACACAAAACCAGAATCCAAATTTGAAGATGTACCAGAAGAAGTTCTTACAGACCCAACAATGAGAACAGCACTTGGAATGGATCCTATCCCAGGGATGAATACTCCGGTGGATGCAGCTGATGATATTTGCAGTTTTGTAAATGAGCATAGCGGTCTTAATCTGAAAGCAACTCCGGTAAATGGATTTATAGGCAGTAGTAATTCCGAGACTGCTTCTCTTACACTGCTTGAGGAACAGCGATTCCTTCATAAAACAATTCGTGTATTCGGTACTGTAAACAATCCACTGTTCTTAGCTCGTGATGTAGCTGAGTGGATTGAACATAAAGATGTAACATCTATGTTGCGTAGTGTTGATGAAGATGAAAAGGTAAAAATAGAATTAAAAAGTACCCTCCGCTCATTAAGCGGAGGGTCACTCCAAGCCAATACAACCTACAGTTTTCTCACCGAAGATGGCCTTTACGAAGTATTGATGCTTTCCCGTAAGCCACAAGCAAAGCCATTTAAGAAGAAAGTAAAAGAAATTCTTAAATCCATCCGTAAGAATGGCGCTTACATACGAAATCAAGAGAGCATGACTCCGGAGCAGCTTGTGGCAGCAGGCCTTATTGCAGCTCAGAAGATTATTGAGAGTAAAGAGAAAGAGATTGCTCTTTTAAATGGTCGCTGCGGATTACTGACCCAGACAGTGGATGAGAAGCAGGAAACGATTAATGCAATTTCAAGAAATGTTCCAGCTCCGACGAAACGTATGATCCTGAATCGTGTAATGAAACGTAAAAGTAAGGATCTTATCCAAAATCGCTGGGCTGTGCTTTATCGTGAATTTGAGAATATAAATCATATGAATCTTAATCTTCGTATTGAAAAATATAATAAAGAACCAAATCATAAAAAGTGTCCTACAAAAATTGATTACATTGACAATGTTCTTGGAAAAATGGATGAATTATATGACCTGGCAGTAAAACTTTTCGAATCTGATTTTACACAGCTTATGCAGGAGATGCATTTATTACGTATGACTGATGAAGAATATGAAGACGAAGAATATTGGAAACGTGTACTTTAAGATAAGGAGGGAATGGTAAGAGTGCCTGCCGGTGCTCTTACCTATTAAAAATATGAGTTATTTACCAATCATAAGATTTAAAAATAGATGGCAAACATTCGATTTAAATTTACATTATCCATATTCAGTAAATGGGAAAATTATTAAATATACTCATTTAGGATATAGAGGTGATGCCTGTTATATTGTTGACAATGAATGTAATACATATTATCTTCCTCATGATTACGCTGAAATTATTAATGATGCATTAAAATTACATAGCAATATCTATCATGAATGTGACACAGATTCATGTAGACGTCAAATAATAACAAAACTCGAAAATATTAATAGACGTGAATATGGCTGGAATGATTTTGAATTATTTAATAGTGTATTGGCAGAACAAAGTAGAAACGGCAATTATTATCATGACAGAATCTTATACGATACTACGTGTAATAAAGCATATGTATATAACTGTAATGAAACCATGATTTGTGCTATACGTTTGTGTCACCTTGAACCATCTGATACGCAAAGAGGTCGTAGGTCTGAAGTAATACCTATTTCATTCTCATTTAATAATAGTGAACGGAATATAGGATTTATTAATAATATTATCTCAAACAAAACAAAAACTTACATTCATCAATTTAATTATGTCCCAAAATACATAAAACATTTTATGCCTGGAGAATCAGAAGATACTACTCTCCTGCTCGGAGCAGAGATTGAAGTAGGTGGAAATAATAATATCTCTTCTGATAATGATAAAAATTCCACAGTAAAAAAATGTATTCAGATTATGAATGGATCTGATAGTGATGAAGAAAATCTTATTTACAGTACACATGATAGCACTGTACAGATTGAATTTGACACTATGCCATGCAGTTTGGAATTTCATAAGAACAAAATGAACTACCGTGAAATGTTCGAATATCTTGATAAAGAAGGATATAAAGGTCATGATTGTGAAACTGCAGGTTTACATATTCATGCGAATCGTAGCTATTTAGGGAAATCAAGAATATCACAAGAGTTAGTTATATCTAAGATCCTGTATATTCTTGAGAAATTCAATGATGAAATTTGCGTGATTGCAAGGCGAGACAATGAATACAGTGAGTTTGTCGGTAGTAAAAAAGAAGAAAATTCACTCGTTGAGTTATATGGAAAGTATAAAGATCACGGTAAACGTGCTGCATTGAATTTACAGCATAAGGATACTATTGAATTTCGTATGTTTAAAAGTACTTTAAAATATGAAACATTCATTCTTACTTTAGAATTTGTCAAGGATATTATAGATTATGCTAAATCTGCGAGTATTGAAGAAATTGAACTGATAAAGTGGGCAGATCTCATGAAGTTATTCTCTCCTGCTCTAAGGAATTATTATACGGAACGATACAATAAGCAGTATAAAAAAACAATGAATGAAGATGAAACCTTGCTGAAACGTCAGATCTCAAATATAAAGAAAGCTATATTAAATTGTAAAAATTATATGATGAAAACGAAGTTGCAGCAAGAATATGATGAACTGAGAAGACAATATAATAAAATTCATAAAAAGAACAAACGTAAGAAAGCATATTCTACTGTTACTCATGTAGATTCAAGAATTGACGGGTTTACAAGTGCAGGTGCATATAGCCAGTCTGGAGAACTCATATATAGATTTTGATAATATGCGGAATCTTCACCTTACTGCTATTTAAAGGAGGTATACTATTTGTCTGAATTCGGATTAAAAATAAAAAATATAAAAGCCGGGACACTCTTTGGATATAACCAGGGAGTCAGGAACCGGTACGATTATACTGAAGCAATGTTCAGTAATAGTCTATTCAGTGATTATATCATACAGAATGGACTTAATGTTTGGAATGACACCAGTACACGAGACATTATTTGTCTTGATTTTGATTTTGGAAGTCGTAGTTATGAAGAAGAAATGGATCACTTGCTAAAGCAGTTTGGACCATTTGAACATGATAAATCTTTATCTGAGGAATCTAAGAAACGTATTAGAGCAATATTTCGAAATGTGATTGATAATAAAGACAATTATATGAAATGTTCCAAAGATGAAATCCGGGAAATATTCTATGAAAACGGTGTAAATGTTGAATACATTTCTTCATATACAAAGAAAGAAGGTGAAAAAAAGACTGTTATTAATTATAAAATGCTATACCGAAACTCTTCTAAGGCAAAAGTCGGACAAGTGATGTTTATTAACTCAAAACTTTATAAGAAGGCATATAACTGGCTGACGATGGGTCTTGGAAAGAAAATGCCGATGGAAAATGCTAAGATTGTAGAGATGTCGGCATATGCTCCTCTCACAACCAGCACAATAGTTGGAAAGTTCTATTGTCCTGTAGAAGCCATTCTTATTATTAAAGATACGGATAGTTTCTACAAGACAATAGCCAAGATCGTGAAAGCTGAGGATTATGTAGTTCAGGAGAAGGTTTTAGATGAAACTGCTACAGAAATTGCAAAGCAAAGAGCTATTGCTGAAGGAAAATTTTTAAAAGACGGTGTTACTCCGAAATATACTAAGAGATATAAACGAGTAAATGTTATAAAAAAGAAATGTGTCGTTCATGATGAAGAAACAGAGGTTAAAAATACTCTCTGGGACGGTGAAATGCTGATTGAGTCTGATATTTTGCCTGAATGGGTTAATGGTATGGCACTTTTAAGACAACATTTCTTCAAAGCTTGTGGAATTCGCACTCATATTCAACTATTTTTTAAGGATTGGTGTGAAAAAACTGGACATGACTATGAGACTTATACAGTACAGGACATGTTCGGAGTTTGGCATAAGCTCAAGGATATTCGCATGATTACAACTGATAATGCTATTAAATGGAAGAAATTCATGAATTTAATGGGTAATACTCCTGCTGAAGCTTATCAGTATTGGTGTGATCGCGTAAATGCCGATGGATCTTACTGGGGGATAGTAAAAACCGATCATCCAAGTAAATTAGGCGGTGTGCAGCAGATGAGTTATCAGATGGTTAATACTCTTCCTTCCTATAATATAGATATTCCATCTCCTTGCTCTACTGATGATGTGCGTAAATTGGCAAAAACCAGTGTGGATTATGTAGAGGGGATGAAAGATGATAATAATCTTTATGTACAGTATCTTAGGAAGAATGCTACGATAATTAATCATTATGAAATGTTGGCAGATTTATATGATTGGAATAAGGATTTTGGAAATAGTACATGGTTCCGATTAGAGAAACGTAAAATTATCAATCAATATGTAACCAGGCTTAGAACAGGCAAAATTACAATTGATGGAGATAATCTTACAATATTTGGAAATCCATATGCTCTTCTACTCAAATCTGTAGGAATGGATCCGGAATCAGATCCTACTCTTAATATTGAGCCAGGAACTATTCAATGTTATACAAAACGTTTTCAAGATGGAGAATATCTTTGTGGTATTAGAAATCCACATAACAGCCCAAATAACATCTGTTACTTACATAACACATATAGCGATGAAATGCAACGATATTTTGTATTCAGTAATAATATCATGGCAGTAAATTGTATTCATACAGATATTCAGGATCGTGCCAACGGCTGCGACTTTGATTCAGATTTCTTTTTTGTGACAAATAATGAAGTAATGGTTAAAAGTGCTAAGGCTGCATATGAACAGTATCCTACTATTGTTAATAAACTCAAAGAAAGTGGCCTTACATATAAGAATACAATGAAAGAATACGCTCGTATGGATAATAAATTCGCCAAATCACGTATTGGTATTGGAGAATCAAGTAATCTCGCACAGCTTGCAATGACTTATTATTGGACTAACCCAAGTCGTGAATTATATGACAACTTTGTTATTCTTTCGGTACTAGCTCAGGTTATTATTGACGGATGTAAACGTGAATATGAAGTGGATGCTATAGAAGAAATAAAGCGTATTAAAAAACTTCCTTGTATGCAGCAGTTAGAGGAAGTTGAGGACGAATTTGGTAATAAGAAACAGGTGCGTCGAGATTTTCCAGAATTCATGAGATATACGCGTAAGATTCAATATACAAAGAACGGTAAAGAAGTGGAAAGAGAATTGGTTGATCAGCAGAAAGAAAAGTTATCTGGAAGAATTTCTTCCTATTATATATGTCCGATGAATAGTTTACAGATTGTTATGGATGATATCAAGCCGATACATTCTACTAATACTATTCCTACTGAAGATCTTGTAATAAAAGTAAAAGGCAAAGCAAACGCTAGGCAAATGGAAAAAATTTTAGGATATGCAAAAGAACTTGAGCTTTTAAGTAAAGATAATATGTCTGATGATGAAATTCTTGCATATACCGAGAGATTCGATCAGATTTTAGCGGAATTAAGAAAAATAAAAATAAAAAATCCAAAGACTATGAGCAGATTGATTGAAATTGCTCTTAATACAAGTAATATGGGAAGAAAAAAGGATTATTCACGTTATACAAGAAATCTTCTTAATCTATTATATAGAATGGACAGAGAAGCATTCTTACAAAATTTCTCGAAAAACTGCAGAATGTCTGAAAAAAAATCAGCCTAAAACCCTTTAAAAGTAACAAAAATCGTAAATACAAATTCGTCCGGTATATGAGGGGAATAACTTTTCGCTTCGTTGCATCTTCAGGCACATATTTTGCGCAGGATATGTGTACATGTATGCAGACAGCTGTTTGAAGAAAAGCGAAACTCTCCGCGCTGTCTCCAATGCGTGTTTAAATATGGGATTCGAATTTTTTTTGTGTAGTAGCCTGCCGTGGGCGTTAAATACACGGCTAAAAAAATCAAATATATTTGACTACAAGGAGAAAAATCATGAGCAATTATAGAATGTCCAAAGGGACAACAGAACACTTTACATCACTTGAAGAAATGAGAACTGCATGGGGAATGAAGCCCGTGACAAAGAAAACTTCTGATAAGAAGAAATTAAAAGAACAACAGGAAAGATTTCTTAGTAAACATAAGTGTAAAGCATGTGGCACCCCAATGACATATATACATGGTAATGTTATGGCTTGTAAAAATCCTGAATGTAAAGGGATTGAAATCAAGCGCGAAGATAAAGACGGTAATGAAATGATATCATATATCAATTCCTTCTGTACTTTAGACGATCTTGGAGCTGAAATTGCATCAAACATTTTCAGCGAATAATTGAAAATTAAATATTGATAATTCAAGGCAGTGTGCTGGTCGGTACACTGCTTTTGCTTTATATAACTATTATTTTTATGAGAAAAAGGAGAACTAACAATGAATAAAGTTGAATTAATTAAGGCTGTTGCAGAAGCAACAAATAATACACAGAAAGATATTAAAGTAATTATGGAAGCTGTGCAGGACGTAACATATGGTGCGCTGGTTGAAGGCGACGAGGTAAAACTGATGGATGGTGTTACTCTTTCTGTTGTACATAAGGACGCACGTATTGCACGTAACCCAAGAACAGGTGAATCTGTTGAGGTCGATGCAAAGAACGCAGTAAAATGCAAATTTGGTAAGGCAATTAAAGACGCTGTTAATGCGTAAATAATACTTTGAGCCTGTAGAAATACAGGCTCTATATTGGAATGTAGGATAGTTTGGCAATCCGCCTGGTTTGGGACCAGGACATCGCACGTTCAAATCGTGTCATTCCAACTGCGGGATAGAGGAGTGGATCCTTGCTAGGTTCATACCCTAGAGACGATGGTTCGAATCCATCTCCCGCTATTTGTCATATACAAATGTATATGCCAACCCTTTCTGTTTAATTAATTACATTATGGAGGCTTGGCTCCGATAGTGCGCTGTGAGGCGTATAAAGGCAGATTTACACACTGTCGCTGCGGTATAAGCAATTATATTGCAGTCAATCTAAGCAAAACTGACATGCCAGAGACTCAAAAGGTCTCGTTTCGTATAGGTAAGTGAAAAGATTAAATCCTATGCGGAAATAGTATCATGAAACAGGGAACGATAAGGTGGTCCAAGGGCGACTGCTGAGGAACACTTTCCGGCCGCAAACTGGATAGTTCATGCAAACTGTGAAGATATGATGGTGAATCAGGAGGTTATTCAATCTGAGCATTTATTAAGCAAAGGTGATAGCCATTTGTATAAGTGAATTGGTATGTGCCAAATTAGCTTGTATGGACATTTAGTAGGGATAATAACCGAACGATATGAAGGTGTGATGTATTCTTATCCTCAAAAGGGATCGGAGCGTCTGGTGTAGCACATCTTCAGTAGAGAAGACTTTTCAGATAATAAATAATTACTTATACTTATTGAATTTTCAAAGGATTTAATAGAAACTACAAGTGGGATATTATATTATACAGCGAAAGTCTACACCTCTGCATAACGAAAGCAGCCTAATACCATAGTATATTTTATGCAATATGGTCATTGATGAGTCTCGCAAGACTCTGATATGTTTGTCCGATTCTGCACAGTGTTCTTAGCGGAATTTTGTGGCGCGGCAGCGTCAATGGAATGATGACAACAGAGTAGTTATGCGGTTAAAGAGAAGTGCCACTCTTAAACAAGGCGGTTGTTGAAGCTTACTATATGTGCGCGAAGCGGCGTATAGTGGATAAGAAAAGAAACCATAATGTTTCGAAAGAGCTTCTATATTTATGTGTAATCTCAGCATAAATAAAAAATATTGGAAAATAGTTTAACTGGCAAAACATGATCTCGCGAATCAAATGTAGGTTCAACTCCTGCTTTTCCAGCTTAAATATATGGGAAGTGCCAATATGATGCTGCTTATGAAGAAATGCGCGCGTTTTTGAATAAGCCCGAACGAACACAAGCCGCGGATAATTGTGTTTTAGTAAGTAATAAAATAGAAAGAGGGGCAGCACCTCTGCTTCCTAGATGAATATGTCCGGTTAGTCTAGTGGTGATGACACTGCGCTTTCAATGCGGTAACATGGGTTCAAATCCCGTACCGGATATTTTTGCTACTTTGGCGTAATTGGCAGGCGCAGCAGACTTAAGATCTGCTTCCAATAATGGAGTCTGGGTTCGAGTCCCAGAAGTAGTATTTGAAAGTATTATACTTTCTTTTGATTTGTTTGGTTACGCATTTTGTTTATGAGAAGGATTGTATAGTCCTTCTCTCCCCTCCTATTTTGGCTCTATAGTTAAGCGGTTTATAACACCTGCCTGTCACGCAGGAGTCCGGAGTTCAACTCTCCGTGGAGCCGTATTTTGCAAAGTAAATTCACTAGGTGTGGAACTGACCTGCTAAGTCATGTGATCCTATATTGGATTGAGTTTCGATTACTCTGCTTTGCGTTACAAGATATGTAGATTACAGCCCACCTCCTGTGGGAATTCGTAGGTGAAAATCCTACCATGTAACTCTTGGTTATGTGATTGTAGCATATCATGAATATAAAGATAACCGGATTGATTCCGGTTGAAAGGCAGGATCAATTTCCTGCCTTTTATTTTGCTGCATGTCCGGGTTGGTGAGGAAGCGGTCTTGAAAACCGTTGGTCCGAAAGGGCTTGCAGGTTCGAATCCTGTGTGCAGCGTTGTGACTATGGCAGACTTGGCAATGCAGCGGATTGTGGTTCCGCCTTATATGGGTTCAAATCCCATTAGTCACCTTTATTTACGCCTTTCGTATAATTGGTAGTACAACCGGCTCCAACCCGGTTAGTCAGAGTTCGAGTCTTTGGGGGCGTGTTAGGTAAGTTCCAGATACCTTGTAGCGAAAAAATCTGGCGGGATTTAGTCAGGACGAGACGCGGCTAAGTTTTTTAATAATTTTACCGAAAATTATATGGAAAGTTAAGGTTCCAACAGAATATATGACCTCCACTTATGGTTATATATTCGATAAGGGTAGCTGCCCATCTTAACACAAGGGAGAGTAGCCTAGCGGCGAAGGCAAGGGACTGTAAATCCCCCACAAAGAAACATCGAAGGTTCGAGTCCTTCTTCTCCCACTAGGTTGACAAATTAAATCAAAACTCCATAAAACAGGTAGATAAGTTTTACTATGAGATGTGTATACACATGGATTAGGTTTATTAGAAGGTTTTGTCTCTGATTGCAACAGATAATGAGCCTTTTGAGTCTACAAATATATAAAAGTGAGGAAACTTAATTGGTTAATATCAGTCAAAAAGAAGCAGAATACTTACGTAATCATGGAAGAGCTTTTGATGTGCGTGTACGTAATAAACACCATAAAAGTAAAGCAAAAAGCTATTTTCTTGTAGAGCATGTTCGTAGTGTCGAAATGTTAAACAGATACAGAGAATCAATCAATCAGACCGATTTTCTTACTGTAAAACCGAGAGATAAAGATTTTCGATTTTAAGCAGTAAAATAATTTGAAAGTTGGTGTTTGACATAGGCAGGAAGAAAAAAGAAGATGGCATTTACTTTATAGGTCAAAATGCTGACGATGTTACAGGTAGCTGCACTTACATAAAATATAATGGAAAAAAAATATTACTTGAATGCGGATTATTTCAAAACAATAATTATCTGGATTCATATAATATCAATTCTCAGAAATTTCCATTTAAACCTTCAGAGATCGACTATGTTTTTGTAGGACATACACATGTTGATCATATTGGTTTACTTCCAAGGTTAATAAAAGAAGGTTTTAATGGAAAAATTATCGCTTCACATGCAACTGCTCAATTAATGAAGCCATTATTATATAATTGTGCTTTTATATTGTTGAGTGAAGCAAATGCTTTATCATTTAAATATAAACGTAATTACTCTCCTATTTACACAGAAGAAGATGTAGCTGCGACTTTAAATTATATATATGAATATGATAATGTACATGAATTATATGTTCTTGATGAAATAGTTTCTTTTAAATGGTTTGAAAATAGCCATTGTCTCGGAGCTAGACAGCTTCAATTAATTCTTAAAGATCAAAATGGTGTATCAAATTCTATATTATACACTTCTGACATTGGATCCCTTAATACAAAAAATCATTATGTTCCAAATACTGAAATCCCAGATACTTTTAATAAAGTAACTATTATGGAATGTACGTATGGAGAACCAGGCAGAATTAATAAAAAGACAAGAAAATTTGATTTAGAACATTTAAAAGCAGCAGTTGATACGGTTACAGAACGTGGAGGAACAGTAATCATGCCATGTTTTAGTTTCAGCCGTACACAAGAAATTCTTACCAATTTATATAACATTTTTCATGATGATATAAATTTCAAATATGACATTGTAGTTGATTCAATATTATCATGTGATATTTGTGATCTATATACTACTCTTCTATCTGAAGACGATTTGAAATTATGGAATAGTGTATGCAATTGGGAGAATGTGAAGTTTATAAAAGAAAAAGAAGATTCCTTAGCATGTGTAAAAAATCATTCACCAAAAATTATACTAAGTAGTTCCGGATTCTGTACAAACGGCAGGATCCTTTCTTATTTACATGAATATTTGAATGATGAAAAAAGCATGGTGATTTTTAGTGGATATACCGGAGCAGACAACTCTTATTTATCCTATCGTATTAAAAATTATAAGGAAAATAAATTTATAAAAATTAGTGGCGATAAGGTCGAAAATAAAGCTGACTGTATTTCTTTAAGTACATTTTCAAGTCATGCCAATAGAAATGAACTAATTGAATTTGGATCGAAGGTAAATACAGAAAAATTAGTTTTAGTTCACGGATCTGTTGTCGCGAAAAACAGTATAAAGGAAGACTTAAAAGAAGCCATATCTAAAGAAAACAAATCATTTAAAGTGATTGTGTCATCGAAAGATATGGTTGTTTATTTATAGGAGAACAAGGAATATGGAATTTTTAGACATTTTAGAAGACGATAGTCTCTATCAGAGCACTATCAAGGAGCATTTAAAAGAAAGAAAAATTATTGTCAACGAAACTATTGATGACAATGTTATTGAAAATATATGTTTAATGATCATGAAATGGAATAAAGAGGATAAGGCACTTCCGGCATCATGTAGGAAACCAATTTATCTCTATCTCAATTCAGATGGTGGTGATGTTATTTCCGGGTACCAGGTATTAAGCTCTATTAAGACATCTGTTACTCCAATTATTACAGTGGGATTTGCCAAATGTGCTTCTATGGCATGTTATATTCTGGCTGCAGGACATAAACGTTACTGCTTCCCAAATACAGTAGTCCTTTATCATGATGGACAGACTGGATATGTAAGTTCATCTAATAAAGGTAAAGATATTCAGAAATTTTATGATAAATTAGAGCAACATCTGAATGATTTCATGGTAGAACATACAAATATGACTGCAGAATATCTTGAGGAAATCAAGGATCGTGAATATTATATGTTCCCAGATGAAGCAAAAGAAAAAGGAATTGTAGATAAGATTATTGGTATTGATTGTGAGTTATCAGATATTCTTTAATACTGAATATTAATTTAAACTTTCACAAATATCATTTTACTATTATACGTTCAATATGTCAAGGAGAATAAGGAGAAAATAATATGGAATTAAAAAAAACTGTTAAATATGATGGTAAACTCAAAGGTCTTCATATGGTAGACGGACAACTTGTAGATATGGATGGTGAAATCATTGATATTTTAGATATCTTTGAAAAGGCATATGGTGATAAACCTTTTGACATGTCTACTACTACTAAGACTGAGGAAATCATCAATCTTGATGAATTAGATTAAGGTATTTTATATGGATAATAACGAATTTCTAAAAGAACAGCTTGATCTTATTAAGAAAAAACAAATAGATACATCTATTGAGTGGCAAGATGTTGCAGATTTTCGTTCTAGTCATGGTAAAGAATCAGAGCACCGCGATACAATTCGTAAAGGGTCTAAATTACTTTTAGAATATATAGATGCAGGATGGGATTTATTCCCATCCTCTTCTATTCAATTAGGACGATTTTCTAATGAGATAGCTTTAAAAAAAGAACGTATTAAATTACAGACTGAAAAGCAAGAATTTAATAAATGGATTCGTGAGTATTCTAGGGATGAACTAATTGCCGAACATATTGTAAATGCTGTTAATCAATTACAGCCATTAAATGTACCAGGGTACATTCCCCCAGTACATATGAATAAAGAATATCTTCTTACAATTTCGGATGCTCATTTTGGAGTTGAGTTTGAGATTAAAGATTTATATGGAAATATTTTAAATGCATATAGTCCGGAAATATTCAAGAATCGTATGTGGGATTTATACAATAAAGTTATTGAGCAAATTCAAAAAGATCATATTCAAGTTTTAAATATTTTTGAACTAGGCGATGCCTTAGATGGAATTCTTCGTGCAAATTCTCAGCTTATGCAGTTGAGATATGGAATTATTGACTCTGCCATATTATATGCTGATTTTTTATCTACATGGCTTAATGAATTAAGTAATCATGTTAGAATTAAATTTCAAATGGTAAAACGTTCGAATCACAATCAGCTGAGATTAGTAGGACAGCCTAAAAATGCTTTTCCAGATGAAGATATGAGTAAATCCATATTGGTTTTTATAAAAGAACGTTTGAAGGATAATCGTAATGTTGAAATTATAGAAAATCCAACCGGTCTTGTATATGCACAACTTGCAACATATACAATTCTTGGAGGACATTTTGAAACAAAAAATCTAGGTGATTCTTTGAAAGATTTTTCAAAAACATATCAAGTGCCTTTGGATTATATTATTTCAGGCCATTGGCATAGTTTGGCTACTGGAGATGTTGGGATCAATTCAGAATATATTTCTGTACGTTCGATTATTGGTGTAAATCCGTATAGCTATTCAATTAATAAGGTGTCAAATGCAGGAGCCTCTATGTTTGTATTTGAACAGGGAAATGGTCTTGTAGATGAACATCATTATAAATTGTAAAGGAAAATATTTATGGAAACAAATAATGAAGAACAGTTTGTCGAGTTCGACGAAATATTAAATTTTATACATGAGCATACTGGATTTGATAAAGAAGTTATTGAAAAAGTGCTTGATGCAGAAACGAGATTTTTAATTAAATCTGGTATTGCTACTGAACTTAAAGAATAGTATGAGTGGCGTTGCTGCTTATATTATACATTTCAGGAGAGCGTTCTTGCTCTCCTATTTTCTGGGCGTATGGCGCAACTGGCAGACGCGCCTGACTTAGGATCAGGTTTTTGTAGGTTCGAATCCTACTACGCCCATTTTTTTATTATGAGTACAAGGAGGAGTTGTTTATGGCAACAACTAAGAAAATTGAGCCGGTAAAAATGACTCCGACTCAGATGAAGAAAAAAATAGAGGCACTCGAAGAAGAAATTCGAGTATATAAAGAAGATACCGCATGGTGTTATATGTGCGGAAAACCTAAAAAGAAAAATAGAGAAAATTTTTATAAAAATACGGATCCTTTAGTAAAGTCTGGATATGCAGCTATTTGTTCTGAATGCGCCAGAAAGATTGCATTAAGAACAGATGAAAATGGAGAAGAACATAAACCGACAAAAGAATCAATTATTCTTGCTCTGCAGTATTTGAATAAACCGTTTTTAGAAAATGTCTATAATAGTAGTGTTCAAGCAGCTGAAAGAAATGCTGGTATTCCAGGAGCAAAACAAAATGCATGGAGTACATATATAAGAACCATTGCAATGCAGCAATATTCTGGAAAACAATTCAAGGATTCTGATTTTTTTAAACAAAAAATTATATATGAAGATGAAAAGACTCCTGCAGATGTTATAAAAGGCAAGGAGTCCCAGGATAATTATGAAGGTTTTGAAAAGAATAAAGCTGATGTAATCAGGTTGATTGGATATGATCCATTTGAACAAGAAGCATTGTCTGATCAACCATTTTTATACTCTCAATTAATTGGGTTGCTTGATTCTAGTGAAGACGCAAATGACGATATGATGCGTACTGCTTCTGCTATTTCTATTGTAAGAGCATTTTTACAGCAATCGAAAATTGATAATGCTATTGCTACTTATATGTCTGACGTTCAAAAACTTAGAACAAATTCCGCTACAATAAAAACACTACAGGCGAGTAAAAAAGATCTTACTGCCATTATTAAGGATCTTGCTGCTGAAAGTTGTATTTCTTTAAAGAATAATAAAAATGCTAAAAAAGGTGAAAATACTTGGACTGGTAAAATACGTAAAATCAAAGAAATGAATTTGCGTGAAGGTGAAGTAAACGGATTCGATATCGGAACTTGTCGTGGCATGCGTCAGGTTATGGATATGAGTAATGCTTCTATATTGAAGCAGCTCCGACTGGATGAATCAGAATATTCTGATATGCTAGCAGAACAAAGAGAAATGATAACAAAGCTTCGTGATGATTTGGACAATTACAAAGAAATTTCTCGTATTTTATTACGTGAAAATATTGATCTTAAAGATTATATGGAAGAACATGATTTAATAGAGCCGGATAATTTAGTCGATTTAAATGAACTATTCTCCTGCTTCTCCTCCGATGAAGAAGAAACGGAGGTGGCCGATGATGATGAATCCGGATCTGATTCAAGAGCTTCCGAAGCTTAATTATTGTGAACAGGGAAATAAGATTTTTGTAAAGCCTGGAGTTTACCCATTATCTTCACGCAAACTTGAAGGTTTTATGAAAATTGCAAATCTTCAGAAATATTATCAATGCAATCCTGTAAAATTTATAAATGATTTTTTTAATATAGAATTACTTGATGCACAGGCATGGGTAATTCAGAGAGCCTGGAACTGTCCGAATGTTTTGTTAGTGTGCACCCGTGGATTTGGTAAATCTACATTGATAGATATTATGATCATGGCAAAAGATATGCTATTTAATAACTATTGGACATATATTGCTTCCGGTTCTGGATCGCAGGCTGAACAAACGTTTACAACGCTCGAAAGGCTTGCGAATGATAATATAGATACTATGCTTGGTTCTACAGGTTATATTTTTAAGGCAGAAATTGAAATTAAAAATGCTGCTGGAGATGGCTTCAGTCACTCTTCTAATGGATTCTCATATTCCCTTTATAATGGCTCATTTACTCAAACACTTAATAGTAATGTAGATAAAAAAAGAGGTATGCGTGGTAGTGTTGTATTTGATGAATGTGGATTCCTTGATGAAGAAATGATGTCGGTATATGCAGCTTTTGCAATTGTAAATAAAAGCTTTAAGTCTGGTAAGGATCGTGATGGCAAATCAATCGATCGTAACCGTCTAAGATGTATTCCATCAAATATTCCAAACCAATTATTTTATATTTCTTCTGCTTCTTCTACAGATACAAAATTCTATAAGTTATATAGAGATTTTAGTAAACGACAACTTATGGGAGATCCTGATTATTTTGTAGCTCATATTGATTGCGAAGTTGCATTTAAACCAACTATTCGTGGTGAAATAATGGAACCACTATTGACACCAGGAACTGTGGCAGCAGAAATGCGTTCTAATCCAGAAAAAGCGCGTAGAGAGTATTATTGTGAATTTACTTCTGATGCAGGTGCTAATGCGATTATTCGTAGAGGCGTTATTGCGCGTAATGAAGTGATTCGTAAACCAGTGTTATATAACGATACTGGTAAAAGAAAAATTGTTATTGCATATGACCCAGCTCGAAGTCGAGATAATTCAGTAATTTTGGTTTGTGAAATTTACTCTGAAAAAAATCAAGATGGGGATCTTGAATATAAAATGAGACTTTTAAATTGTATAAATCTTATTGATATAAGCAATAAAAAGAAAAAGAAACCTATGCAAACACCAGCCCAGATTGAATATTTGAAACAAGTTATTCTCGATTATAACCAAGGTGGGGATGAAAACTACAGCAATATTCTCGGAGTTTATATTGATGCCGGTTCTGGTGGTGGTGGTGTTAATATTGCTGACTATTTAATGCCTGATTGGAAAGATAAATCCGGTAAAACTCATAGAGGACTGATTGACAAAGAATATTCAGAAGAATATGTTAAAAAATTCCCAAATGCAGTCAATAAGCTTCATTTAATGGAACCAACTAAATACAAATCAGAAATGTATGAAGCCATGATTGAGATGATGAATCAGGATAAAATTGAGTTTACGGCCACATACGATAACAAAGGATATCTTACAATATTTGATATTGATAAGGATAAATATGAAAAAACTAAAAAAGATCTAATTGCCAAATATAAAAAACAGAAAATGACAGATGAAGAAATTGATTACAATGTTCAAAAAGAATTAGATAAACTTCAAAATGTTAAGAGCCATATTGAAAAATTAAATTGGCAAGAAGAAGCTTCTCTCTCAAGTATCGATGCATTAAAAGAGGAACTTGTAAATATGATCCGTATTCCACGACAATCAGGAAAAGATTCATTTGAATTGTGTCCTGAAAAAGCTAACCGTCTTCATGACGATAGAGCTTACGTTACATGTATGTGTTCTTATGCTCTTCAAACTGAACGCCGGAAAAACATTACTGCAAAACGTAAACCTAAAGTTGACAAATCGTTAGTTCAAAAACTTACGATCAGAAAAGGCGTTGTACGTTCTATGTTCGAAACTTAATATAATTATATGATATTTCAAAGGAGGTGCTGTTACTTGGCTAGACAACAAGGAAATATTTCTGCAAAAAAAGTTTCTACTGCAAAAAAAATTGATCCAGCACCTTCTCAGCTGAATAATACGGCTGAAATGCGTGATTGGTATCAAAAAAATAAAAAAAATATTGAAAATTATGCTGCTGCTATGGAAGGAGCAAAATCTCTTCGTGATATCACTAAGACAAGCACTAAAGCGGTGACAGCTTATAGTAAGGACAGTCTTCGTACTTACCTGCAAAATATTGGAAGTAATGAAAAGAATTTAAGAAATTTATCAAGATATCTTTATTATCGATGTCATGCTTATTATAGATTAATTGCATATAATGCAAACATGTTTTGTTTAGATGCAAGATCTGTTATTCCGGAATATGATATGGTTGCAGGCGTAGATACGAATGCCATGCTTAGTTCTTATCAGGACACATTAAATGTGTTGGATAAGTTAAATCTTCAGTATGAGTTCTTAAAAGCTTATACTATTTGTTTTAGAGAAGATGTTTTTTATGGATGCGCTTATTATGATGAAATAGGAATGTTTATTCTTCCGCTTGATCCAGATTATTGTAAAATTTCTGGTATATACAATACCGGTGATTTCGCGTTTGCAATGGATATGAGTTATTTCAGATCCAGACAGACTATGTTGGAATTATGGGGTGAACCTTTCCAGTCAATGTATCGTGCCTATGAAAGTGATACTACAAATGGAAAGTGGCAGCCTATGCCAGATGAATATGCTATTTGCTTAAAAGCCAGAGCTGAAGATTGGGAAACTGTAGTCCCACCATTCTCTGGTTTGTTATCTGGAATTATCAATCTTATTGATTTAGACGATTTACAGGCTATTGCTGACGCTCAGGATATTTATAAAATGATCTGGTTAGAACTTGAAACGATAACTGGTAGTGAGGATCCAGACGATTGGAAAGTTAATCCGGATATTGTTATTGAGTATTTTAACAGGATGATTAATGAATGCCTTCCTGACTATACTTCTGCTGCTATTGTGCCAGGAAAATTAGATCAGATTTCGTTTAATAATGATAAAGCAACAGATACGAACAAAATAGCAAAAGCTACAGAAACTCTTTTCAATTCTTCTGGTGGCGCTCAAATTCTTAATAGTGCTACAATCTCAGGTACAACAGCCTTTGGAGCAGCAATTCGTGCCGATACAGAATTAGCTATTTCTATGCTTCTACCACAGACTCAGGGATGGGTTAACCGCTTCCTTACATATTGGGTTTCTAACCCAGCCAAGGTAAAATTCTTTGAAGTTTCTGCTTATACAAAAGATGAATTCAAAAAAGAACTTTTGGAGGGTGCGCAAAATGGTCTTCCTACAGCTCTTGCATACAATACTCTTAATCAATTTTCTGAAAAAGAAACTCTGGCATTAAATGTATTAGAGCAGCAGGTTCTTGGAATATCGAATTTATTTGTTCCATTGCAGACTTCATACACTCAAAGTGGTAGCTCAGATACTGGTGGTGCCCCAACAAAAGATTCTACAGAAATCACAGACGACGGAGAAGCATCAAAAGATAAGGCTGATAAAGCTAAATAAGAGGATAATAATTATGGATAATAAGAAATTTATAATTACAACAAACGATGAATCAGCTTCATTGCTTATTCAGACTGGTTTTCATCTTGTGAGCCAGAATGGTAAACAGTGGACTTTTTTAAATGACAACAAAATGCTGTTTAACAATTTAAGCGATGTTGTCTATTCAGATAAATTATTTATTTGATTACTCCTCTTCTATTTGAGGAGAATTACTCAAAGAAAGGAGGAAAATCTTGAAGAAATTCTTAACTATTGACGATTTGATTGAATTTTGTATGAAGAATAATTTTTCTAAATTCAGCAGCAAAGAATCTAATGCAGAAATTAGCGTCCAAATGCCAGCAGTCGCTACATTTGGAAAATCTGATGATAATAAGCATACAGAAGGATTATGTCCTTTTAACGCTACTGCATATCATGATCATGTCAACTTAAACAAATCTAATATCAACGAAGATACATTTCAGGAAAATACACAATCTATACCATATCGCCCTATTCTGGCAAATATCGTTGAAAATTCTGATGGTAATAAAGATTTTGGATCACATGATTTTACAGTGGAAACTGATGAAAATGGAGAAGAAAAAATCACTTATCAGGAACGTCCAGTTGGTGTAATCAAAAAAGATTATACAATTGAATATGATAAAGAAGCCGGAGTTAACAGAGCTGTAATTCAGGGATACCTCTGGGAAGGATATTGTCAGGACGCAATTGATATTATGCAGCGTAGACAACAGGTTGATTGTAGTGTTGAATTGAGTATTAGAGAATTATCATTTAATGCTAAGGATAAAGTGTTAAATCTGGATGATTATTATGTTAGTGGATTGACTTTACTAAATGAAAATGTTGGTCCAGGAATGGCAGGAAGTAATGTCCAACTTGCTGATTTTGAGCAGAAAAATAATTCTGTATATGCAAATTTTGATATGAATGTAAAATTGCTTGAAATGTTAGAGAAGATTAATGCTACTCTCTCTAATTTCAATAAAGAAAATGCTGATGGAAAGGAGGACAATCAGGTGAACAAATTTGAAGAACTTTTAAAGAAATACGAAAAAACTGTAGATGATATTACTTTTACATATGAAGGTCTTTCAGATGAAGAACTGGAGGCTGCCTTTGCTAAGGCGTTTAATACTGATCCGGCAGGTGATCCTGCTCCTACAGAACCAGAAAAATTCGTAAAATCATTTGAACTTTCTCACAGCGATATTCGTTGTGCACTTTATAACTTATTAAATGCATATGAAGAAGCAGATAATGATTGGTATTTTATTAATTCTGTATATGATTCTCATTTTACATATGAGAATTGGGATGGAGATAAAATCTTTGGACAGGCATATAAAAAAGATGGCGACAATGTTTCATTTGATGGTGAAAGATATAATCTTCATCGTGAATTACTGACTGATTCTGAATATTCTGAACTTCAGAATATGAGATCAAATTATGCTGCAATTTCAGATAAACTTGCTTCTTATGAAAAGAAAGAGGCTGACGAAGCTAAAAATGCACTTTTTGAGTCAGATGATTATAAAGGAATTTATGAATCAGAAGAATTCAAGGGGTTAAAAGAAAATCATACAGAATTTTCAGTTGATGAATTAAAGTCTAAACTTGATACTATATTGCTGTCATATGCTAAGTCTGGCAAGTTAAATTTTGCTGTTGAAGATGGTGATATGCATGATGATAACGCCGGCAAAAAAACAGTAAGTAAAAAGACTTTTGGAAATCCATCACAGACTAAAAAGAAAAATAGATATGGATCTTTATTTGCATAATGCAAAATAACATATTTGTTTTATGATGTAGTAGTGGAATATTTTCCACTATTTTCTATTTATAGAAAGTACATGTCGTGAGACAGCAATAAATCTTTCTTTTCAAGGAGGAAAGATATGTGGAAAAATATTCCTAAGAATTATGTTGATGAAAAATATCCTGAATTAATTCCGCTATTTAAAAATCGAGAAGATGCTCATAACGGTGTTTCAAGTTCTAAAAAAATAGAATTTGTTTGCCCTTGTTGTAATAAAATTTATGTTCGGTCTATTTGTGATATTGTTCGTTCGGGAAGAGTGCCTTGTGTAACGTGCTCTGATGGATTTTCATATCCAGAAAAATTTATGGCGAATGTTTTAAGTCAATTAAATATTGATTTTAAATATCATGTTAAAGAGCCTTGGACTCAAAGTTATATATATGATTTCGTTTTTGATTATAATAATTGTAAATACATAATTGAAACTGATGGTGGTTTGGGGCATGGACATAATGAAATATCAGATAGAACAAAACAAAAAACGATTTTAATTGATAAGACAAAAGATGATATAGCAAGGAAAAATGGATACATTATGTTGCGTATTGATTGCAATTATAACGATAATAATCGATATGAATACATAAAAGAATCTATTTATACTACTCTCTCATCTATGTTTGATCTATCTTGTGTAGACTGGGAGAAATGTCATTTAAGTTCATTAGAGTCTAAATTCAAACTTGTTATTGATTGTTATAAATCTGGTACAAAATATCTCGACGAGCTTGAAGTATCGACAGGTATGAAACAAAGAACCATAATAAAATATTTAAGAGAAGCAATGAATACTGGAATATTGGACAAAGAAACTATTATGAGTACAAATCCATATAAAGATTTACCACCAAATGTCAGATTCATTAATGAGGGACATTTTAATAGTAGAAGTCGTCTTGTATATTGCTATGAAGACGCTATTATATTTGATTCTATTGAAACTGTATCAAATTATTATGGATTTCATAAAGGTAGTTTACTTCAAGCAATAAAAAATAAAAATGGATTAATAAAAGGAAAGCATTTTAATTTTTATGATAATTTACCTGAAAATTTTGAATTTATATCTCAACAATTTTCATCTGATAATTATCCTAGAAATAAGCATATATATCAATATGATTTAGAAAAAAATTTAATAGCAGAATATGTTAATGCGAATCATTTAAGGCAAATGCATCCGAATTATTTTTATCAAAATATATGGAAAGCATGTAATTGTTCTCGGAATACAGCATATGGCTTTATATGGTCGTTTGACAAATTTTGAATCACTCCTTTGGGAGTGATTTTTTTTATTACTAAAATTTTGAAAGGAGAAAAATTATGGCAATTTCTTATCAGATTTCTAAACATGCCGTGGCCTTCCCTTCTAAGCTTGTTGCACAGAATGGCGGAGAACACATTTATAACATTACACTGACCTCTGATACAGATAATGGAAATCTTGTAGCAAGAGGCGATTTTGAAGATCTTGACCGTTACACAGAAGCTGCTGTTACTACATTTGAAGGTAAAATTCAGAAACAGGCTGCTAATGGTAATTGGTATGTAGAGGTTGTTGATCCAGGAGATGCTCTGTTTGTTTACATGCAGGCATTTATTGCAGAGGATTGGACAAATACATGGAAGAAGGAGTCTAACTTCTATAACGCAAAAGGAGACGTTGTAAGAGGTTATGCTCTTCATAAAGGTGATGTATTTGAGGTATCTGTTGAGGGATTCGATGGACAGCCAGCTGAAAAAGCGACAGTTACTTGCGAAAACAAGAAATTAAAAATTGGTTAATTTAAGGGAAAGGAGGAAAAAAATATAATGAGACGTAAAATGACTTTTGCTGATTTAAGTGCACATGTTCAGGAAGTATTTGCTAGCATGTGTAAAGATGGTGTTACACCAGAGGAAAATTATGAAGGCTTCAAAAAGCTTACATATGATCTGAATCATAATCCAAACGAAATGTTTGATGAAAATGGAAATAAAAAGACCAAACGAGACGCAGAAGATGCGGTTCGTAAATTTGTATATGCAATTATGGGACTAAACGAGAATTCTACAAAACGTGACAGAAATCGTGCTATGAAGAAACATGGTATTGAACTGTTCGAAGTTATGGAAGAAGAAATTGATATTAAAGTCGAAACAGGCTTTAAAGAATCAGAATTCTTCAATAACTATGTAGAGACAAGAAACCTTTCCCGCGGAGATCGCCAGGAATTCTGGACAGATGATAAAGTTGTTTTATCTACAACAAAAATTGCGGGCGATCATCATGACTTTACACTTCAGAGACTTGGTTCTGGAGAAAGTTATACTGTAACCACAAGTGTATACGGTATTGCTGTTGGTGCTGATATTGATCTGTATTTGGCAGGAAGACTTGATTGGTCTAAATTCACAGATCAGTGTGCTGCTGCTTTCGTTAGACAGATTCAGAATGATATTTATGCTGAAATGATGAACGCAGGAAAGAAACTTCCAGCTCAGTTCCAGGGCACAGGTGCTCTTTCAAATGCTACTAAGGACAAGCTGGATGAACTGCTTGAGGATGTATCTCTCGCAAATGATGGTGCTCAGGTAGTTATTATGGGTACAAGAACTGGATTACAGCAGTTCCAGAAACTGATGGATGTTGACTGGATCACAGACGATCAGAAGAAAGATGTTGCTACAATGGGACGTCTTGGATACTATGGTCCATATACATTAGTTGAAATCCCACAGAGATTTGCTCTAAATGATACAACTAAGAAATTAATGGATCCTAAGACTTTGTTTATTATGCCACAGGTTGAAGATAAGTTCATTAAATTCGTTGATGTTGGTGAAACAGAAATCTATGAAATCACTGATAAGGGTGATCGTATGGATGATACAATGAAATACGAAGTACAGAGATCAATGGGCGTAGGAACACAAATCGGACGTTATTTTGGCGTTTGGACTTTAGCCTAATTTTTTTTATTGTAAATTAATATTATAGTCGTGTGTCATATAGATGCACGACTATACGAATAAAAGGAGGAACTTTTCATGGCAACTACTGCAGTGAAAAAGACAAAGACTACTGAAACTGCTACTGAATCTGTTACAGCATCTGTTACGGAACCTGTTACATCTGAATCAGCAAAAACAGTAGAAGTAAAAAAAGGAAAGAAAACTTATGCCCCTACTGATGGGATTCCATGTAAATCTATTACTAATGGTGGACTTTATATGCCAGGGCTTAAGTCAAATATTTTATACACATGGATTGATGCCGGAGATGTAATTGAAGTTGAATATCAGGATCTGCAGGCAGCAATCAGATCAAATAATGGTTATGTTATGAATCCATTTTTTGTTATTGAAGATGAAGAACTTGTTGCACAGTTTCCACAGCTTAAGAAAATTTATAATACATTATATTCTGTAGGTGATCTTGAAGATGTAATTACAGAGCTTTCTCCTGGAGATATGAAGGCTACTATTCTTTCACTTCCGAAAGGGGCACAGGACTCTATTAAACATCTTGCTTCAAAAATGGTAAGTGACGGTAGACTTGATAGTGTAAGAAAAATTAAAGTGCTTGACGAAATCTTTGATACAGAAATGAGTATTATGACAGGACTATTTAATTAAAAATAAGGAGGTATATTATGCCTTCTCTAAATTACGAAGAAATATACTCAAAATTTCGATTAAAAGCAGAAGCTTATGATATTTTACAATATCGTGAAGATGATGTAAGTGCGGTTTTTATGCCGGAATATTTACATGCATCAATAAATAAACCTTATATTCGAAGACTTTTTTCTGAATTGAAACTTGGAGATACAGTTCAGGAATTGACATATATAATGAAATATTCTGTTGATGATGATTTTGATGCAGAATTTATAACTGATATCTTAGGTATAGGTATGGTAATTGAATGGATTACACCCAAAATTAACAGCCTGAATAATACTCAGCAGGTATTTGGATCTTCTGAGGAAAAATTTTATTCTCAGACTAATCATTTAAATGGTTTAAAAGATTTAAAAAAATCATTAATCAAGGAACAGAAGAACTTGATTAAAGATAGAGGTTATATATGGAATAGTTATCTGGATGGAAGTAATACATAATGGATACAATTTACGGACATTTTGATGATTTACAAATTGAAGAATATAAGGAAAAATTACACAAAGAAATGTTTTGGCTTCTTTTATATAAGGATCCAAAAACAAAAGATGAATTTAAAAATGTTGACTTTGAAAAATATTTTATCAATTTAATGAAGAAAATCGATGGTTTGAATACTCTTCTCTTCTATCCTGTAGAAATTGTAGCAATTATGAGTTTATTACAGGCGGCTCTCAATGAGACAAGAAGTGATGATTTTAATTATCGTTCTTACCGAAAATTGATACTAGATGCGCATTCGTTAGTAGACAAAATTAATTCTAGGAGTTGATTCTATGGTTACTGCAGAAATGTACAAAAATTATTTGTCATCATATGGCAGTAATCTAGCTCAGGTAAAGAAAAATCAGTCTGATGCAATTATGAATAATTCTTTTACTGCCGATGCACAATATAAAAGAGTTTATATTTTAACAAAAGATGGATGGAAATGGGAAGATGCTAAATATCAACGTCATGCCAAGCTTTCCATTCTTAAAGATGCAGTGGATTATTATTTACAATTTCGGCCTAAAGTACATTATCCAATAGGAAGTTATGTGTTTGTTCCTGATGATACTGACTTCGATATTAACATATCTGGGCACGAACTTGATAATCCGCTCTCACTTCCAGACGAAAGAATTACACAACTGTGGTTTATTGTCGGTAGAGATGATGCGAATGCTTTTGTTAGATATAATATATTAAAATGTAATTGGAAATTTCAATGGATTTACGATAACAAATTATATAAATGTTGGGGTTCAAATAGATCAGCTAATAGCTACACAAGCGGTCGTTGGGATGATCAATATACATCTTCGCTTGATAATCTGACAGCTGCATGGCTTCCAGATATTTATTATGCGTATGGTAATAATTTATATGATTTAGGACTTAGTGACGATCGTACTATTATGCACGAACAACGTTTTATGCTTACGAATAACATTCTTGACCCAAAAGTCTATCAGGTCACAAAAATAATAGATCTTAATCCTTCTGGAGTAATTAAACTTTCCATAAAACAAGATGAATTGAATAAAAAAGTTGATAATGTTCAACTTAGAATTTGCAATTATTATAAAGGTTCTGGTGATCAAAAAACAGAGATTATTCAGAAACCTCAAACAATGATTACAAGTTCACAAATTGAATGGATGTATCTAAATGACGATGGTAAAATCGAGCCATTATTGGACCGTTCAAAACAGTTTCTTTATATTGGAAAAAATTCATATTTTGAATATAAACTTCCTTATGCCGATCTTACTTCTGAATGGAATATTAGTCTTGTTGACAAAAATTCCGAATATACAGAAGAAGAAAAATCATATTATGAAGGATTAATAAAATTGACTGTAATGGATAATGTCACTATATCACTTAAGCCTGGAAAAGCTCATAGTTTAATAGGTAAAAGATTTAATTTATCAGCCACAGATAATAATGGAGACAATCATTCTTCTATTGAAGTGGAGGTGCAATTAGATGAATAGAGATATATCACATATTACACGAGATCTTGAAAATAAGAAAAATAATGACATTATTTATAAAAAAGATAAACTGTTAAAACTATTCAATGAGGATCCTGATCTTAATGAAATTTTAGGAAAAAAAGATAAACGCCCGTTGAATAAATATACAGATAAAAATAATCCCACAGCTCAAGAACTAAATGAGCGAAATTTAATCATTGAATATAATAAACGAGTTGATAAGAAGCAAATTCTTCCTATATTAAAACTGAATGGTATTAATAAAGAAGTATTAAATTTTATTATGTTTGATATAAATGATACTGATACATCATATTACAATAAGGCTATGAAAATACAAACACTTATAGTTATGTGTTTAGTTCATGAAGATGATCTTGATACAGAATATGGGATTGTACGAACAGACTTATTGAGTTATATCGTAAAAGATCTTTTATGTTGGACGAATTCTTTGGGAAATCAACTTAAATGTATAGATGATTATGGAGATATTATTGACTCTAGGTATTATTGTAGAACGTTGAAATTTCAAATTGAATGTCCTAATAATTTATATGCAGGAATGAATAACAAATATGACAATTTCCAAAGAATCTGAAATTGATGCACTGAAATTATATTTTGGTGAACCATTTGTTATCGAAAATGATACATATAATGACATTATAATTAATCAACCTACAATAGGAGACATTATAAAAAGTGGTGAGAAAAAGATTTATTCTACTATAAATATTTTTATTGCCAATCCTACTATGTATCGCATGCAATTATGGGATCTTGGTATTGATTGGAATAAAATGTCTGATTTTTCTTTATTTTGTATGCTTGTTCCAAGTATAGACTCAAAATCTACAAAATTACTATTCGGTGATTTGAATTTCCAATTGTTTCAATTGCAACAAACACAAACAGAAGACGGGGAACCGTTTTTTTATTTACTTAATGAAGAACAAAATGTTCAGATAGATGAAGCCGCATATCTACAGATGGCTTCGTATTTAAGAGCTATGTTCAACACTTACCCAAAAGTGGAAAAAGCCAGGGGAAAATCTACAAAAGAATGGATGATTGAAGAAGATCGCATGAGCTTCGAACAACACAAAAATGATGTTTACAAATCCACTCTTCTACCACTCATATCTACTTGTCTTAATCATCCCGGTTTCAAATATAAAAAAAATGAATTACGTGAAGTTGGCATTGTTGAATTTATGGACAGTGTTCAAAGATTACAAGTTTATGAATCTTCCACTGCTTTACTTAAGGGTATTTATAGCGGCTTTGTTGACGCTTCAAAGATTGATAAGAATGAACTTAATTTCATGAGAGAAATTTCTCTCAAAAATTAATTTCTATATACAAAAAATTTAAAGGAGGAAATCATAATGGGATTTACATTAGATGATATCGTAATTGATCGTGTTCAGTATGGTTTTGCTGAAGACCTTGACGGAAATCCATTATACACTTTAACACAGCTTCAGGATGCAACAATTAATATTAGTGCTGAGTCAACTGATGCAACAGATAACCAGGGAAACCTAATTAAACGTTTCTGGAAAGCTAAAACAGGTGAATTTACAGCTAACAATGCAATGATCAACCTGAATGTTATTGGAGCTGCTTCTGGAGAAGGTAAGAAAATTGCTTCTCAGGAGAATAAAATTGTTATGCCAAAGATTATCACCGTAAAGAAAGGTGAAAAAGCAACTCTGAAAGATGTTGTTGAAGGTTCTGTAAAAGTAAATGCTTTCAGCGCAAATGGTTCCATGGGTACTGCATATACGAAAGATACTGCTGCAGATGTAGACAAATACGCTCTTACAGAAGGTGGAGAGTTTACACCTCCTACAGCTGAAGGTGTAGATACATACATCGTTAAGTATGATCGTAGTGTTGGAGCTGGTGTATCTATTACTAATAGAGCAGATAAGTTCCCTCAGACAGTTAAACTGACTCTGAAAGCTCTTGCTGTTGATCCTTGTCATTCTGACGTATTAAAGGGATTATATATCGTGCTTCCATCATTCCAGGTATCTCCAGAGGTCGAAATTTCATTAACAACTGACGGACAGCTTGCTTACTCTGGATCTCTTCAGGTAGATTACTGCTCTGCTGATAAAGCTCTTTATCACATTTATTGGGCTGATGAAGACGAAGAATAATCATTAGATAATATAATATTATTCTAATTACGGTCGGTATGTGTCATAGCATACCGGCTGTTTTACTATCCATATTCAAGGAGGAAAACATGGTTAAGAAAAATAACAAGAAATGCATTTTATGCGGAAAAATATATACATATTGTAGTCGCTGTGAAGAATTCGACCATCTTCCAAGATGGATGGAGATTTATTGCAGCGATAATTGCAGAACAATCTTTAATACATTAACAGAATATAATGCTGAAAACATTACAGCTAGAGAAGCTGCTGAAAGAATGAAAGATTGTGATATGTCTGATGTCAGTAAATTTCATGAAGTAAATCAGAAAATGATTGCAAAAATTCAGAAAGAAACTGCTGATATTAAATTACAGAAGATCTCAGAAAAAGATATTGTTGAGCCGGATTCTGTAGTTGACGAAGAAAACAGCGAGGAAATTGAAACTCGTAAACCAGTACGTACAAGAAAACGTAAATAGTATTTGAATAGTGATTTTTTAGGGGTATGTCTCACTATTCGAGACTACCCCTTTTTTCACTTTTAAGGAGTAAAAGGAATATGAGAATACAATCAAATTTGAAGCCGCGTGATTATACGGAGAAAGAAGTCTGCAGGATTATAAATCCGAAGCAGCGTGATTTATATATTAAACATAGAGTATTTCCGATAGATATGTATCCAAGTGTTACGGATGACGGAAAAGATATTATTGTTTACATCTTTTTAATTGAAGAAACCAAAGAGCTGTTTCAGCAATGGCTTAATCATACACTTGAATAAGGAGAACTCTACATGAAAGAAAAAATTTTAGATAAACAAGTTCTAAGATATGTTATTGCTACTACTGTTTCTGGCAAACCAACATATCTCAAAAAGAAATTGCAAAAAATTGAATACAGTTTTGTAACAGATATTGATGACGCTACTAAATGCTCATCTTATGCTATTGCAGAGGCTGTAAGAAAATACTACGAACATGATACTCATGATACTAATGCAGGATTGATTATTATTCCGGTTGTTATCAGTTATGAATTAGTAAAAGAGGTTTAAATATATGGATAAATCAATTATATTGACAATTGATGATTTTATATCAGTGAATCACTATTTGGCATATAGAGCCATTATAAAAAATGGTAAACCAATGGCTATGAGTTATAAAACTCAAGAAGCCAAAAAATTCCAAACAGAATTTACTGAATATGTGAAACGACAAGCAAAAGAACAAAATTGGGAAACAGACCCTAATCCTATGCAGCACTACTATGTAGATGCTGTTTTTTATTTTCCAAGAATTGATATGGACACAAATAATTATTGGAAAGTTGCATTTGATGCAATCACTGACTCAGGTGTTATTTGGGTAGATGATAATATGGCTTGCGAACGAGTTATAAAAGTATTATACGATGCTAAAAACCCACGTATTGAATACACCATTTATAAGACTAATTTTATTGGTATTTTTGATAATATTGATCAGATGAATGCCTTCGAATCAACTTGTAAAAATTGCAAAAGATACTGTCGAAATTGCTCTATTTTAAGAAAAGCAAAAGAAGGACGTATCCAAGAAGAAATTCAAAATAATGTCTGTTCTAAATATAAGGAATGATTTTTATGTGGACAGACAATGAAAAACAAATATTGATTGAAAATTATCCAATAATGACAACTTCGGAACTTATGATTTTATTAAATAAGTCAGAAGGACAAATTAGAGGGATGAAAGAACGGTTAGGGCTTAACCAAAAACTTAATGTTTTTACTAATGAAGAAAAAGAATTGATACGAAAATTTTACGAAGAAAATTCAGAACAACTAAATTTGGATGATTTTGCCAAAAAGCTAAATCGTCCTAAGACATCAATTTGCAGGTACGCTAACAAAGAGGGATTAACAAAATCATCAAGACCCATGACAGAATTAAAGAAGAAAACTCTTTCAGATAAAGCCAAAGAATTTATTTTAACTGAAAAATATCAAAAAGAGATTTATCCGAATCAAGTAGCATTACTAACATATTATGCTCAAAATGAACATCCAAAAGGTATGTTAAATAAACACCATACTGATGATGTTAGACAGAAAATGTCAAAATCACATATTGAATTGGCAAGAAACATGACAACCGAAGAAAAGCATGATATTGCTATGAAAGCAGTTCAAACAAGATTACATAATGGTGGGTATAATACTACTTCTAATGCGTATTCCAGATGCAAAGGTGGCATTAGATCTGATTTAGATTGTTATTTTAGGAGTGCATGGGAAGCTAATGTTGCTAGAATCTTAAATTGTAAAAATATTAAATGGGAATACGAAATAAAAAGATTCTTTTTTGAAGAAATAGTAGATGGTATAGCAAGTTACCAGCCAGATTTTTACTTGCCAGAATATGATAAATGGATTGAAGTAAAAGGCTGGATGGATCAAAAAAGTAAAGTTAGATTGAAATTGTTTCAAGAACAATTTCCAGATGAATATAACAAATTAATTTTAATTGATGAAAAATACTATAACCAATTAAGAGCTGATTACTCTTATATTGAAAATTGGGAAAAATAAGGAATAAAAGGAGATTTATTATGAGCGAAATAAATAAAGTTAATTCAGATACAATTGAAAGAAAAATTGATGTTCCAGAGTTTATCAGACGATATAATCTCTTGAAAACAGATGAACAGCGAGATGAATTTGTTAGAAATATTATTTGGAGAACATATTGCCCTGTTTTAGAAAAGAAACTTGTTCTTCAGACAATACTTGATAAGTCTATTACCACTGGAAAAAACGGGGTACAGTATATTGATATGTTTTTATCTAAAATCAATATGACTACTACTATCCTTATTTTATATACAAAATTGAACATAGTAAAAACTGATGATAGTACTACAAATGCATTTCAAGATTATGATTTATTATTTGAAAATAATCTCATGAATAAAATTTGTGAAATTATCGGAGAAAGAGAATTGTCTGAACTTATGAGTATTAATAGTTTGCTTATGGGTAATTTCCATGAAGAAAATAAAAATATCGAAGCATATGTTGCGAAATATACAGAAGCATTTGCTACTACTGTTGGTATGTTTGCCAACGAAGGTATTTCTGAATTAATGAAATATGTAAAGGAAAATGGAATTAAACTTGATTTGAAATAAATTATAGGAAGGGGGCATTTGATATGACAATAGAGGAATTTGCTCGAAGGATAAAAAAATTAATGGCTGATATCCCACAGCCATTTTCAAATTATTTGGCTGAAGCTATAGCTCCAGAAGTTAAAGCCAAAGTTAAAGAAATATTTGATAAATGGGTTAACAATTATTATGCGAGTTATTCCCCAATATATTACAGCAGAACATATGGATTAAGAGATGCATATGTTTGTGAAGTATACGGAAATCTTCTTGTATTTGAATCAGATGCCTCTTTACTAAATGGATCTCATAGAGTAAGCAATGAATATATTTATGACCGTATGTTTTTTGAAGGATGGCATGGAGGCGCTGATAAAGGAGAAGGTCATCCGGCGCCAGGATCATTATATTGGAGATCTCCATTTAAAGAGTATACACATTGGGGAGCTATGGCTGCCTCATCTGCTGCTCCTGGACCTAAAATTCAGTCAGACGTAAAAAACTATTTTAAAAGTGGAGAATGGCATAAAAAAGTAGAGGCTGTAGGGATAGATCTACTTATAAATCGTTATGGATTATAATATAAAGGTTGGTGAACAATACATATGGCAAAAATAAGAGAAGAACTTGAAATAGTAAGTAGTGACGATCTTAATTCATTGCTTAATAGATTAAATAAATTAAAAGATGAAATTAAGGATACTAACAATACAACAGTTAAGCCTAAGACAGATTCGTCAGAAATTGATAAAGCTAATATAAAATTAGACAATTTAAGAAAAAATGCTCAAAGTGGAATTGATGCAAAAGTAAATGTTCAACTTGATGCTTCTGATTTAAAGAAGCTCAATAATCTCCCAACTGCAAAAGCAAAAGTGGATTTTCTAGTAAATAAAGGTACTATCAGCAAAAGCATTGGTAAAGATTTACAGGCCGCTATTGGGAAAGCTTATTCAAATGTCAGTAGAAAATTCAAAGATTTTCCAGGGCTAGATAAAGAGCCTAATATATCTCTTGATAATTTCATGAAAAGAGTTCCTGAATTATCAGCTCGTCAAAGAAGTGGCATAATTCAGACACTTACGGATAAGGGCATAATATCAGATAAAAATATTCCTGAATCATACGAAACTGTATATAGATTAAAAAGCTACTTAGAAAATGCTAAAAAAGCAGTATCTAAAACTATTCCGTCCGAGGCGTTTACTGCCCCGGATCTTTCTTTATCTGCAACAGAATATGGTAATGCAATTAATGAACAAGTGAAGCTCGTACAAAATGTACTTAATGCTTCTAAGTTTTTTGCTGATTTAAGTTCTAAAATGAATGTTAAAGCTTCTGCAAAAGTTTCACCTGAAGAAATGTATAAATTAATGGGCGTTGGTTCTGAAAAGGCTGATACAGGTAACTATGTTGCTTATCTGGCAGATCAGATTGCTAAGAAAGCAAATGTATATGATATTATCGATCAGGTTGTAACGGGCGCTCTGGATCCGACGCAGATCAGTCAAAAAGATATTGCAAATAGCATTTCAAAAATTACTAAAAAGAAAGAATCTACACCTAAGGCTTCTTCTACTGGTAAAACTAAAAAAAAAGTAAAACCTGTTATTGATGATTCTGATGACTCAGATCGACCAGAAGGAAATATTGAAAAATTATATGATGAATTAAAAGATGCATATAAAAATTTTGTAGAAGCAAGAAAAGCAAGAAAAACAAATAGTATTCATCCATCTGATTATGCTTTAAAAAGTGCAGTATTTAGAGAAGCGTATGCAAAAGTAGCACCACATTTATTTGATGATGAGAAAGAAAAATTTGTTGGTCCAAAACCTATGAGTCAAGAAGTAGCACAATTAGCTGCTGATTCTACAAGAAAAACAGTAGAACAGATTTATTCGATAAAGAAGCCGCTTAAAGATCTGGGTTATTTAGGGAATAATCCCGATGTGTCTAAGATATTCGATAGAATTTCCAACAGAATTATTAAAATTAATGCCGATAAACTCAATAACCGCGATAATGAAAATGGCGATACTGATGAAATTATAAAAAATATTGGAGTAATGAATAAATTAGCAAGTCAGCTTGAAGATATGGTTCATGCTGACGGGCATGTGGATTTTGCTATTAAAAATCTTCCTACTATTACGAAACCAGCTACTACTGCTTCATCGTTACTTGATAATTCTGATATTAAAAAACAGACAGAAGAAACTGCAGATGCTATTACTAGAACAGCAGATCAAGTTATTGATGCAAAATCCAAAGAAGCTGATGCTGTTGTTGCTGCAAATGATAAAATTGCTGAGTCCGAGAAGAAAGTAACAAATCAAGTTACAGATGCTGCAAAAGAACAGAACGATACAATCAAAACTGTGTTTGGTTTGAAGAATGTTAATTCTAATTTAACAAAAACCCCTGTTACTCCACCAGAATTAGATGGCTTAAAACAGCTTTCTCAAAGGGAATTTGGTGACGCGCAGAAATATATTAAAGTGTATGAAGATACTAACAGAACTATATACACCCTTACTCAGACATATAAAAAACAGTTCGATGCTAATGGTAATCTTTTAGCTGAGGGATATGAAAATGCTATTGCATATTATGATAGTTATGAGAAACTTGAGGGAGAAGCTGTTAAATTAAGTAAAAAGATTAACTCTAATTATGCGAAACTTGATACAGAAAGATATAAATCTACTGATAAACAGAATCCTAATTATCTTAAAAAGTTACAGGATGATATCAAATCTGATCAACAAGACTTATCCGAACTACATAGAATTGCAAGGTTAAATGCATCTCTTTCTAATAACAATTATACATATCAGGATTTTACTCAAGCACTTCGAAAAGGATCTGCTGAATCCGCCAGATCATTATCTGCAACTCGTAAAACAAATCGTGATAATTTTGATTTTCAGAAAGAAACTATTAATACCGATTTGTCAAAGCAGATTTCAGATGTAGAATCTCTTGGTCAGGCAGGTTTAATTGCCGCCGCCAAACTTCGTTCCATTCAGCAGGCTTTATCTGGTATTACTACTCCTACTGGTCTTGAAAATGTTAAAAAACAGATTAATGACATTGGTAAACAGTTCGATACGAATAAAATTCGTGAAAATGCTCTAAATTATGTTCATAATTTGGGACAGAAACTGAATGGTAAACAAAATGTTGTTATCGGGCAAAAAAGTGTTTCTGACGATTTCGTTGATAGTATTAAAAATGGTGAATGGACTGGTCCATTAGCTGGTTTGAATAGCAAATTTGAAAGTAAGTATCAAAATACTTCTGCTGACCTGAAGAGATATATTGCTGACGCACAAATGCTTGGAGACGTAGGAAAAGAAGCAGCTGCATCATTTTCTACATTGCAGAAAAATCTTGAGAATTGTTATACAGAATCTGGGTTAGAACAAATTCAAAATGGAATGAAAACGACTCAGAAACAGCTTGCTGCATCTAAAAAACAGGCTGATGAACAAGCTGCTGCAATAAAAAATTCCGATGTTGCCAAACAATACGATAATGCTATTGATAAGGCAAAAGAAGTAAAATCCCTTAATGCAGAATTGCTTGGATATAAAAAAAAACAAAGTCAATATTCTGAAGGTAGCGATACATACACAGAAATTGGAAATCGAATTACTGAAACAGCTGAGGCAGCCAAAAAAGCAAATACTGACTTTGAACGGTTAACTCAAAATGACTTTGTGTCAAAGAATTCTGAGGCATTAAAAAATGCTGGAAAGAATGTTGAAGATTATGACAAAGTTGTTCGCGAGATGAAACAGGCTCAGGCAGATGTGTCTGGATTTGATGAAAAGGTTATTCAAACTAATAATAAAGAAGCATTTACAAAACAGTATACCCAAGCTATTGAAAAAGTAAAAGAACTAAAATCTGCTATGCAGGATTTATATAGCTTTGAAGCAAAGGGTGCAAAAGGTCAAATTTCAAGTGATGATTTTATCTCAGGATTTACTGATAGATTTAAAAATATAAAAAATCTCAAAAAAGATGTTGACGAATTCAAGAAAAATACATACCAGAATAATAAGGATGATGCTGATAGTGTTCTTGATCAGTTGCTTTTTGGTAATTATGAGAAAGCATTTACCGATTCTGAGCAGAGTATGTCTGATTATGAGAATAAAATTACTACTCTAATGACTCAGGCATATTCCCGTCAGAGAAAACTTAGCAATGATTTATATAAAATGGCTGGCAATAAAAATTATTCTGAACAAGAATATACTGAAAAAATGAATCAGCGTAATGGTGTTCAGGCTACATATGAAGCATTAAAAGCACAGATCAAAAATTCTGGTAAAAATATTGATTCAGATAGTTTAATTTCAGATATAAAAAAGGCATCCGATCTTGATAGAAATAGTATTCTAGGAAATTTAAAAGAGTCATTATCTAGTCAAATAAATGATTTTGAAAATTCTCTCAAGCATATGCAGAATACTATGAATCTTCCGGATGGTATTGCTTCATTAAAAGAGAAATTAGAAAGCGCATTTACATTTGAGAATGGAGCCGATAATCTTGGCAATTTCAAAAATAGAATGCAAGATTTTTATCAAACTTTTGATTCTCTTAAAGGAAGTTCATTTATTCAATTTGCAAATGAATTTGGAACAGCTTTTGATAGTTTAACTAAGGCAGAAAATTCTTCTGGTAAGGTTTCGGCATATACGGATAAATTAAATGGTTTTGTTGAATCATATAATGATATTGTAACCAGGTTTCATAATAAAGAAATTGATACTAGCAAAGCTCAAGATGAAATTTCTGAATTAGCATCTAAAATGCAAGATTTTCAAAAAGTTGCTAAAAATTACGATAAAACAAATAGCAAAGGAACTTATTTAGAAGGAACAAAAGGACTGGTACAAGATACAAAAGATGTTGAAACAATGCTTACAGAGTACGCTAATTCTATCGGATTAACATCTAAGATTTCTTCATCTATCAATGAAACTACCGGACAAGTAAAGATGCAATTTGCTGATATATCTGGTAATGTTGTTACTTTAACTGGTAATCTTGAAAAAGCAGGAAATGCAATGCGCATTATATCTAGTACTGCCTCCAAAGCATCAACCGGGATGTCTTCATTCGGAACTTCTATTAAAGGAATGGTATCAGGGAACTTTAAAGGTGCTATTGCAGATATTGCAAGTTATGTTTCTTATTTCCAGGTGACCATGAAAGCAATTCAGCAGGCCAAACAAGGCTTCAATGATTTCTTAAATTTCCAAAAAGACTTAACAAATGTTAGTTATACAATGAATTTATCGCCGGATCAATTACAGAATCTTGGTACTTCTGCAATTGATATGGCAAAAGATTTATCGATGTCCTTGGATAATACTATGGACATTTATAAAATCTATGCAAATATGAATACTACTGCTTCTGAAATTCAGCAGACAGCAAAACCAACTGCTATTTTGAGTAACTTAAGTAGCGTTGATGCTTCTACTGCCGCTGACCAGGTACAGGGTATTTTACAGCAGTTCCATATGTTAGAAGATGGATCTACTACTGCTGCTGATGCCTCTATGCATATTGTCGATGTTCTGGATAAAGTTTCCGGAAGTGTGGGAATTGATTACGCTAAAGGTATCAAAATTATTTCTGATGCTGTACAGGCTTCCGGTCAGGTCGCTTATGACGCAGGTATGTCATATGAACAGCTTGCAGCTATTACTGCTAAAGTATCAGAAAGAACTCGTGAAGATGGATCTTCAATTGGTAATGCTTTGAAGACAATTATCACAAGAACTACAAAAGTCGGTAAAATGCCACAATATGCCGACGAAGTTGACAATGCAACTTTATCTAATGCTTCTGCATCTTTGCATGCTATAGGTGTAGATGTTTATAATCCGGATGGATCTGATCGTGGTATCATTACTGTTATGTCTGAGCTTAAAGATAAGTGGGACGATTTAACTGATGCACAGCAAGCCAAGATCGCATTCGATGTAGCAGCCTAAATGTGGACTGTGTATGAAGAAATTCATACTGGAATGATTTTAATTGCAGGTAATACCTTAGAGCCTTGCACCACAATAATCAGGAAACTAGATTATGAAGGTTTGAAAACGCAAGGATTGGTTGTTCATGCAGCGAAGCACCCTAACGTATTCCGTAGATCATACGGTACTTGAGTCGAGGGTGAACGTTCAACGACTAGATTCTCGTCGAGCTATAGACAAGAGAATAAAGGTGGAAATCCTGAATATCTATAGCAACAATCGTAGGGCGCAATCGCAAATGGCGTGGGTGAGAACCCCTTAAATCGAAAAGGACACCCTAAACCGTAAAGGTCGGTAGGTGAAGAAATAGTCTGGTCTTATACGAAAGTATAAGGATATTGTTAAGAAAAATAATTTATGAAAAAATTTGATAAAGAATATTCTACTCAATATACACCTGAAAAGGAGTATTTATGGAGTATTGGTATAAAGCCTTCATTTGTAAAAACAATAAATGAAGTGACTACATATAAATACGAAAAAACGTCAATGTTATTTAAAGCACTGGCGATTTTTTATGCAAAAAATTGATAATAAATGGAGTGATAATATATGAAATGGACTTCTGAAAAGGAAGAATATTTAATAAATAATTGGCAGTATCTATCTGATGACGAATTAGCTGAAAACATTGGCGCCACAAAAGGTGCAATTATAACTAAAAGAAGACGATTAAATTTAATTCGAAAAGAAAAGATTTTGCGTAATACTAAAAATTATTCATATAATGAAGTAAAAGAACAATTTTCTAAAAAAGGATATATCCTTATTGATAATAAGTATAAAAATTATACTACTAAAATGAAATATATCTGTAAAAAGCATTCTGAAAAAGGTATTCAAGAAATTAATTTGTGCGATTTATTGCGTGATAGAGGCTGCTATTATTGTGGCAGAGAACGCACTATGAAAAATAAAGTATTCAATTCGGAACATTGGAAAAATGAATGTGAGAAACATAATTTTACATATGTATCACATTATCACGAAAATGGCTATACTTATGTAAATTACATTTGCAATATACATAAAGATAAAGGGATTCAGGTGAAAGAAGGATATACTTTGTCTAAATGTCCTGGTTGTCCGTATTGCAAAAAGACATTTTTTGAAAGTGCGATTGGTGACATATTAGATAAATGGCATATTAATTATGACACACAAAAGAGATTTTCAGATTGTCGAGATAAAAACCCTCTACCATTTGATTATTATATTGAAGATTTTAATATCGCAATTGAATATGATGGGGAATTTCATTACAAACCAGTTATGCTAGGCAAAACTTTGACATATGAGACTGCATATGAAAATATGATAAATACTCAAAAAAGAGATAATATCAAAGACACATATTGCCAAGATCATAAGATTAATTTAATCCGTATTCCATTTTGGGATCAAATTTATATGGAAGATATTTTATTTGATAAATTGGTTGAATACGGAGCACTAATAGAAGAATAAAAGGAGAAAATTTTTAACAATATCATGTAGTGTTGCGAACTACATTAATATGACGACACGTCAGACAAGTAAGTTTAAGTCTATGCTTGATGCATTCACAGACTCCATGTCACTGGCAGAGGAAGCAACAACCGCAAATGGTAATGCTGAAGCTAATCAGGAAAAATACATGGAATCAACCGCTGGTAAACTACAAGCAATCAAAACACAGATGCAGGATTTCTGGGTTAATTTCTATAATTCAGGGTCTGTAAATGGTGTTCTTGAATTTGTACATAGTTTAACAGAAGGATTTACGTCACTTGAAAAAACACTTGGACCAATACCAGCATTACTTACTGCCGTATTTGCAGCAATGACAGTAAAAAATGCAACAATGGCAGGATTAAAATTCCTGAGTGGTGGAGGTCTTGCAACAGTCGTAGGTTGACCCAAAAATCTAAGGGTTACACGTTATTTTCCGATTTTTAACAATGAGCCTATCTACATAGAGATTCATATCAATGTGTGGAGAATAGCGACTTAAAATAAATAGAGGATTAATACGTCGAATTCACTATTCTATGCTGATCGCATAGTGAAGTGAGCGAAAACTCGTGACAACGCACGTACCAACCTGATTTACGATTTAGTCATATGTGAAACGTTAGTAACAATTACGCAAGTAATGACGAGGGAAACATATTAATAATCAGGAGGAGTAGAGAGAGCACCCTTCCTCGGAGTATATTATATATACTTTTAATGAATGTTCCATGAGCGGCACTTCTCTTCTGCCGAATCGCTTTATGCGAAAGAGAGAAATTATATTTGATAAAAGAAAGACACCGCGGTGATCAAGCGCAGTGTCTGTAAGATAAGCTTTGAATTTTAAATTATTGAAATTTAACCTTTAAAACTTTAATTGTGTGGGTTTCACCCCACACTACCAGAGTTGTATTTCTACTTCTCCGGTGTCTCGCTTGCAAACTCGCAATTAATATCAATGCTCTGTTCTTTCAGGTTTATTGATGTCACGAGTTTTGTTGGATTGTGCTGGAACACCATCCATAAAGCTGCAAGTAATACTAAAACCGTAAAGAATCTTTTAATTGCTATCTTTGCAAGCTTAAATTGATGTTCTTCTTTCTTCATGTTCCACCTCCCTTCTGCCATATGGCTAAAGTAAATATAAGTGGATTTTGATTTCGGACAGAACATCCGATTTTGATATTTATGATTGTAGGTGTGTGCAAAGCCGAGGCACACTCTCGGCTATCCTACAATTAGTAAATATATCACTTGATTTTATTGTTGTAAAGACAGAACGTAGGTTCATCATTTTTCATATGTCATACATCCAATGATTAAATATCGTTTTGTCCTGCCATATTCTTCTGAATCAGTTTGGGCATAAAGTGTGTAGATGTTTTCAAAAGGTTTCGGAACAGGTTTTTTACAAAACGGAGCTGAATGTAATTTTTTTTCATACGGATCTAATTCTTTTCTAAAATTGTCAAGAAAATTCTGTTTTTTGATTTGTATTTCATAATCTGACCTATTCTTTAGGTCTGACATTGTAATAGAATATTCTGTTTGACAATATTTGCCAGGAAAAATATCTTGGATGACAATAACTTCACATCCACATATGTCAAGAATTAAAAATGGTTTACAGGAATAATAAAATTCTGTGAATACCCATCGTGTACTTCCATATGAGTTCATTGATATACTATTTTCAGGAGTAACTGTTAATGATAAATTTGCAATATTTTTATGTAACGCTTTCGTATAAATATCTTTGGCCGATTTATATCTTTTCCATTTTCCCTGTGAAATAGAAATTAATTCTTGAAAATCGTCCTGAATATTCGGATTTACTGATCCACAAGTTCCTATACTAAAATTTATATAATCAGAGTCATATATTGATAAATTACTATTATGTATTATAATTTTTTCTCGAAGTTTTTTATCAATACTCAAATAGTCTTTCCATAGTATATTTGATTCTTCTTTCAATTTTAGAACATCTGGAGTATTAATTTCATCCCAAAATGATTGCTTAATTTGTTTTTGAGATTCACCGATTTCTATAATCTTTTTTATTCTATCGATTTCTTCTGGGCTATAATTTTCAGTATACATATGCACTCCATTCTGAAAGTAGGTGTTTATATGATTAGCTTAACAAAAAATAATAACATTATTATTCCGTCTCAGATTCAGTTTGAAAACCAATTTGCCGTCTTGGGGCTTCTGGAATCTCCTTTGGCTGCGCGCTTAAGAGAAAATCCAACTGATTTATATGTTGTATCAGTTTCTGCGGTTTGCCGTAACTGTCCTCTCCGTAAAACACGATTAGGTTGCACCAAATGTAGCCGATATTGTTGACAATTACCCTTGTTTAAATGCTACAACTTTGGCAAATTCTACAGCTACATCATGCGCTACACCCTCAACAAATTCAAGAGTATGATTCCCTACTTTACCAACAATATTTTTAGTTTTATCCCAAACAGGTTCTGGTTCAGTAGCATCAATGAATTTATGTCCTATATATGTAATTTCATTTATTAAACACTCATTAATATACGGAGAAGCCTTAGGATTTCTATTAGAAATTTTAATAAACCCAATTTCTTCAAGTTTCATGACAGTATACATAATATCTTTGCTGTCATATGTCTGATTTAATGGCGATGCTAATAATTGTTTAAAAGTTACAGGTATAAGAGAAAATGAACCATCTTGCAATTCTCGATAATCAATATTGTTTTTGCAGTAAATCAAAACATCTCTTACACATTCTTCATTTAACGTCATACTTATTACCTCCATAAGAAAGGATTAAAAATGAATACAAATTATAAAATTTTATCAACTGTTGTAGATATTACGCAATTGCTTCATGAAAGCAATTGTACATATAATGAATCATATAAAATATTACAAATGGTTACAAATGAGTTAAAACAACAGCAGGAAAATATAGAATATCCTACAGTAGATGATTATTTATCTAATAATAAAACCCATAATGCAAATAATCAAGTTATTGCTGCATTAAATCATGTAGATGGATATTGCTAATCACCTTCCTGGCCACCATTTGTGACCACATTTTTGACATACATTGTATCTGACCCAATCAGAGCCTAAATGTAATGCGTCAGTTTTTATCTATACCAAAAATGATATTTTGGAATGAATTGTATTTTTCACTTATATATGAAAAATCACTCTCCCATTTATATACAGCGCGATACATATTTTGATTGTTTTTTCTGCTATTAATAAGCCATTGCAAAAAATTCAATGTTTGGAGAATCGTTACAATTTTTCTATTAATAAGGAAATCTAATAAATTATGACGTGCTGAGTCAGAGAGATCTTCATTCGCGTCTACAGTATATCCACAGGCTTTAAATATAGATTCTGTACTCAACTGTGAAAATATGTCACCGGATCCATTTTGGTGTAAATGATCATAAATTCTACAAAGTGGTTTTCCTTCCATCCGCAAAGAATCGTATTCATAATCATACATAAAAAATGTATTACATTCTTGACAATACACTAAAGGAACTATTTTCACTTTTATATCGCCAGTTTTGCACGACATAATAAAGAAAATTCCATTTACAATTTTAGTATGATGTTCGTCATTGTTACATTTTCTTACAGCAGATTTTACAATGATGCTTTTGAAATCTATAATTTGGTAATCATTGCTCGATACTTCTGAAAAAATATCATTTGTACGTTTACGCCACGTAATATCGCTTGTAGTTTGTATGTCATATTTATATTCTATAAAAATTTCGTGTTTCGTTATTTTTTCAAAGAAATCAGCAATAATTTTTGAATTACCATCATATAAACAAATGCTTCTAAAGTAAGCTGGTTGATGTAGGCTATAAAACGCCATATTAATATCACTATAATAAGATTCTGGCCATCCTATAAAAGAAGGTAAAACTATGATACAGTAATTAAAAGAAAGTGTTTCTTTATCAAAATATTTTGTAAAAGTATATTCCATCTGGATATTTTCAAATACTTCATGGTCTTTTTTATAAACTGTACTATATTTTATTTGAAAATCAATACCGTCATCACAACGACTAAATTCATACTCTGTGTCATATACACTACTATCTACGACAAATTGCATTAAATTTAGCAATCTTTCTAGTTGCTTTGGAGGATCAATAATTTCCTTGACAGGTATATGGAAATAGGTTGTTAACACATTCATATCAAGTTCTAAGGTAGAGCCAACAATTTTACGTTTATTATGAAAATTTTTATTTGTATATTCAAAAGGAATCATAAATTCTTTACAAGCCCATTTATATGCTTCTAATTCCGATTTTCGAATTTTATTAAATATTTCTCTGTAATCAAGATTATGTTCCCAACAGTATAAATAAATATTTCCCCAAATGTGATTATACATGATATTACCTTATCTTCCAGGATTCCACTTGAATCCGCATTTTTGACATAAATTTTTCCTTGTGGACGAACCAATCCATCCCCACATAATATCGTAGCCCCGTTCCTCTGTAGTGACTGAGGTTGAGCCACATTTAGGACAACGAACAACATTGGAGTTTATGGGTTGTTGCTTTGGTTGTGAAGCGTAGTTTTTACTACGAAGATAATTGAGAATGAAGATGCCGGCTTCATGCCTGTTTATATTATTTTCACGACTATAATCTTTGAGGAATTTATTAAATATTTTATATGTTTCTTGAGGTGTTGGATATTTAATATTTTTTCGCGTGGGATCAATCATAGGTTTGCTATCATCTTCAAAATATTCACAAAGATGAATAAATGCTTTTTTTTGTTTGGAATTTAACTCATTAAAATATTTTTCTATATCGCTTACATCTTTACCATTCCATATAATTTCTTGTGGTTGATTTTCTTGTAACGGATACCCACAATGAATACAAGCAGGTGCCTTATCAGAAACCTGACCACCGCATTCAGGACATTTTATAAGAGCCATAATTTTACCTTCCCCCCCTTTTTTTGTTTTATTGTAGCATAAGTATATGTTCATGTCATTAAGTAAAATCGGAAAATTTAGTACAGCAGTAAAAACATTAGAGGCTTTTAATGGCAAAAAGGGGTTTTCTAATTTAGTCACTGCGCTTCAAAGTACTGGAGACATTGCAGCAGGAACAAATTTAATAACTCGATATGGCAAAAACTTAAATTCTAAATTAGCATATAGCGCTTTAGCAAAATCTTTTGGTGAAGAAAATATTACCGATGAGATTAAAGCTGCGATTGGTTATGCCGGAAGTGGTGCGTCCGGAACAGTTGGTAGTGCAGCTTTATCTACTGGATTATTTGCATCATTTAAAAATGTTGGTTCAGGTATTGCAACAGTATTTAAATCAATTGCTCCGATGATGATTCCTCTTATTATTGGTGCAGCAGGTATTAAAGCAGGAAAAATGCTTTGGGATAATGTACTCACTGATAATGCAGCGCAAAAGAATTTACAAGAATCAGTACAGAAATATAAGACTGAAAAATCAGATCTTGACAACCTTCAGTCACAAAAAGAAACAAATAAACAACGTGTTTATGAATTAAGAGCTAAAAGCAATCGTACTGCCGCTGAAGATAATGAATTAAATAATTTACTTAATGAGGATTCTATTTTAGATGCACAAATAGGATTAAAAAAAAGAACCGTTACTTCAGCCCAGAAACAGCAGGCTCTTGATGCAAAAAAAGCTTTAGAAAAGCGAACCTTCCAAGGAGAACTTTTTGGCAAATCACCATATCCAGTATATCAAGATACTAATATCGGATATGCTCAGAAATTAATGAGTGGGCTTGAGGATGAAAAACAAGCTAGAAAAGATGTTCTTAATAATAAAGAATGGTCATCAGAACGAAAAGAAGCTGAATTAAAAGCGAAAGATAAAACAATCGCATCATATGAAACTGAACTTGCTGATGTTATGTCAGATATCTCAAGTAATGCACAGGATCTTTATGATGAAGATGGAAATTTGATTGACAAGAAAAATACACAAGATCTTGCAAACAACATCAATGATTTATTTAAAGCGTATTCTATGTTAACCAATTCTTCTGATTATGTTTCAGATAAAATGGATAATATTTTTGCTTTAAGTAAGTTTTCCAATTTAAAAGATAAATTAATCGAAGCTGGAAAATCTGGTGGAACGGATGCTATTAAGGATTTAATTAGTCAAACTAAAGATCTTGATGAAGCTATGAGCAATGCTGGAATTGATGCGGATGATTTGGCAGATGGAATTATGGCGATAGCTGATCCTGATGCTAAAAATCTTGAAGGCATCAAGGACAATCTTAAAGATATTTTTGGCAAAAAATATAGCTTCTTTAAAGATAAAAACGACGAAGATATTGAAGGATTCTGGGACTATCTTCAGGATAATAATCTTAACCCAGAAAAAATGAAATGGGGTAAAAAAGATATCTCTGATAATTGGGAAGATTATCTTAATTCTAAAAAATCTACCGAAATTGTTGATGACACGACTTTTGCTTCTCGTTTCAAAAACTCCGCTGAAGATACAGCAACTGATCTCGACACAATAACTGACAATTTCCAGACAGATATGTCAAATATCAAATCTTCAATGGATTCTATCAAATCCGGTACATTCCAGAATTCAGATGTTACTGACCTTATTCAACAGTTCCCGGAACTTGCCACAGAAACTGATAATCTGCAACAGGGATTACAGAACCTAGCGTTTGATAAAGCAAGTGATGCTATCGGTAAAATCAGAGATTCTGTAAAAGATGTAACTGATCCGAAACAGCTTGCTGCTGCTGATAAATATATTCAGAGTATTATGGATACTATGGATCTGAGTGGATTTGACTTAGATAAGAAAACAGTGAAAAATCTATTGACTAATAATTTCACTGGAAAAAATAATGGCCCGATTACATTAGATCAAGGATTCACAGTCTCCAAACTTATGGATTTATATGGTAATGATGAACTTGCTCTTCAAGCAATCGTAAAACTTTCTGCCGATCCCTCAATGGCTGATGCAGATTGGGAAACTTGGAAATCCAAAATTGAAGATACTAAAGTACAGATTCAGTTAGATACTTCAGCTAAAAATCTGGATAATCTCTCAAAAGAACTAACTCGTCTTCAGACTGATGCTTCCGATCAGCAGACAAGACTGAATAATAAATCTGCTTATAATATGAAAGCTACTGCTTCAGACTACACCAATTTAATTGAAAATGGTGACAAACAGATTGAGAATCTTAATAATCAGATTCAGGAATATCAGAATAGTATCGATGCCTTGAAAAATAGTAAAGGTCTATCTCCTCTTTCTGATGAAGATAACGAACAGATCAAGCAGTGGCAAGATCAGATTCAAGCTTCTCAAATGTCTATTGAAAACATGAAGGCTTCTCAGGCCGATTGGACAAAAACAGCATTTAATCTTCCAGTAACTGATATGCAGAACACTGTTACTGCTCTTACATCAGCTATTAGCGAAATGCAGACAGAAACAGGACTCACATCTGATACAATGGATAGTCTTAGAACACAATTCAGTGATCTAAAAGATGCTCATGTTGATAATGTATTCGATCGCACTGCAAAAGGTTTGAAAATCAACACAGAAAGAATGAAGGATTATCTGGAACAGCAAAATGAATTCATGAATTCTGATTTTGCACAACGGATTCAGGATTATCAGGATCAGTTATCAGCAGGTAACAAAGATTATACTCAGCAAGGATTAGAAAATCTTAAAAATCTGCAGGCACAGTATTTTGCTCAGTATCAGGAGGCGGCAAAACAATTCTCTGATTTCCAAGCTATGGTTAATGCTGACAATCTTTCTACTGAAGGCAATGAATATACTACAGCTAAGAGTTATCTGGATAACGCAAAAGATCTGTATGATAAAGGCTTAGTTGGTACCCCTCAGTTTAAAGCAGCTGCAAAATATTTCTCTCAGAATGGTTTTGAAGATGCTGATAATTTCATTGAGAACTACAACAAACTTAAGAATTATTACACTGATGATGCTTCCGGTCCAAAGAGATTTTTAAGCGATCTTGAGGCTAAGGGATTAGCTACTTACAAAACTCTTGAGGATGGAAATCAGCAATGGATGTACTCTTTCACTGATACTCAAGAAGCTGCAGATGCGATGGGTATGAGTCTTGAATCATTCGAATCTATGTTTGGTAGATTGAAAGATTATGGCGATACAAATAATTTTGTATCTTCTCTTGAAGAAGGTGCCCTGAAATCTGAAGAGATTGACGATAAACTCATTGATGCTCAGATTAAAATGGGAAAACTGAAAGCCAATGGTGCAGATCAGTCTGCTCTGGACGATCAACAAGCAGTTATTGACAATTTAATTGCACAAAAAACTGGTATTACTCAGGCTATATCTGACTTCAAAGATGGTACTGTTGATCGTAAGATTCAGGATATCAAGGATGCCAAAGGCGCCATTGATGAGCTGAATCAGGCAATGAAGGATCAGGACATTAATCCGGATTCTGATGCAGGTAAGAAATATATAGAGGCCATTCAGGAGCAGGCCGATAAAGTTGGTTTGAAATTAACTAATTTCGAAGTCGACGAAGATGCATACAATCAGTTGATTGCGGGCTATGAAGCGAAAGCTAAAGGATCACAAATCAAACACTTCCAGGATATCAATGAAGGAATTGAAAGTGGTAACACTGGAAATTATACAGATTCTGATGTTGAATTGGTTAATAAGATTAAAGATGCTCAGGAACAGAAAAGTGAAGCATTACAGAACGTTATTGATGCTGTTAATTCATTGGATAAAGATCAATGGAATGAAGCAAACCAGATTGAATTAGGCAATGGAGCTTATGAATCTGAAGATCAGGGTATTCGTAATGTTGAAGATGCTCTTCAGGGACTTTCAGATCAATTTGGGCTAACAAAAGAACAGGCGACTGCTCTTCTACCGGCTCTTGAAGCTTTAGGTGTTGTTAATATTGATCCTAATGTTGATATGACCGGGCTTGACGAATTGGATCAAGCCACTCAGGATGGAATGGCTTCATTGCGTCAGATGCAAGCAGATGGGAATATTAAACTCTCATTTGATGTGGATAGTAGTACAGAAGGATTATCTGTAGATAAACTACAATCACAAATTGGCGAATTAGAGCATATTAAAGTAAATTTTGACGTAGATTCATCTGAATATAAAGCAATTCAATCTATGATTGATCAACGTGAAATGCAAATGCATGTTCAGATTGCAGTAGATAAAACCGGTGATATTGATAAGTTATTATCTCTTAATGATGAAGAGTTGGCTCAAAAAGCTGAATTGGACGTAGATGTCAATACCGAAGATGGTAAAGCTAAAATCGATGAACTACGTTCAAGCCTGGAATCTTTATCAGGTGATACACCTGCTATATCGGTTAAAATTGACGAAACTCAATTCCAAGCATTGACAAAAGAACAACAAGGCCAAGGAACTGTAACTTTCAAACCAGAACATAGCGAAGTAGATGCCTACCTTGCTGAAGAGAAAAAAAGCGAAGGAAAAGTAAAATGGTCTAATGAGACAGGTTTAGTAGATGTTTATGCTGCTACCGAACATTATTCTCATGGTACTGTTCATTGGGGAAATGATATTTCTGCCGTTCAAACTTCATTCACTGCTACCGGAACTGTTAATTGGATAAATTCAGGTGGACCAAGTGGTGGTTTGAGTAAAACAGTTGCATGTTCAACTGGTACGTTCAAAGCTGAATCTACTGGAAGTGCTTACAATGTTTTAAATATTACACCGGCTCATGCAAGTGGTACGAATGTTGCTATTAAACAAGATCAGCAAGCTCTTGTAAATGAAGTGGGTATCAACGGTCACGCTGAATCAATTGTTCGTGATGGTGTTTGGAGTTTAATTCCTGGCGGTGCTCATATAGAGAACCTGAAAAAGGGCGACATTATATTCTCTGCTACTCAAACTGATGCTCTTCTTAAACACGGAGCTATTCAAGGACATGCCAGAGCTTATGCAAGTGGTACTGTTACTTCTCCAGGCGTTATGAAAGCCTATGCTGCTGGTAATACTCCGGGATTCCATTTTCAAGGCGGAGCTGCAACTGTTAAACCTGCCGGATCTGGAAATTCTGGTAACTCCGGTAATTCTGGTCTTCAACATGCAATCGAAGATAATACAAATGCGGTATCAAACAATAGTAATGATACAAGTGACGCGGCTGATAAAGTAAGCGAAGCTCTTCAAAATGTAATCAAGAAGCTAAATGATAATGCTATGGATTGGGTTGAAGTTGCTATGGATCGTCTTGACCGTATAACTTCTAGGTATACAGATCTTGCCGAAAGCGATTACAGCCATTATACAAAAGCTCAAAAGTATTATAATAAAGCTCTTGAAAATACAGATAAAGAAATCAAGGCTGCTAAAGAAAGCATCTCTGTTTATAAAAGGAAGTCCGAAGAAGTTGCAAACAATGGCGAAGTAAGCAAATATCTTACTCCTGCTCTGAAGAAAAAAGTTCAAGATGGCACTATTAATATAGAAACATTGGATGCAAATCAGAAAGCTGCCGTAGAAGCATATAAACAGTGGTACGACAAGTATCTTGACGCCGTTCAAAAATATAGAGATAAGAAAACTCAGAAACTTGATTTAGCTAAATCTAAAGTTGATAATGTTTACGATTCCTATGATCTGATCATCAGTAAGCGTAAAGCTAAAGAGGAATATTATGCAGCTAAAGCTGAAAATCGTATAAAGAGCGGAAAATCTCAAAAGGTCGGTTCGGTATATTGGAAAGATCTTGAAAAACAAGTAAGTTATGCTCAATATCAGAAAGATTGGATGTTAAAAGAAAGAGATAAAGTTCAGCAAAGCATGACAGATTATCTTAATGTGAATGGTCATAACAAAAAAGATAAAGCTTATCAGGAAATGAAGAAAAATCTAACTGATTTGAACACGTCTATTGTTGAGGCTGATACACACATCCAAGAAGCTAAAGCTGCTCTTGAAGAAACCAGAGAGAACTTAAAGCAATGGCAAATTGATCGTTGGGAAAGAGCTGGTGATAAGCAGGACGCTTCTCTTAGTTATAAAAAGAATGCTGATGATATTAATTATCAGCTTTCAGCCAATGATTATGAAGAACGTTTGAAAACTTATGATAAAATTATTCGCGCTGATGAAGAGAAAAGACAGCTTCTTGCAGAAGAAATTGCAGCAAATCAAGCCAACGGTGGAGCTTGGAGTAATGAAGAGATGCAGAAAAAGATTGAGGAATACGATAACCTCACTGCTTCTATTATTAAATCCAAAGAGGCGATGCAACAATTAGCTCAGGAAGAAATTGATTTTCGATTTAAACCTCTTGATGAAGCGCAGAATAAACTTAGTACTCTTGTGTCTGAACTTCAAACAGCACAAAAACTACTTGGTGATACTGAAAGTTTCTATAATGACGACGGTGCATTCACTACAAACGGGTTAACAAATATTTTACTTGTACAAGAGCAAATTGATGCTACCAAAGATAAAATAGCAAATTATCGTGAGGGATTAAATAAGCTGGATGAAATGTATAAAAATGGTGCAATTGGTCCAGAATATTATAAGACTAAAACCGATGAAATGCTTAAGAGTTTGCAACAAGAGTCTGCTACTCTTGCCGATCTTAAACAGAACCTTCTTGATATGTATACCACTCAAGTTACTAAAGAGAACGATCTGTTACAGGAAAATATTGAAAAACGTAAAGATGCCCTTTCTGCTAAAGAGAAATATTATGATTATGATAAAACTCTAAAGAAGAAAACTAAGGATATCAATACTCTTAAAGCTCAAATTGCTGCTCTTGAAGGAACATCAAATGCCGCTTCTAAAGCTCGTCTTGAGAAATTACGTGCGGAACTTGCAGATGCAGAAGACGATATGGCCGATACGATGCATCAGCATGAAGTCGATATGAAAAATACCGGCTATGAGAATTTTTCAGATGAGGCAAATAAGGCATTAGATAATACTCTTGATGCTGTTAAGAAAAATGCAGCTTTCCAAGAAGCTATTATTGGCAGCATGCTTTCAAATGTAAAAACAAATTACGACAGCACCTATAAACATCTGGGTGACGTAATGGATCAGTATGGCATGAAAGTTTCTCAGACTTATAGTCAAATGATCACAAAGGCAGCTGATTTTAATACTGCTGCTGTAAATGCAACAAAAGCATGGGAAGGTGTTACAAAAATTGACACCAGTAAGCCTTATGGCGGTTCATCTGCTGGTAATAGTGCATTTGATAGCGCAATGAATAACGCAGGATCTTCTCAGACTGCTGGAAGTCCAAATATTAAACCAGATACAGACTATACTCTGAAGCTGAGTGATACAGATATTTATCTGACATACAGTCATATCAAGAAACAGCTTAAAGCAACATGGTCACCAAAGAAACCGGAACACTCTGATATTGAGTGGAAAAGTTCTGATGAATCTATTGCGAAAGTTTCTTCTGATGGTACAGTTCGTGGTGTGTCTTCAGGTCTTGATAAGAACGGTTTAATGGCGCGTGATGAGTCTAAAACAAGAAAATGTATCATTACTGCTATTGGCGGTGGTGGTCTTGCTAAAGCTACTTGTACCGTTCATGTAATGCCAGATTCTCATTATGAGAAGATCAAGGATTATGCAGATAGAGCTGGAATCAAAGAGACTTCAGGCAATAATTTGAGAGATGCCATGGAATATGCTTATAAAAACGGCGCAAACCATAGCAATCAATCATATACCGCAGTTGAAGGATTTAAAAAAGCATATCTGAAGGACTGGACAAATTCTCTACCTAACCGTCCAGACGGTGCGACAGACGTTCCTGCCGGAGTGAGTCCTTTGATAGGATATTTTAATGCTAAAGGTAAGAAAGTCGGACCAAAAGAAATGCAACAGCTTGCAGATATTCTTCAGATCAATACTCCGGGTGTTAAGAAATATGATTCTTGGGGATCTACTCTGAAAAATAAAATCCTGAAGGCATATAAATCCTACGGATTCTCTAAAGGTGGTGTTGTACGGAAAGGTATTCCTGCCAACATACTTGATATGATCGGCGGAGATGCTTTAATACCGCGTGGAGATTCTATGCTAATCGGTGCAAATCCGGGTGAAACTGTTCTGACAAAAGAATTTACAGATCAACTGAAACCTACAGTTGCTACTCTGAATGAATTTAATGCTAGAATGGCGAAACCAATTACCACTATTCTACCATCGTCTTCAAATGATACGAGTGTGAATAGTGAGTGTAATATTACAATCAATGTTGATAAAATCAATAATGAGCAAGATATTAAGAAACTTGCTTATCAAATTGGTGATATTATTACTGAACGTAATAAACGTGACTGGAAAAAAGTTCGCTAATTTAAAAGGGCTGTCTTTAAGACAGCTCTTTTAATATTAAAATATATGAAAGAGGTGAAAAAATGCTACAATTTGAATTTAATGGTCATACTTCTGATGAATATGGATTGATTGTGACTAGAATAGAAGAAAATGATACTCTTGTAAATCGTTCTTTGCAATTAGGAGAAAAGAACAAATATCGGCCAAAAGAAAATCAGTTCGGAACATTATATGGTGATAATTATTCATTCAAAATGGGCGTAATGAGAAATCCATGCAGAAACAAAAATGTAGTTCCAGAATTAAAAAATGGAATTTTAAAATACGATCCAACATATACTCCATATTTAGATAATGGAATTTTAAAATTTTCTATGAATTATACAGCTGATATAAAAAATGGAATTATTATTCCAAATGATTCTGATTATTTAACTTCAAATAATATTAGAATCATTAATGCATGGTTAACATCCCCTCAATATCCAAGGCTTCTTAAATTTATTGGAGACGATTATTTTTCAGAAGAAATCGAATTTTTTGCTACAATTACAGAGGTATCTACAGAACATGCATCTCTTCCATATGAACTAACATACACAGTAACTTGTGATAGTCAATGGGGATATACTCCTCTTATTTTATGTAAAACAACTTCCTCTTCTACTCTTCCTAGAGAATATTCTATTCAGAACAATTCTGATTGTTGGGAAGATTATGTATACCCCACAATTAAAGTTTCTCCAAAATCTCATGGGATAATTACTATAAAGAATAAAACCGATAATGGTAGAACAATGAAAATTAATGCATTAAAAAGTGATGATTTCTATATAGATTGTAGAAATTTAAAAATCTACGACATCACAAAGTCAATTGTTTCATTTGAAGATTTAGGGATTGAGGATATAGATGACATTTATTGGCCTCGTCTTGCTTATGGAGAAAATATATTTGAATTTACAGGTGACGCGACATTTGAAATCTCATATAGGGAACCACGAAAGGTTGGTGCCTTTGCATGAGAATGATTCATAATTATGATATTTATGGAAATACAGAATCTGCAATCATTTATTTGGCTAAACCTGGAAAACGATTCTTTTGTGCATTAGGTGGAATTGATACTTCTACTGTTTCTGTTACGTTAAGAACTAATAATACTGCAGAATTAACTTTTACAGTTGATAAATATGTAGATGGCGTAGAATCTCAGGGATATGAAGAACTCGATGAAATGATGGAATTGTATTGTGACGGAATCTGGTATAAAATTATGGATCCTCCAACAGAGACAAATGACGGAATGCAATGTACAAAGGATATTACCGCCGAATCATATGAAATCTCTCTTACTCAATATAAACTAAAAAATTTTAAAATTAACATGGGCGAAGAAGATTCTTATGAAATGATGTACCAAAAAAATCATGATATTAATAAGTTTTATCAAATTAAATTTTATAATCCAGAAAATGAAGACCTAAGTTTTCTACATATTGTGCTGAAACATGCGGATGTACCTGGATGGAAGATCGGATATGTAGATAACATCACTCTGGATGATGATAAGGTATTACTTCCGAATGAAATTTGTAATTTCGATGTGGACGATCAAAATGTATATGCATTTTTCACCCAAACTGCTGCTCCTGCATATAAATGTGTTTTTGAATTTGATACCGAAAATTTATTAATTAATGTATATAAGCCGGATAGTTTAGGTAAAGATACAAATGTAGTACTTGGTTTTCGTAATATTCAAGATAGTGTAACAATATCAAGAGACGACAGTTTGGTAACACAATTTTATGTTGATGGACTTGACGATTACAATATCGATCTCGCAAATTTTGGAAACTCTGTCATTACAGATTGTTCTCATTTTTGTCGTGAACCATATATGAACATTGTCCTACAAGAAAAATATACAGCTTGGCAAAAATACATAGAATCAAGAAGAGATGAATACTGTAATTTATCTAGGGAGTATAATAAAAATCTTGAAATTCTTGCTGAATTGATGAATAGAGTCCCTATTGATACTGCTCAGACAAATTGGTTCGGACAAAAAGTTGAAGATCTAAAAGATGCATATGATTCAAACATGGCTATAATCAAAGGTTTTGAGTCTATTCATGTTGATGAAGAAGGAAATTTTGATCTTGAAGATTTGAAAAATTCATCCGATTGGCCTATGTACGAATCAATCATGAACTATACTCTTCCATCCATTGTGGCTGCGTTACAAGCTCAAGACGAAACTATAGAGGGTTTCGGTAAGGGAAACATCATCTCATGTGTAAATCCAGTTGTATTAGGTCAAGATTGGTATATGGTAGGTTCCGGAACTTCTTCGTTCCAAACAGTACAAATTAATGACGCACCTGCATACGGAATTACTCGTGGAGTTAAAGTAATCGGTACAAATGGTGGTATCTATCAACACAATATCAGTATCGAACCATCTCAGAGATATACTCTTAGTTGTTTTGTAAAAGGATCCGGTACATTTTATCTTGGTTATAATAACACCGGAGAGGACAGAAAGAATATTTCTTATAACATCACATCTTCTTGGACCAGAGTTTATACTTCTTTCAATCTAACATCACATCTTATTGATGTGGCATTTACAGGAAGTTCTGACTTTACTGTCTGTGGTATGCAGCTTGAAATGGGAGATGCCCCATCTCAATTTGGATACTTTACTCAGTCTGAAGCAATCATGAAAGCGTATGAAACAGATTGGAAATTATACGGCATTGCAGAATTAAAAACTAAAATTGCCACATATGATTCATGTATCAAAGAACTAAAAAAGAATGGGTATGCAGATGGATATAATCCTCTTTCTGGATACGAAGAGGCATATTTCACTCAAATGCATCAGAAATATCTGGATTATTTGAATTTAAAAGATCAGGCTGAAACTGCATTAAAGGAACGTCAAGCTGAATATGATGCGGCTAAGAAACCTGAAATTCAAGAAAAACGAAACCAGATTGCAAAAGATGTTTTAATGGAAAATTTTGGTAAAGTACAGGAAAAATATCCAGCGTTTACAGATAAGGAAACGTATATTATTAAGAGCCTATATAATCAAGCAACTTATTCAAATGAAAATATTATTATTACGACTCTTGATAGTACAGTTGATGCAGTCGATAAAGCGATTACATTATATAAAGATGCTGTAGAAGAATTGTATGTAGAATCTCATCCGCAATATACTTATACAGATGAAATTGGAAATATTTATGCTCTTCCAGAATTCAGAGAATATCATGATCAGCTTGCAGTAAATGATTTTGTTCGATTAGGACTATCTGATACACGATATGTAAAACTTCGTGTTGTAGAAATCAGATATAATCCTTGTGATATGGATGAAACGATGGAAGTTACTTTTTCCAACATGGTCCAATATAAATCAAAATTAACAAATGATAATGAATTTTTAACAAATGCATTAAATCAGACCTCTGACAGAACCGGTGGTCGTGTTAATTCAGTCAACAAATCTTCTACTTCTGATTATGTCATCACATCAGAAGCTATTAAACAAATCTTTTCAAATCCTCTATTCAATTCAATGTTAGGTGGAACTGTTACTGGAGGAACCGGATCTGGTGGAACCATTACCGCTGATACAATTATTGCAGAACTCGTGAAAGCAAAAGAAGGTATATTTGATAAGCTTACTGTTGATACTGCTTTCATGAAATATCTCGATGTAAAACTTATTTCCGCAGATAAGATCACAACTCGTATTCTCGAAGCGGAACAGGCAAATATTGAAAAGCTGTCAGCTAAGATTATAGAATCTAACCAGATTAATGCTGATATGATCAATGTGAAAAATCTCCTGGCAGGTCATGCAGGAGTTGGAGAATTACATACAATTCATCTTACTGTAGAAAATGCAGAAATTGATCAGGCTGTTATTACTAATCTCATCGCAAAGAAAATTGCAGTTGGAGATTTAATGGCTCAAAATGCTCTTGCAAATCAAATTGTACTTATCTCTAAAGACAATAAACCTACTATTGCATTTCAAGAAAGTACCCAACAGTTTTATGATTCCAAAGGAAATGTTCGTGTGCAGATTGGTATGGACGGTAAAGGGGATTTCAACTTTATTGTTAAAAATGGAGACAGAGCCGCTTTATTTGATGAAAATGGTATTACCCAGACAGGTATTCCAGATAATACAATTCTTGGAGACATGATTAATAACGCCACCATTACCAAAGACAAACTTGGATTCCAAATCATAGAACCAAATGAACAAGGTGGTATTGATATCACTAATATTTATGATGGTAAAGGAAATCAATGGTGGGGAATAGAAAAGACGACTATTACCGATGACTACACAAAACAGATTAAGAATGTTACAGATACTCTGACTGGACAAATCGAAACTAAGGTTAGTAATACTCAATATCTTAAAGATCAAGAATCTATCCGAACAGATTTTTCTGATATCAAACAAAATGTTTCTGGGATTACATCTACTGTAAGCAGTATGCAAACAGATCTTTCTGAAGCTCAAGAAAAAATTAAAGCAAACATCTCTTCTATTACTCAAAATGCAGATAAAATCAGTTTTATGGTAACTGGTGACAAAGAGTCTGAGTTCACAGTTACTGATAAATTTATTCAGATGATTTCTGACCATATTAGCATTGATGCCAGCACCATTGACATTAATGGTATTATCACTGCAATGAATACACACACTGGACCAGGTAAAACTAAAATCGACGGTGGTATTATTGATACAAATACAGTTAATGCTATGTTGATTGCTGCTCAGTTGTTGCAATCTAAGAATTATCAGGAACCTTCTGCGGTTGACGGAATTTATGCACAAGCTGGACTCCAGATTAATATGGAAACTGGTGCTATGACAGCAAAGAACTTTGCTATTGATGATAAAGGAAATGCTTATTTTAAAGGCAATGGTGAATTTGAAGGTAGCATCACCGCTAATAAAGGTTATATTGGTGGTATTGGTGGTTTTACTATTGAAGCTGGGAAATTGTATTCTGGCATGGATACCTTTCCTGAACAACCAACATCAATATCAAAAGATAAAAATGTGTATATTGGTATAGACGGAATTGCTCTTGGTGGTGGGAATTTCAGAGTTGATCCAAATGGTAAGCTTTATGCTAACTCTGGTACATTTTCAGGAACTATTTATGCTGATGGTGGAACTATTGGCGGATGGAGCATATATGCAAATTCTTTGTCTGCTCGTGATGGATGGATGTCTATCAGCCCTGATGGAATCAATTTCGGTAAAGGTACATTTACTGTAGATTCAAATGGTAATTTGTATGCAGGCTCTGGCAAATTTGGAAGCAATATTGTATTCGGAGGTACTCTTGAAGGTGCTACTGGTACCTTCAGTGGAAGTCTTAATGCTGCTACTGGTAATTTTACTGGAGAAATCACAGCCACAAGCGGTACAATTGGTGGTTTCACTATCGGAACAAATAGGTTATACAGCACTTTTAATGGAAATAATATTTCAATTAGTCCAGAAGAACTCAAATACGGAAATAATTTTGTTATTGACAGTGAAAAAGGAAAAATTGCTGGATTTACTTTTACTACTTTATTGAATGAAGATGATCATGCATATTCTGATACCTTATATACTCAGGTTACTGACAGTAGTGGAAATACATACCAAGCAGGTATTCGTGGCACATCTGCTACTAATGATCCATCAAATGCTGCTTTTTATGTAAGAAAGAAAACAAGTAGTATGTCTAAATGGGCTGAAGCAGAGACTCCATTTGTTGTTAAGAAAAGCGGAAAGGTGTATTGCGAAAATTTAACTGTAGCTACGGATTTATATGTTACAGGTAAAAAATCTTCTTCTAACTCAACTGTTCATTATAAAGTCTTAAAAGGAAATACTGATAGTATTGATCTGGGATATTTATATGAGAATGCATCTGGCCTCTATACTAATAAGGCATGCTATATATCATTTGGGGATTATCAAATGGATTTTCACATTGGGAATAGTGATTATTCTCCTATGTGTATAGCTGGTTCCGATTCAAAAGGATATGAAATATGTCCAAATGGTAGCGAAAGTAGAACAAGCTTAGGCAGCTCTGTTATACCATATACTGAGTTGTATGTAAGTAAAATTATTTTAAACGGCGTTCCTCGTACATCATGGCCTGAAACTTCAACAAGTGATGGGGGCAAATTAATTCAAAACACTATCCGTATTGGATCTAATGGACATGGTGATAAGCCACCTGGTGGCGGGACAGATTATATTGTATATAGTCCTTCTAAGTGGAATGTTAAATCAAGTTCTGGAAATTCTTTAAGTTATCTTCCTATTACATGTTCTACAATTGGTGCGGCTGCATCAGATCACAATCATGATTCTAATTATGCACAAAAATCTCATTCCCATTCAAGTGACGATATTAATTGGAGTACTACATTAGGATGGCAAGGATTCGGTCACAATCATACTATGATTTATGATGGAGATGGTAAAAAAGCAATTGCTATTGCAGGCTCTGGTTCAAATATGGGATTAATTCCATATAATGTAACATATGGCAATGTGAATAATATTTCCTTTACTCGTGGTGGCACTATGTACCTTGGTGCAGCTTATTATTCTAACAAATTAACTGCATATCCTTTTGAATGCGGATATTTTAAAAATATTAAAGTTTACAAAGGTAGTGGAGATACAAGTAATATTGATAATTATATTACTCCATCTGGTGGAGGTTCGTCTATCACTGGTGGATTGACTATTAAACTAAATGGAACATCGAAAATTAGTTCGTGGAAAGGTGCATCAGATGTCTCTGTAAACATAACGGCAAGTAGTATAGGAGCTGCAACTTCTAACCATTCACATGATATGAGTAGTTATGCTACTACAAGTTGGGTGTCTAACAATTTTGCTCCTAAAGGTTCTGGTGGTGGAACAACGTATTATGGAGGTACAGGTATTACTATTTCTGGAAATACTATTTCTGTCGATAGTACTGCTTCTTCTACTCACACACATGATAGTATTTCAAATGGAAGTAAAACCATTACTGTAAGTAGTGGATTAATGTGCGGAAGTACAAGCGGATGTAGTATTGGTCTTAAAACAGAACCTTGGAAAAATGGATGGTTTACAGGTACAGTTACGTATGGAAGTTTAGAAAGATTTTCTGATAAAAATGTTAAGCATGACATTTGTATTTATAATCATAGAATAGAACAGGCATATATGAATTTCCAAGGCGTTTCTTATAGATATAATTATTATGATGGTTATGATTTAGGAGATAATATTCATTATGGATTTATAGCCCAACAAATTAAAGAATCGTTAATAAAAAATGGAATTTCTAGTGAAGATTCATCATTAGTTCATTGTACCACATACGATAATCCAAATTCAAAAGGATTACTTAAAGAATACTCTTTATCTTATGATGAATTCATTTCTCTCAATACTCACATGACTCAAAAAGCCCATCATCGTATTGACTCTCTCGAATCTGAAAATCAGTCCCTTAAGAATGAAATTCTTATGCTCCAGGGACAGCTCTCTCTCATTACTCAACGACTACAAAAAATGGAGGAAAAGTTATGTTAAAAATTAGTGAAACAAGAAATGTATCCGGTCAGGTTATGATCGGTGAAGGTGAAAACTCAAAACAGGTTGCTTATCTTAATGCATCTGTTAGTAAAGATGGAAATGTAAATATCAATAAATCCATTCAGGATAGCGAAACATTTAAAACAAATAAAGAAGCAGTCCTGAAAGATTTTACAGAGTTTGAAACATACGTATATGGAATTATTCCTGAATAAATAAGAGGCCATGAGCAATCGTGGTCTTTTATTATGCAAAGAAGGTGAAATATTTGACCAGTCGAGAATATGAACTTGAATTAAAGAAAATCAAAGCCAAAAATCGGCAGATTGAAATGAAACGAAATCTGAAAGCAGCAAAGGTTAAAAGATTTAATTTGAAAAAACCAAATACAAGTAAGCTTATTGTGTTTGTAGTCTTTGCTATCTGCTTGCAGATTCTTTGGTTTAGTGAACATATGATAAGTCTCACTGGAGATACAAGTTATATGTATGCGCTCATAGGTATTCCGGCAGCGTTGATTCCTACAATTTTAGGATATTATGCCAAAGCTAGTAAAGAAAACCAGGTCGGAGGTATTACCTATGATACTGCAATGTGCAATTTAGAATCACAAGAAAGGCCAGTCTTCGATCATGTATCTGAAGATGAGGCTGTAGGATGAATGGAGGTATGACTATGGACATCAAACAGGGTATTCAGGACGTATTATATCTGATCATTACTGGTATTCTTCCACTTCTTATTACTTATGGAATCCTCTTCCTAAAAGTAAAGATTAAAGAACAGGAAAAGAACTTGGAGAATGATCAGCTCGTAAAATATATAGACGCTGCTACTGATGCTATTAGTAAAGCAGTACTCACAGTTAATCAAACTTATGTAGATGCTTTGAAGAAGGAAGGTAAGTTTGATGCAGAAGCTCAGAAAACTGCTAAACAGATGGCTATTGATAAAGCTAAGGCTTTGATTACAGAAGATTCTAAAGCGGCTATCGAAACATTATATTCTGACTTTGAAGCATATCTAAATGATGCTATTGAAGAACTCGTCAGAGAAAATAAAGTTACATATTAATATAAAAGGAGTACAAGGATTATGAAAAAAGTTATTGTAAATGCAGACATTATGGCAATGTATAAAACATTAAATTCTATGAAGAGTCGTGCGGATTTAATCGCAGGAGATGTTGATGTATTCTGGGCGAATACAATGAATCTAAAGGCTCTTAAGGCGCAGGTAGATAAAATCTCAGAGGTCGAGCAGGAGTTAGTTGATTCTTATTTTACAGAGGAAAACTCACATCCTATTGTTGACGAAAACGGTAATGAAACAGGAAATCGTGTTCTTAATGATGACATAAAAGATAAAATCATTCCTGAAATCCAAGAAAGTCTGCAGAAAATTTATGATAAAACATGTGAACTTGATGTTGAGATGATCCCAGAGGAATCTCTCAAGAAAATGCTTAAATCTAATGAAGACAAACTGTCTATGCTTGATATGACAGTACTATATGAATTTGTAGAAAAAGGTGAGTAATAATGGCAACATATGTTCAGGGAATTGAAACCTCTGTTGGTGTTGTTAAGTATGATTACAATTATCTGGCTAATCTCCCTGAATCAGATATGACATTATCTAAACAGGGTGCATTCGCTGATGCCCTTGTTGTTGGAAGAAAACTTACTCAGCTGGGAGCTGATGTGAATAAATTGAAAGAATCTATGATTGCTGCACAGAAATCCATCTCTGATCTGCAGTCTGCAGATTCTTCTTCTAACACTTCAATTGAACAGATCAATACATCATTACTTAGCATGACCAATAATATCGAAACAATACAGAACAATATTACTACTTTGACTCAGAATACTGCTGAGATCAAGAAAAGTGCTGATAATGCGAATTCATCAGTCACAACACTGCAGGAAACTATTAAGTCACTACAGACTAGAATTGAAGCTTTAGAAAAAACTCAGACTAAATAAGGAAGGAGGCAGTTATGTATACACTAAAAATTACAGATGAAAATACTGTTGTAACAACAGTCAAAGAATCAATTGTGGAAAGAAGCAATTATGTAGATAAGATTCAGATTGTAACAAGTAAAATGTACCGAGAACAGATTGATATGTCAGATACAACTGTTTATATGAAGTATAAGCTCCCGGTGTCAGACAAAATTAAAATGACACAACTTATTATAAATAATCTTGAATATGAACAGAATTATATCCAGTATTTAATCCCTGTTGATGCAGCACTTACTGCTGAAGCCGGGGATATCGAAGTATCTTTCACGTTCTTAAAACTTGTTGCTAATGAAGACGGAACATACACTTCTTATATTCGAAAAACCACATCAGGTGTTATTCATATTACTCCACTTGTACAATTTGATAAATATGAACCTTCTGAATTGTTTACTGAAATTGATCAGAGGCTCCTTGCTATGGAAGGAATGATTAAAGATCTCAATGCTCAGAATAAAGCAGCTTATGAAGGTATGGTAAAAGATATCCGTCTTAATACAGAAGACAGAAAAATCACTTTAACAGACAGAAATGGTGAAGATACCGGAAATGGTATCGTTGTAAAAGATCTTTCTGCTATGGTAGCCGAAGATATGACAGGTAAAGATCCTGATGGCACACAGGATGGAGTTGTTCATCTTGATCAGGTTGTCGATCTGGATAAATTATTAAAGTAAAGGAGTCATGATATGTCATTTAAAGATTCTAAAATTGCTGCTGCGGCTAATTCGGCAATGACTTTGAGTGCTGAGTTAGCCGTAGACACTGAGGAATATACATTATGTACTGATGGTCGTTATGAAGTATATACCAAATATCAAGACAATGCATATTCAACAGTGGATAACTTAAAAAATATTGCCGTTGATGCTACACAGATTAATATTATGCAGGAAGAAAACAGCCAGTATATGCCATTTAGGATTCCAAGATATTGGGATGGTATGGATCTTATGGATATGCTCATCCAGATAAGATATGAATCTGTAGCTGAGAAAAAAGGTAAAGTAGCAACAGTTATCAATGTAGCTTCCAACAATACTTATATTCGATTTGGTTGGCTGATTGATGCTGCTGTTACAGCAAATGCCGGAGATATAATTTTTGAAATTATGGCTACTGGCGTAAATGAAAAAGGAAACAATTATATTTGGAGAACCAGACCGAATGGTAAGTTTACTGTTCTGGAAGGATTAAATTATGACGGAATCATTGAACCTTCTGAAGATTGGTATACAAGTTTTGTAAATATGATTCTTGGTCATGTAGCCGAAGCAAAACAGTATGCAGATGAAGCCAAAGCTTCTGCTGATTCTATCAATGTAGATGATATCAAAGCAGATGTAACCGCTTCTGTAACAGCAAATTTAAATCAGACTGTAGCTGCTTCTCTAAAAGATTACTATACAAAAACAGAGATTGACCAGACTGTTGAGGAACTGAACACTGCTATCTCAGGTATTGATAGTCTGAAAAATCTGAAAATTGAATATGATAATACTTCTGGACATCTTGTATTTAAAGATAAAGAAGAACAGATTGGTGAAATCACTATTAACAGTCTTTCAAATCTTGTTGTTGAATATTCTGTAGTGAATGGCAAAGGTTCTCTCGTATTCAAGAATGGAGAAACAGAGATCCAGACTGTAGAACTTAGTTCTATTGAACCGTCTGCCGCATGGACTTCTGCTCTTAAAGAGGACATTTCTAAGAGTACAGATGAAAAGCTCTCTCCTATTGTAGATCGTGTGTCTGCTCTTGAGACTGTAAAAGATGACCTGGCAGGCAAAGTTGAAACAAATACAACTGATATTTCAGGTCTGAAAACAGATGTAGCTGGATTAAAAGAATCTAACGAAACAATTTCTGCTACTACTACAGAAACCAAAAATACGGTAGATATTCTGAAGCAGAATGTTTCTGGTTATGATTCTCAGTTTGAATCCATCAATAGTGACATTACTGCGATCAATGAATCTATTAAGGATTTAGGTAAAAATACAGGTCATGAGTATGACGTTTCTTATGAAGAAAATGTTTTTACTCTGTATGAAGATGATGTAATTAAGAAACAGTTTACAATCACTGGTGGCTCTGGACCATCTGACACTACTACGGTCACAATCGAGAGAATTACAAGTTCTGATGCGATCTTCTTAGCAGGAAACTCTGCAGTGATCGAGTATAACTTTACCTCTGTAGATAATACAGGAGATACAACCGGTAATGGTACTGCTACATGGCGTGTCGGAAGTACAACAGTTGCTACTACTGTAGCTGCTCAGGGTAAGAATAGTTTTGATATTACACAATATCTGAAAAATGGTGCAAACTCTATCAGACTTTCTATCACTGACAGTTTTGGTACAATCGCTACTAAGACTTGGACCATTACAATTGTTGACTTTAAAATTGAGAGTATTTTTGATGATACACTCTTCTATTCAGACGAGGTAACATTTAGATATACTCCATATGGTGATATTAATAAGACTGTACATTTTGTTCTTGATGGAAAAGAAATTGCAGGAGTTGAAACAACTGCTTCTGGTAGACAGATGACTTATACTCTGGCAAAACAGAGTCATGGTGCTCACCTTCTGAAAGTGTATATGACTGCAAGTATCAATAATCAGGACGTAACTTCTGAGTCAGTATATAAAGATATTATCTGGGTTGAACAAGGAAATACTACTCCTATTATTGGATGTTCTATGGTTGAATTTACTGCAAAACAGTACAATACAACAAGCATCAAATATGTTGTATATGATCCAGAACATAATCCTGCTACTGTAAAACTCTCTGTTGATGGCAAAGTTGCTTCTACTCTTACTGTTGGAAGAACTGCTCAGATCTGGAGCTACAAGTCTACCGCAATAGGCAAACAGTCTCTTACTATCAGTTGCCGTAGAATCACAAAGATTCTTACTGCTACTATTGAGAAACTGGATATCAATGTATCTCCGGTAACTACAAACCTTGCATTTGACTTTAATCCATCTGGTAAAAACAATGGTGAAGCTGACTGGCTGAAGATCAATGATAATCTTACAATTGAAGTGTCAGATAACTTTGATACAACAAATGGTGGTTATCAGGTCGATGAAGATGGAGATACTTATTTCTGCGTAAAAGCAGGAACTGCTGCTACTATCCCATATCAGTTATTTGCTGATGATGCAAAGAAAACTGGCAAGAACTTTAAATTCATTTATAAATGTACAAATGTAAAGAACTATGAAGCTCAAGTACTCTCCTGTTTTGCAGATAATCTTGGTTATACTGTAAAAGCTCAGGAAGCAACACTGAAATCTGAACAGAACGAAATCTCTGTCCCATATTGTGAAGATTACTATATGGAGCTGGAATTTAATATTCTGCCGGACAGTGAATATACAGAAATGGTTATGTGGGTTGATGGCATTCCTACAAGAGTAAAACTGTATGCCACTTCTGATAGTTTTACGCAGACAAATCCTGTAGGTATTACAATCGGTTCTGATGACTGCGACGTTATTGTATACAGAATAAAAGCTTATACAATGAACCTCACTGATGATGAGATTCTGGATAACTTCATTGCTGATGCAAAAAATGCAAATGAAATTATCAACCGATACAACCGCAATGATATTCTTGATTCTTCTGGTGGACTTGATCCTGATGTACTGGCCGAAAAATGTCCAGACTTGAGAATCATTAAACTGGAAGTACCAGTATTTACAACTGGTAAGAAAAATAAAGTACCATTTACATCTGTACAGCAGATCTATAAGAATGGTCGTCCTGTTGATAACTGGATCTCTCGTGATGGTATTCATAATGGACAGGGAACCTCTTCTGAATATTATGGTGATTCTGGTCGAAATCTGGAACTTAACTGTAAGAATGGATTTACATTCGCAAATGATACAACTGCCGATGTTTATTCTATGGATGAAAATGCTATTGGAATCAACTATTTCAATGTCAAAGTAAATATTGCTTCTTCTGAGAATATCAATAATGCAGGTCTTCAAGGAGAATATCAGGAATTCAACCCATATATCCGTCCTGCTAGAAAGAAAGATCCTCGTGTACGTGATACTATGCAGTTCTATCCTTGTGTTGTATTCTTAAAAGAAACAGATGTAGATAATGCTGTAGAGTTCAAAGACGGTCAGTGGCACTTCTATGCTGCAGGTGATATTGGTAACAGTAAGAAGAATATAGTTGCACAGGGAATGGATCCAGAGAATCACAAAGAATTCATTGTTGAAGTGTCAAATAATACTGATCCTCAGTGCCGTTTCTTATCTGATGACTTATCAAATGAAGAATGGGGTGGAGATACTTCATTCGAAATGAGATATCAGAATCCAAATTGTACAAAAGAAGAAATTCAGGCTGGCAGACAGGCTTGGAACGATCTTTTGACTTGGGTTGTAAATGCTGATTCTGAAACATTTGTAAAAGAGTTTGAACAGCACTTTATTAAAGACTCATTACTCTTCTATTACTTATTTACCGAAAGACATACTATGGTAGATAACAGAGCAAAAAATACTTTCTGGCATACAGAAGATTTGGTTCACTGGGATTTATGTATGGATTATGATAACGATACTGCAATGGGTAATGATAATGAAGGTGGATTAACTCTTACTTACGGATATGAAGATACTGATACTATTGGAACAAAATCAGTCTTTAATGCATCTGATAGTAAAGTGTTCTGTTATATCAGAGATTACATGTTTGATGATCTGCAGAGTATGTTCCTTCAGATGGAGGCCAAACTTACATGGTCTGCAAACCGTATCTTAAATAAATTCGAAACTCTTCAGAATTATAAACCGGAACGTCTCTGGATCGCTGATATGAGAAGAAAGTATTTCAGACCTTACGAGGATAAAGGTACGACTTCTTATCTGGAAATGATGAACGGAAGCAAGAAACAGCAGAGACGACAGTTCCAGAAATATCAAGAGAAATATATTGCATCTAAATATGTAGGTTCTACTACTACCTCAGATGTAATCACAATCCGTGGTTACACTCCAACAAACTGGACTGGTGTAAAACCGGATGGTACATTCCATATTGTTCCTTATGCTGATTCTTATGTTGATGTAAGATTTGGTTCTAACCTTGTTCGTCAAAGAGCTAAGAGAGGTCAGACTTATACAGTCAAATCTCCTATTGCTGCTATGAACGATACAGAGGTCTATGTATATAATGCATCTTTGATGCAATCCATTGGTGATATTGCGCCATTCTATCCGGGATATACAAATTTCAATCAGGGTGTAAAAATGACAGACATTCTTATTGGTTCTGATGTTGAAGGATATCAGAATACAAATATGAATGATTTCTCAATCGGACAGAATGTTCTTCTGGAACGACTGAATCTTGAGAATCTGCCAAACCTGAAAAAGACAATCGACCTTTCTAACTGTAAAAATCTCGAAGAGTTTCTAGCAGAAGGATCTGGTATTACAGGTGTTATCTTTGCTCCTGGCGGAAAGATTGAAACTGCTCATCTTCCTGCCATCGCATCTCTTACCGGAAAGAACCTGTATAGATTGACCGATCTTACTATAGCAAGTTATGCAAATCTTACTACTCTGTCTCTTGATAACTGCAATACTTTGGATGCAAAAGACATTATCAATAAAGCTACTGGATTAACCAGAGTTCGTGTAACTGGCATCAATTGGGAACTGGACGATACTACTCTGCTTGACAGATTAGCAAAAATGACTGGTATTGATGATAACGGATATAACTCTGTACATTCTGTTCTTATGGGAACTGTACACATTCCTGTTATGAGACAGCAAAGGCTGGATGAATTCGCTGAATTATGGCCAGATTTAGAGATTACCTACGATTCAATTATCACTCAGTTCAAAGTAACATTCGTCAACGACGATGAAGAAAATACAGTTCTTGATATCCAGTACGTTGATAAAGGTGCAAATGCAGTTGATCCTATTACAAGAGAAATTGATCCGATTCCTACTCCTACCAAAGAAAGCACAATCAAACTTGATTATACATTCAAAGGCTGGAATGGATCTCTAACTGGAATCTTCGCTGACAGAACTATCAAAGCTGTATACAATAGCAAAGTGCGTGAATATACAGTAAAATATGTTTCTAAAGGATTAACTCTGCAGGAGTCTACTGGACAGTATGGTTCTTATATTAAGTATGAAGGTGACACTCCTACTTATACTGCTGAGGAATCAGCTTATAAGTACAACTTATTCAAAGGTTGGGATAAATCCGGATTTGTCGATGGAGATAAGACAATCAATGCTGTTTATGAAACCTGCGAATACGTAGATGGATACTTTGATGGTAAGGATCTGTCTAATATGACACAGGTTGAGCTTTATACTCTTATGAAAATGGGACTTGAAACAAAAGCTCTGTCTCTTAAAGATACATTAGATTTTAAGCTTGGTGTTGATTATTCCTATGGAGATATTGAAGAACATGAAGTAATCTCTGCTTCTACTAAGTTTGATGGAACAAATTATATTGACACTGGACTGAAAATCATGGAAAAAGACAGAGACTTTACAATTGCTATTGACTTTGAATTTGATTCAGGAAATAGTGTAAACTCCACTCTTGCTCAGTGTTTTCAAGGTGATGGTTCAAATGGATTCAGACTTTGGTATTCTCAGGAACCTCGTTTCTCATGGAATACTGATAGTATAACTCCATCTGCTGGAACAAACCGAGAGATTATTGTATTCCGTCATGAAGCTGGAAGTCAGAAGCTTTATGTGTACAATTCAAACATGACTGGGAAAGAAGTATCTTCTACTACTCTGAATGCGATCAGGATTCCAGAGCATAATTCCACTCTCGTATTTGGATGTTCTAAAGCTGACGACGGAGCATATGAAAACTTTGCAAAAGGCACTATACATTGGGCTAAAGTATGGTACGCAGATCTTGGTGAAGAACAATGTATGGATATTGCTGCATGGATCCACGAAATAATCCCTATGGAAGTGGCTAAGTTTAAAGGATATTATCTGTCTGACGTTGCTTCAAAGAGAGCTAACATTACATTTGTTGCTTCAAACCTGTTAGGTACTGAAAAGCCTTATAATAATAAGAGCACAAATGCAGGTGGATGGGCTGAATCCTCTCTGAACACATGGCTGAATACACGTCTGCTTAAAGCTATTTCTCCTTTATGGAAAGCTTTGATCAAACCTGTAAAAGTATACTCTTCTATTGGTAATAAATCAAATGATACATCCGTATCTAATTGCAGATTCTATGTTCCATCTCTGTACGAAGTTGATCCTACTGCTACTTCTGAACCATATATTTCTGAAACAAATGCTCCTATTGCTTATTTCACAGATGATGATACCAGAAAGAAAGCAAACTCTTCTACTCCTACGGAGTATAAATCTTACTGGACCAGATCTCCAAATGCTACAGTTGCAAACTGGCTGTATACAGTCAATGAAGCCGGTGGAACATATGGGTTCTCTTATCCAGGACAGAATTCTGGAATCTTACTTATGTTCTCAATTTCAAGTGAGGGGTAACCATTCCCCTCTTATAAGGAGGATATCACATGTATTATAAAGTAATCAAAAATGATGAAGTCGTAGATGTCCTTAATCATATCCTGTATATCAAATATCAGGAAAAACATAGTCTGTTGCTTCTATGTGATATCACAGAAGCACAGGCTATTTTAAGTTCAGACGGAAAATATGGATGGCACATTGAAGGTCTCTATAATTTTCCACCTGATAATAACATCTATGCAATAAAAGAAATTTCAAAATATGAATATGACAAATTGAAGAGGTGATCACAGCATGGCGTTAATTCCAACCTGGTATTCTGCATCAACTAAGCAAATTGCAGAAAAGGCTTTACAAAGAGGGGTGCTAAAATACCCAGGACTTTGTTACATTCAAGACAGTAAGAGTATAGCGTGGGTGACCATCGACAACACATTAGAATATGTCAAAGGTGATAAGCAGATTACAGATGTAAAATGCATCGGATCAAATCTTATGTTTTTCTCTGGAGATAAACTGCTTTTCTCTTATGACATATCTATGACTGATGAAGATAAAGGTCATATTATTGAAGAGGTCAAGAAAACAATCGGATTGGATAATTATGTCAAATCTTCTGAGCTTTCTACTCTTTTAGATAATATAATCGGTAATCTCGAAGATAAGTCCACTGTTGTAGACTATATCAACAGCTTATCTTATAACAAATTATCTGATGTACCTATTGTAAATCTTATAGGTACGCTTACTGTTCCTGTGAAGATATCATCACTCGATGATGGTATTTATAAAGTAAAAGGCCAATGTATCATTGGTGGAAACAATACTACTGTTCAATCTTCTGCAGACGATGTTCTGTATCTTGTATCTCATGATGCTGATACTTCCAGCACAACAATCACAAAAATGCAAGGAAAATCAATTACATTGTATTTCATTCAGCAAGATGGTGAATATACGACTGATCGTTATGTAACCGAGGAGTGGATTAATGAGCAGAATTTTGCAAGTGCTGATTCTGTAAAAGAATATGTTTCAAATATCATTGAAGAAACTGTTCTGGATGTTTTAGACGATCATATTGATGCTGCTTTAGATCGAAAACTTGGAGGTATTGATTCCGAAGATTTAACAAATATATTTCAAGGAGGAAACTAATTATGGCAAAATTACAGTTCGCTACACTTTCTAATCTTCAGGAGTTCTTAAATCTGCATAATGTACAGATTGACTCTAAAATCAGTGAAGCTGTTAAAAGCTCAATTAAAACAGTATCTCAGTCAGAAGACGGATACACACTTTATTTCTACACAAAAACTGCTCCAGTAACTATTGATGAAGCAGCATTTACTATTACTATTCCTCAGCCGACAGGAAAAGCTGACAAAGTAAAAGGCGCAGTAAAAGGTCATCTTGCAGGATTAGACGAAAATGGTAATCTGGTAGATTCTGGAAAGACTGCTGCAGATTTCGATGCAGCCGGAGCTGCTAACACAGCAAAAACAGAAGTAATGTCTTATGTTGGTACTATTCCTGCTGATGCAAAAGCTAAAGATGTAGTTAATTACATCAAAGAAGCAGTTACTGCTGGTAAATATGATGATTCTGCATTAAAAGCAAGCGTTGCAGCTAATACAGCAGCTATCGGTACTCTGAATGGTACAGGCGATGGTTCTGTAAAGAAAGCTGTTGCAGATGCAGTCGCTAAAATCGTCGCAGATGCTCCAGAAGCATATGATACACTGAAAGAGATTTCTGATTGGATTTCTACACATACATCTGATGCTGCTACAATGAATTCTCAGATCAAAACAAATAAAGAGGATATCACAAAGCTGAAAACTCTTATCGGTACTCTTCCAGAATCTGCTACATCTAAAGATATCGTAGGTTATATTGCAGAATATGTATCTAAAGCTCTTGCTGATTCTGATCTTTCTCAGTATGCAAAAGCTGAAGATCTTAAAGCTGCTGTAGGTAGAATTGATGCTATTGAAAAGAAATTACCTACATTAGAAGCTGCTGATAAAAAGAATGCCGAAGATATTACTGCTGTTAAAGGCAGAATGGATACAGCAGAAGGCAAAATTACTGCTGTAGAAAAAGATCTTGCTACTGAAAAACCAAAGATTGCTAAGAATACATCTGATATTACCGCTCTTAAGGGGCTTGTTGGAGATGGATACGAAGCAATTCCAAGTGCGTCTATCAAAGGTTTATTTAGTGCATAAAGTAAGGGGTTACTCCCCTTGCTTTAATTAAAGCGAAGGGATGTGCGGATAATGAAAGAACAATTTCTTAATTTACAAGGTCTTACTGAGCTTGTTGATTATATTAAAAAATATATAGCTGATCAGCAAGAAGTCATCCCTTATGCATCTTATACATTGTTTCCAACAATTGGTAAAACAAACGCAATTTATGTGGACACAACCACAAATGCAATCTATAGATGGGATGATAATAATATCAAATATTATGCATTGGCATTTGATCCTGAAAAGGAATTCATCATGCAATGCGGTAGCTCGAAAGGATGATGTAAATGGCTACACAGACATTGAATACTCGTATTGCCCTTAAATCGGATACAACCGCTAATTGGGCGAAATCTACGCTTGTTCTATTAAAGGGTGAACAAGCGATTGAAATTACAGAATCTGGTGCTTACAAAATTAAAATTGGTGATGGAGTTAAAACATTTGCTGAATTGCCATATGCAACTATGACACCAGAAGAAATCTCTGCACTGATTGGTGATGGCTCAGTACAGACTGTTACTCTTAGTACCGGAACTAATAATGGTACTTTAAAATTAACTGTTGATGGAAAAGATACGGACAATATTGCTGTTAAAGGACTTGGAAGTGCCGCTTATACAAATGCTTCTAACTATGCAACCGCTGCTCAGGGCGCACTTGCAACTAATGCGGTTCGTAAAGTAGTTACCGGTTCTGCTAACGGTACAATCTCTGTAACAACAGGAACTGGAGCAGCAACAGATATAGCAGTAAAAGGATTGGGATCTGCTGCATATAAAGGAGCTGGAGCTTCACAGGGACAAGTTCCTGTAAATGGAGCCGCTCTTGGAACGACAGCCAATGTTCCTGTAGTAACAAATACTTCCGGACAGTTAGTTCCGCATGCCTCTGGTGCTCTTGGTTCTGCCGCATTTAAAGGTGCCGAGACATTTGCAACAGCTGCACAAGGTGCTAAAGCAGATAAATCAGTTCAGTCTGTATCTATTACTTCTGGAACTAATAACGGCACAATTAAATTAACTGTTAACGGCAATGCTACTGACAATATTGCTGTTAAAGGGCTAGGTTCTGCTGCTTACACAGCTTCAGGTGCCTATGCTACATCCGCTCAGGGTGCAAAAGCAGATGCGGCTATGCCAAAAGCTGGTGGTACATTCACAGGTACAGTAACACTTGCAGCCGATCCGACTGATGCTTTACAGCCAACAACAAAACAGTATGTAGATGCCAAAATTTCAAGTTCTATTGCTGCTTCTGATGCAATGGTGTTCAAAGGAACACTTGGAACTAATGGTACTGCTACTGCTCTTCCTACATCTTCTGTTGTAGTCGGTGATACATATAAAGTAATCACTCAGGTTTCTGTAGATGCTGATAATTCTTATACAGGAGCTGCTGTGGCAGCTAAGGTCGGTGACTTAGTAGTCGCTATGTCAAATGATCCAAAATGGATTGTTGTACCATCTGGTGATGAAATCGTTACTACTGTTAAGTATTCCACTACAACACAGAATCTTACAACAAGTGCTCAGTCTGGAGCAATTACAGTAGGTGAAGCTGCTACAAAACAGGTAGATTCTTCTATCACAGCCGCTTCTACTTCTACTAAGCTTCCAACTTCAAAAGCTGTTGCTGCTTTTGTTGAAGGAAAAGGTTATAAAACAACTGATCAAAAAGTAAAAAATACACTCAATGCTACCGCTAAAGCGTATGTAACAGGTACTACAAGTGCAACAACTGGTATTGGAGAACAGGTATTTGATACAGGTGTATATCTTGATACAACTGCTGGAAAACTTGTTGCTACTACTTTTGCAGGTGCTCTTCAGGGTAACGCAACGACTGCTACTTCTGCGGCTGCTTGTACAGGTAATGCTGCTTCTGCAACAAAACTTGCAGCTTCAAGAAATTTCTCTCTTACTGGAGGTGCCGTTGCTGATGCTGTAGCATTTAACGGTGGAGGAAATGTTGCTCTTAGTGTCAAAAGTTTAAATACTGATTATTTAACTAATGGAGCCAATACTCTTATTTTAAATTGTGGGACATCTGTTTAAATGAAAGTGGCCTCTTTTATGAGGCTGCTTTACTAAATATGAAAATTATAGATTATATCTATTTAAATAAAAATTAAAAAAGGGAGGTGCACAATGGGAGAACAAAATCTCAATATACGAATCAAACATAAATATGATACGGAAGCTAATTGGAATAAAAATAATCCTGTTCTTTTAAGTGGAGAAATAGCAATTACAAGTGATAAATTCGGTAAACATAAAGTGGGAGATGGTACGCATAAATGGTCAGAACTCTCTTATGTAAAAGCTGATCTTACAAAAAGCGATGTAATAAGCGCTCTTGGCTATACGCCTCCTTCAAGTGACACTTGGCGAGGTATTCAGGATAATCTAATAAGCAGCTCTACAACTGAGTCTCTATCTGCTGCACAGGGTAAAATATTAAAAGAGTTAGTTGACGGGAAAGCTCCGTCTTCACATACGCATACTAAAAGTGAAGTCGGATTAGGCAACGTTGACAATACTGCTGATGCCACAAAAAGTGTTAAATATGCTATTTCTGCAGGTAGCGCATCATCTGCCGCTGCTCTTACTTCTAATGCTGGATCATCAACTCAGCCAGTATATTTCTCAGGTGGTAAACCAGTAGCTTGTTCATATACACTTGGTAAGTCAGTGCCTGCAGATGCATTATTTACCGATCATACTTATGGAAACATGAAGGGTGCTACTTCTTCTTCTGCCGGAAGTGCTGGTCTTGTTCCTGCACCTAATATAGGAGAACAATTAAAGTTTCTTCGTGCAGATGGTGCATGGGTAATCCCTACAAATACGACATATTCTGTAGGTACATCAAGTTACTTAGGAATAACTAAGCTTTATACTGAAACTGGGTCGGCTACAGATGGTACCATGACTCAAAATGCTATTACAACTGCTCTAAATGGAAAATCTGCTACTGGACACACACATAATTATGCTGGTTCAAGTTCTGCTGGCGGTGCTGCCACATCAGCAATTAAATTATCCACACCTAGAAAAATTGGTAACGCATCTTTTGATGGTACTGCTGATATTACTTTATCTCAGATGGGACTTAATGTTCCTGTTGAAATTACAAAAGCTGATTATCTTGCAAAAAAGAAAGCCGGAACTTTAAACGCAAATACCTATTACAATGTTATTGATGAATATGATTCTGTAAATGTTATTAACGACTTATCTATAACAACCAACAGTGCATTTTCAAGTACCAAATCAGAAAAAACATATGCAAAGAAAAGTGCACTTATTAATACTACTCTTACAGCTAGTAAATGGACTGGTTCCTCTGCTCCGTATACATATGTATTACCTGTATCTGGTGCAACTACTTCAAATATAGTAGAAATAGATTATGCTTCTAATGCTTCATCTGCTGCTATTGAAGCTTATCAAAATGCAATGTTAGCTGACGGAGGACAGACTACAAATCAAATTACTATAAAAGCAACCGAAAAACCAACTGTAGATATTCCCATTACTATTGTTATAAGAAATGATTTATAAAAGGAGGCGATAACATGGCAATTTATAAAGGTGAACAATGTCTTGCCGGAGTTGGTAAGAATGCAACTATTAAAATTGGTACTGCTAAAACAGGTACTTCGGCTGCGGTAACTAATTCTGGTACTGATACAGATGCTATATTGAATTTTACATTACCTAAAGGAGATCAGGGAGTTGGAATTTCAAGCGTTATCCCTCATTATCTTGCAAGTCCTAAATCACAGGGAGTAACCAGATCAACTACTGGATGGGCGACTTCCGCTCAGGTTATGACATCTACAAACAAATATTTGTGGTGCTATCATGAATTTGTTTTGACAAACAATAATCATTTGTACACTACTCCAACAGTTATAGGTGTTTATGGAGATAAAGGTGATCCGGGTACAACTGATTATAATGGATTACAGAATAAACCGGTCGTTAATGGAGCTGTAACTGCTTATCAGTCAGATATTATGAAATCTCAGTTAAGAAATGTGACATTCTCTACTGAAGAACCTAAGACAACTGATGGTAAGCCTGGTGATATGTGGGTGGTGTATGTCGATGAGTAATATTAAAACTGGTGATATTTTAAACTTTGGTTATACTGGTGCTGTTCAGAGTGTAACATTGCCTAAAGGAACATATAAATTGGAGTGCTGGGGCGCTCAGGGTGGAAATAGCAATCAATCAAACGGAACTTATGGTAATGGTGGAAAAGGTGGATATTCTACTGGTATTTTAAATGTTTCAACTAATACCACTATATATATAACAGTAGGAGGGCAAGGTCAAAATGGTGCCCTTAATACTAGAACTGCTGGTGGTTTTAACGGTGGTGGTGATGGTTATGGTACTAACAACTCTGGCGTAGGTGGCGGAGGTGGTGGAGCTTCTGATATTTCTTTAATGCATCCTGTATTTTCACAGTCATCTTATTTTATAAATAAAATTCGAGATACAAACTCACTATTAAGTAGAATTATCGTAGCAGGTGGCGGAGGATCTGCAGGATATGATGTTAGTAATAATGCAGCTAATGGTGGTGCTGGCGGAGGTACTACAGGACAAGATGGATTATCAAACCGCGTTTATCATGGCACTGGCGGAAAACAAACTACTTTTGGTACAGGAGGATCATCAGAGGAATCTAATAGGTATTCCGTCCAAGCTAAATTCGGATGTGGAGCATCAGCCAGTAATTCTACAGATGTAGCGCCTGGTGGAGGCGGTGGCTGGTATGGAGGTGGATTACATTGTGATTCTGCTGGTGGCGGTTCTGGTTATGTCTACACCTCTTCTACAGCCTCTAATTACCCATCAGGTTGTTTATTAAACTCTTCTTATTACTTAACCGATGCCAAAACCATAGCAGGCAATAATTCTTTTGTTTCTCCCACAGGTTCATCTGAAACCGGACACTCAGGCAATGGATATTGTCGAATTACTGTTATTAAATGTAAGAGTACTGCGCTATATACCAGAATAAATAATTCAATGAAAAAGGCTATTGCTTTTTATTTTAAATTAAATAATAACAAAATGTACGGTGTTGGTTCTGCTAATTTTAATGGTACTGTTATGAATTTTGATTATACTGGTTCAGTTCAAACTGCTACATTGGCTCCTGGAACATATAAGTTAGAATGCTGGGGTGCTCAAGGCGGGAATTGCTATTGGAGTAGCGTGGAACGCCCTGGAAGTTTAGGCGGGTATAGTTCGGGCATTTTAAAAATCACTTCTAAAACAAATTTATTTTGTTACGTTGGTGGCGCCGGTGAAAGACGGACAATTGTTTCGATGGGTGGTGGTGGCTTCAATGGTGGAGGTCATGCATATAGTTATACATCTTCTAATCCGTCAGGAGCTGGTGGAGGAGGTTCAGATATAAGGATTGGAACCGATTCTCTATATTCAAGAGTTATCGTAGCAGGTGGAGGAGGCGGAGCAGGATATGATAATTCTGGAAATTATGGGTATGGTGGAGGAACAGTTGGGGGCACTCAAACTGTTAACAGTAATTCCGAACGACAGGCAAATGGTGGTTCTCAAACTAACGGTGGTATAAATAAATCTGGATATACTACTTCAGGAGCTTTTGGTGTCGGAGGAAATGGAACTCAACAATGGACTTCCGGCGGCGGAGGCGGCTGGTATGGAGGAGCTGGTTGTTACTGTGATTATGCTGGCGGAGGTTCAGGTTATGTATATACTTCATCTACAGCTAAAAACTATCCATCTGGATGTTTGTTAAACTCTTCTTACTATCTCACTAATGCTTCTACTATTGCTGGCAACAAATCATTCCCTTCTCCTACAGGTTCTACAGAAACAGGACACTCAGGTAACGGCTATGTAAGAATCACTAAATTAACAGATGTAATATATCTCACTCATGCTAATAACGACATAATGAATTTTGATTACACAGGTTCCACACAATCTAAAACTCTAAAACCAGGTACATATACAATAGAATGCTGGGGTGGCCAAGGAGGAAGTTATAGTAGTTACATAGGCGGATACGGTGGTTATTCCAAAGGCACAATTACTCTTACTAAGGTGACTACTGTTTATGTGTCTGTTGGCGGAGCTGGATCTTCCTCTTCTACTACTGCAGGATTCAATGGTGGAGGAGCTGGTATTTCTTCTGGTAGAGGTGGCGGCGGCGCCACAGATGTTCGTATAGGTCAAAATTCTCTATATTCAAGAGTTATTGTGGCTGGAGGAGGTGGAGGCGCTGGTGTAACAAGTGCCAATGCTAATCCTTGTGGTTGTGGCGGTGGAGAATATGGTGGAGATGGATATTACAATGATACTACTGGTTCTTATACTATAGGTCAAAATAGATGTGGTGGTAGTGCCTCACAAACTGCAGGTGGCAAAACATGGAGCACGAGCACTCAGGCTACTTTTGGTCAAGGCGGAAATGCTTCAGGCTACTCTTGTGGTGGTGGCGGAGGCGGATGGTATGGCGGTGGTGGAGCATACGATAATGATTCTGATTCTGATGGACGTTGGGGTGGAGGTGGATCTGGATATGTCTATACATCTGCAACAGCTAAAAACTATCCTAACGGATGTCTACTAAATTCTACTCATTATCTCACAAATGCTCAGACTATCGCAGGAAACACTTCTTTTACTTCTCCTACAGGATCAGCAGAAACTGGTCACACAGGCAGTGGATTCTGCAGAATTACAAATTTGAACCCAACACAATATGGATTATACGTAAAAACGAACTCTGGTTGGAAACACATAGATTTATAAAAGGAGGGCTTAACTATGCCGATTATATTTCACGGAACAGGTAGTGGCGGCTCTGCTAAAAAACTAAAAACCGCACGAACTATTAATGGTACGAATTTTGATGGTACAGCTAATATTACTACTGCTAATTGGGGAACAACAAGAACCGTTACTGTAGGAAATACAAGTAAATCTGTAAATGGATCTGGAAACGTAAGTTGGTCGTTAGCTGAAATAGGTATTCATCTTTCAACAACGGAACCTGCAGCTAGTGACGGAAAAAATGGAGATATTTGGATTACTTATGAATAAAAGACTGAAAGGAAGGTGAGGCTTATGGCTTGTAGTAATGGATGTGGAACTTCTTGTTCTACTGACTGCACTCATTCATCATCTGGTGGATGTGGTGGTTCTTGTGGTGGTTCTTGCTCTACTAACTGTACTGGTGGATGTTCTGGATATTGTGATGGAACTTGTAAGGGAGGTTCAGGAAGTACTTGTTCTGACTGTACTGCCAAATGTGCTAATGACTGTACCGGAGCTTGTACAAATGCTTGTGTAACCGGATGCACTGGCTGTGGGAACAACTGTGATGGAGACTGTACAAGCGCCTGTGCTCAAAGGTGCTCTAATGATTGCAATGCTGCATGTACTGCTACTTGTGCTTATGATTGCGAACATACTTGCACTGCTTCTTGTGCCAACGACTGCACCAGTTGTGGTGGATCTTGCTCAAGTAATTGCTCAGGAAATTGTGATTCAGGCTGTTATACTGGCTGTTCCGGTTGTGATTCTACCTGTTCTGGATCCTGCACTGGTACTTGTAATACTACTTGCACTACCACTTGCGCCAATGACTGCACTGGCGGATGCAAAGGAACCTGTACAGGTGGATGTGGTGGTTCTTGTGATAATTCATGCGGCTTTTCTTGTGAAGCTTCATGTGATAATAATTGTACTGCTGTTTGTTCTGTATCTTCTGTGTACGGTGGAAACTCAGAAAAGAGTGTATTGAATTTTGCTTATACAGGTAAAGCTCAATCTGTAACTCTTGAGCCTGGAAAATATGTTCTTGAATGCTGGGGAGCACAGGGAGGTTATCGTTCTAATTCTAGTTATGGTGGAAAAGGTGGCTATTCTACAGGGACTTTAACATTGACTCAAAAAACTACTATATACATATATGTCGGTGGATCTGGAAATTCTGTTACATCAGCATCAAATTCAATCTATCCCGGAGGTTTCAATGGTGGTGGATATAGATACAATTATAAAGGTGGTGGTGGCGCTACTGATATTCGTATTGGAAGTGCTTCTTTATATGCCCGTGTTATCGTTGCAGGTGGCGGTGGTTCTGATGGTAGTCCTAATTATAGTGGTGGGTATGCAGGTGGTGTATCTGGTACTAGGGGAAATTTTGGATGTGGTTCATATGGATATGGTGGATCTCAAACTGCTTCATATTCATCTTTAAGTGCTATTAATTCACAAGGCACCACAAATTCTTCTTCTAACTGTGCTGCTGGTTTTGGTTTCGGTGGTTTTGGATGTTATTACGCTTCAGGTTACGGTGGAGCCGGTGGCGGAGGATGGTACGGTGGACAAGGTACTTATCCTGATGGTTCTGGAGATGATGATGGCGGTGGCGGAGGTGGATCTGGTTACGTTTATACTTCCTCTTCTGCTTCTAACTATCCTCAAGGCTGTCTCCTAAATTCATCTTACTATCTTTCTGATGCTTCTAATTTATCTGGCAATGAATCTTTTAAATCTCCTTCTGGTACTACAGAAACTGGTCATTCTGATAATGGCTATTGTAGGATTACCTGTTATGTCAAAAAGAAAACTCTACATTGTAAAATGAACAATGAAATTAAAAAAGCAGCTCCAGTATTTATGAAAATGAACAATAAAATTTATGATGCTGGCGCTAATGCTGTAATGGATTTTGCTTATACAGGAACAGCTCAAGCTATATCACTTCCAAGAGGAAAATATATTATAGAATGCTGGGGCGCTCAAGGCGGTTCATATAGTAGTTATTATGGTGGTGCTGGAGGATATTCTGTCGGAACCATAACTCTAACTAAAAATTCTACGGATTTATATATTTATGTTGGTGGACAACCAGAAGCTACAACTTCAACAGGTGAAACACCTGGTGGATTTAACGGAGGAGGAAAAGGTTGTTCAAGAACTTATAATTATAGTAGTTATGGACAAGGTGGCGGCGGTGCAACCGATGTTCGTATAGGAAAAAATGATCTTTATGCTAGAGTTATTGTCGCTGGTGGCGGCGGAGGTTCATCATCAGAAAATTCGCTTACAACAAAATATGGCGGTGGAACTACTGGTGGTTCTTCTGCTTCTGGATATGGAGCTACACAAACTGCTGCAGGTACAAATGGTTCGTTTGGTCAAGGTGGTTCTGCAACAACTTCTGGAACTAATTATAATTATGGTTCCGGCGGTGGTGGAGGTGGATGGTATGGTGGTGGTGCATGTTCTGATTATAGTGACAGCACTAACTACCGAGGCTATAATGGCGGAGGTTCAGGATATGTTTACACTTCAGCTACTGCTGCTAATTATCCAAGTGGTAATTATGTAAATTCTTCTTACTACCTTACCAATGCGCAAACTATAGCAGGAAATCAATCATTTAAATCACCTGATGGAACAAATGAAACAGGCCATACCGGAAATGGTTTCTGTCGAATCACCCGTAAATCAGGAAAAATATTTGTAAAACAAAACGGTTCATGGATCAAAGTATAACACTTTGGTCCATATTTAAATTACGAGGAGGAATTGTTATGAAACTTATTTTTAAAGACGGACAAGAATTAGTTATTACTCGTGCTAACGATACATATTCATATGAAGGATATAAAGATGGGTTAGGAAATGATATGAACAAAAATATTGTAGCTACTATTTCTATCTTCAATTCTGATAAATCTTTAAACACTATTAAGGATATGATTACTGATGAAAATAGAACAGGTTTTAAAATTATTTATGGGAATACCCAGAAAGATTATACTGGAATGAAAATTGAAAGTATTTCAGAAGAAATCTCCAATGAAAGAAGTGTTATTAATATCTCATTAGCTACAGATAAAACCATAGCTCCTACTGAGACCCCTGAAACAACAACAGAAAAAACTAAAGAAGAAACTAAAGAAAAAACGGAAACAGCTTCTGATAAATAATTAAGAATGAAAGGAATATAAGGATATGAGAAAAATAATCGTAAAGGTTGATAAAGAAAAAGCTACAGAGCTTGAAAGAGTTAATTTTGAATTAAACTTCGTAAAAGACATTGTACAGAGAGTTATTGAATCACATCCAAGCGATTTAGAACTCATCAATGGAGATACTCTTATGTCTTACAATAAACGTGGTGCAGAATTACAGAGAAAGTATGCTGCTCTTGCAAATGAGATGGCAAAGGAATACATCCCAGAATACCTCGAAGGTCATCAGTATAGTTGGATTATTCCAAATAATTCTGACGAAATGACTATTACTATTAAATGTAATTGTGAGATTCCAGAATTAGAGGGAATAGCATGAAAAGGACAGAACAATATTCGGACCAGATAGCTAGACTTTATCCATCTAAGAAGGTAAAAACCGATGACGGACAAAGAATATTAACACAGAGTATCACTTTTCAAGTAACTGATGATTGTAACCTTGCATGTAGTTATTGCCTTAGTGGAGATACAAAAATCCGTATGGCAGATTATTCGTTAAAATCAATCAAAGATATTCAGTTGGGAGATAAAGTGTTAGGATTTGAGGAATATCCTCAAAAAGGGAAACAGACTAAGGTAATTGTTTCAGACGTAGAGAAATTATATTGTCATGAAGCATCAACTATCGAGTTAACATTTAATGACGGACAAATTCTTAATATTACTCCTAATCATAAAATTTTAGTTCGAAGAAATTCTTATGATAATAGATATGACTATGTTGAAGCTGGTAAACTAAATATAGGCAGTGAAGTGTATTACCTCCCTATTATTGATTCAAAATTACATATAGAAGAGCCGATACATGACATAAATTATAAAATAGGATACCTTATTGCAATGATTAAAGGTGACGGTTCATTAAAACATTATAATCGAAAGTCTGATGGTTGTGATGTATTCAAGTTTAGAATAGCTGTAAAAGATACGGAAATAATCGAACGTTGTAAGAAGTATCTTGATGATTTAGATATTCCGGTTTATTTGAAACCGTATAATGTATCTAAAAAATACGATATATGGAACGATGCTATTTTTGCAAATACAAGATACGTATATAATAAATTAAATCAATTAATTAGCGATAATTTCTCTCAAAATACTTCTCTTTCATATTATCAAGGATATCTTGCAGGATTTTACGATGCTGAAGGTCATATTTCAAAAGAACGTGTTATCAGAATTTGCAATACAGATATTAAGATGATTAATGAGGCTACCTTAGGATTGGATTTGTTAAAGATTCCATACATAATCGAAGTTGATGCAAAAGGAACTGTGAATAAACCATTAAAATACAATATTCGAATAACTGATAACTTAAATTCTATATCTACATATCGTTTTATCAAATCTGTTCATCCAGCAATAAAAAGAAAATCTTTTGATAATTTCCTTAATTATTCTCCATTAAAAAAGACTAAAATTATAGATATAAAAAAAAATCCCATTAGTACTACGGTATATAACATAGGAACTTCATCTCGTACTTATATCGCAAACACTATTGCTGTACATAATTGTTACCAAGGACATAAAGGAAAAAATCGAATGTCGTTTGAAACAGCTAAGAAATTCTTTGATTTAGTTGTATCAGGTGAAAAAGGTTTTAAATCTTATATCAATCCAGAGAAATCTCCTGGATTGGTTGTAGATTTCATTGGAGGAGAACCTTTTCTTGAGATAGAGCTTATAGATCAAATCTGTACTTATATTATGGATAAACTCATAGAGTTGGATCATCCTTGGGCCATGAAAACTATGTTCTCTATTTGTTCAAATGGTGTTTTATACAGGGACGAAAAAGTACAAGCATTTCTTCGTAAGTGGGCCAATAGATTATCTTTCTCAGTTACTATTGATGGGAATAAAGAATTACATGATTCCTGTCGAGTATTCCCAGATGGCAGTCCAAGTTATGACATAGCTGTCGATGCTGCGTCTGATTGGATGAAACGTGGAAATCATATGGGAAGCAAGATCACAATTGCTCCAGGTAATATCAGCTTTCTATACGATGCTATTAAGCATATGGTCGATCTTGGATATGATGAAATCAATGCCAATTGTGTATATGAAAAGGGTTGGACACCTGTACATGCAACTGTTCTTTACGATCAAATGAAACGCATATCTGATTATTTCTTGGAACAGAATTTTGATTTTGAACGTGATTTCTTCTGTTCCCTTTATAATGAAGATTTCTTTCATCCTAAAGATCCTGATGATTTACAAAGTTGGTGTGGAGGCGTTGGTAACTCAATGATTGCTTGCGATCCTCAAGGTCGCATATTTCCATGTATCAGATATATGGAATCTTCTCTTAATGGAGAGCAAGAACCGTACTCTATTGGTGATGTAGATAATGGTATAGGATGCACAGAATGTTATAAATGCAGAATTAATTGTATGGCAAAAATAGATAGAAGGACACAGAGTACAGATGAATGTTTCTATTGTCCTATAGCTGCAGGATGTTCTAATTGTTCTGGTTATGATTATCAAGTGAATGGTACTCCTGACTCAAAAGCTACTTATATATGTGTTATGCATAAAGCTCGTGCTCTTGGAAACCTGTATTTCTGGAATAAATATTATAGAAAAAATAATATGAATAAACGAATGAAAAACTATGTACCAGATGAATGGGCACTTGAGATTATTTCTGAATCAGAACTTAATATGTTGAAAGAACTTGAAAGAGAGGATTAAAAGCCTCTCTTTTTTATTGACTAAAAGGAGGCTTGATATTATGGCAGAAATTAAAGGAATTGATGTTTCCAGATGGAATGGAAGAATCAACTGGAAAACTGTTGCTAGTTATGGAATGGGCTTCGCTGTCTTAAGGATTACCGAAAAAGGAAATATTATTGATAGCACATTTGAGCCTAATTATAAAGGCTGTATTGAGAATAAGATTCCTGTTGGAGTCTATAAATATAGCTATGCTACTACTATTGCTCAGATTGAAGATGAAGCAAATGTAGTTATTAAAATATTGAATAAAAGAAAACTGGATTATCCAGTGTTTCTTGATATAGAGGATAAATGTCAGGAGAATTTATCTGACAGTTTAATGATGAAAATGATTGAAGCGTTTAGAGCTATTATTGTCAAATCTGGATATAAATTTGGTATTTATTGCGGTTATTCTTGGTATCAGAACCAGTTACCAGAGGGTGCGAAAAAGTATGATTGTTGGGTTGCCCGATATCCTAATAATGATACCGGTGAATTACAGGAAAGATTAAGAGTTCCTGCTTCTATTGGTGTTATTGGATGGCAATACTCTAGTAAAGCAACCATTCCTGGTATTCCAACAAAAACTGATCGAAGTGTATTCTATAAAGACTATTCTAAATCTTCTACTACTTCTACAAACTCTCCCAAACCAACAACTACACAAGGAAGTGATACTATGAATAAAGAAAAGGCTATTGATGCTCTTATTGCTTGCGCCGAAAATGAGGTTGGATATTTAGAGAAGAAATCTAATTCTCAGCTTGATGATAAAACTGCAAATGCAGGTTACAATAACTACACTAAATACTGGAGAGATGTATATCCTCAGTATCAGGCACAGGCTTGGTGCGCTGCATTTGTGAGCTGGTGTATGATGAAAACATTCGGTCTTGATGTAGCTAAAAAACTCCTTAAACATTGGCCTTATGTATACTGTCCTACTCTTGGAAATCTCTTCACAAAGTATGCAAATCCACAGCGAGGAGACATTGTAATCTTCTATCGTCATGGCACATTTGCTCATACTGGATTAGTCACAAAAGTCGAAGGAGATAAATTTTATACTATTGAAGGTAACACTTCAGGAGGCTCTTCTATTGTTCCAAATGGTGGTGGAGTTTATGCTAAAAGTTATTATAATTCAAATCTCCCTGGAACAAAGTTTTGTCGTCCAGACTATTCTATTGTCACATCCATCTTAACTTCTAACACCTCTTCTACATCATCTCCTGCACCTGTACAGCCATCTTATACTGCATGGGTAGGTTCTTGTACAGCTAATGGAACAGATGTATTCTCAGGCGCTACAGGAGCTTCTAAATTAAGTACATATCCTAAACTTAATGCAGGTAATCTTGTGGATATCATCGGTGAATCTGGTACAAGATATCAGGTTCGTATCGCTGCAAAATATATAGGGTATGTAGAAAAATCTAACATTAAAAATCCTAATACTCCTGCTGCAACAACTACAAAAAAATATCCATTTGTAGGAAAAGTAACTGCAAGTAAATTGAATGTTCGCAAAAAACCCGGTACTGAACATCCGTTACTTCCAGAGTATCCGATGTTAAATAAAGACAATCTTATTAATGTCCTCGGAGTTACAAAAGATACTAAAGGTGACAGATGGTACAAAGTATCAATCACTAAAAAAGAATATGTTGGCTATGTATCAGCCAAATATATCATTAAGGCATAAGGAGGTACGTCATGGGTATTGAACAGATACAGAAAATCCATGAGTTTGGTGAGATCAATGTGATCATATCTTTACTTCTTTGTGCAATGCTTGTTATAGCTTTAAAAGCTGGATGGGAGAAACTTCTTGATGTTCTTGGTCTCGAAACAAAAGCATCTCTACAGAAGAAAGCTTTAGAGAAGAAGTTGTCTGATATGGAACAGAAAATTGCTGATTTTGAGCAGTCTCAACATAATTATCATGACCAGTCCATTAATATCAGAGATGATCTGAGAACAAATCAAAATACTCTGAGCACACAGCTTACTGATCTTACAACTTTGATGCAGAACTTTATAACTAATCAAGATGAGTGTACTGTAGCATCATTTAGAAGTTCTCTCTGGAGAATGCATAGAGACTTTATGGCACAAGGGTACATCACACCGGATGGATTAAAGACATTCCTAGAGATGGGAAAGCTTTATGAAAAGGCTGGTGGAAATGATATTTATCATGAGAAATTACTTCCAGATATTGAATCTCTGGAAGTCAGATATACAAAAGACAATGTACTATAATTTATGGGTAGTCAAGCATTATACTTGGCTACCCATTTTTTTACTTTGATTCTTTATCAAGCATATTCCGAACGTCTTCTACAGAAAGTCCTTTTTCTCGAAGTAATTTGGCAAGATCTTTCATAGACTGTTCTTCTTTTACGGCTGCTTCTTTCTTCTCTGCTGCAACAAGATCTTTAGAAAGATTCTTTTTCTGCACTCTCAAGCCTTTGATATCTTCTGTAAGCTTAGTAATTTGTTCTTCTATAGATGTAATTTGTGCCTTAATTTCTTCTGATGTAAGCTCTACTTTTCTTACTCTTGCCATTTTTTAACTACCTCTTTTCGATTTAATAAGGGTGAAATAAGGGTGAAGTTTTTAAGAAGTGCTTGTTTTATAAGGCTCTAAGTCGGTTTTTCATGGTACCGGAAACCACTGCTCTATCCACTGAGCTACAGGCGCGTATCTTGAAAATC